TCATCGTTCTCCCTGACCGGAGTGGTGGACGTCTGTCGTTAGGAAGTGTTCCGACAACAGGTCTTTCGTGTTTTTTCTTAATTGGGCGGACGCGAGTTCCTGCACTTGAGAGACCGCTATCACATAGTCGGTCAGCTGGTTGGCGAAATCATTATCGTGATGGCGTCGAGCCAGTTCGCAGACAGCGCTGATTGCAGAAACATGGAAAACGTCCGATACGGGTTCGATGTAATTGCCGTCTGCCATGAGGGCACGATATTCGAATCGGTTTCCACAGTTGATTTCCCGAACCATGCCGTAGACCTTACCGTCAACCACGACTAGATAGTCTTTAGTTTTGCTGGAGGATTGCGTGTAGCAGGAGAAGTTGATGGCAGACAGTGTTGCCGAATACTGGTCTTGTATCATTGCCAGTTCATCGTCCACCCATTTGAGTGAATGAAGTTGGATGAGGTTAACCTGATTTGTTGTTTTTTGGTTTTCCAATGGTTTCCTCCCGAAAACTGCTCATGTGTGGACTTACCCAGTATAGCAGAGTTTTCTTCGGAAGGAAAGCCGACGTTCAGGCGAGAATGTTCAACGACTTGAAAAGCGTGTCCGCCAGATGATTGCCTCCACCGTTGAGGCAAACCACCACATATTGGGGCAGGTTCACGAAATTCAGGCTTTCCACACGTAGACCATCCTCGGTCTTTTCCATACGGTATTCCAATTCGCCGTCGATGGTGGTTCCGCTTACGGTGATGGCGATAGCCCTTTTACCGGCCAGTTCCTCGATAGGCTTGTCCATCCAATCGGGAATGGTCTCGTGTACGTCAGTATGCATATAATCCTCCAAGACTCTACTTATTACTCGCGTCCGCGAACAGTATGGCACTGCCTTCATTATGAAGCTTGTCCGCTTGGCGTTTGATATCGCTCGTCGTATACCAGAAAGTGAATTCGGTCGGGTCGGTTCCGGTAATCAATTCCTCAACCATGTTGATTCCCCAAGATGGAATGGTGTCGTATACGCGGTACAAGTCAAGTTTCTTCACATCCTTGTCCACGATGCCGCCGACGTGGATGCCGTGGGGCGCATCCCCCAACGGATGATAGTCAGCGAGCACGCTGATGGCGTGTGCGACTTCGTCCCGAATCTCCTCAAGGGTTTCCAATTTCAGTGGACATTCCTCGCTGAACAGTGGAAGGTAATGTTCTTGGGCGAGCCAGAATGGGAACTCCTCCAAATCGTACTTGTCCATGTCGTGACGACTCAACGGCTTCTCATAGTCGATGATTGCGGTGAGCTTGCCGGTCGGGTCAGCCAGTGGACGCTCGTGAATGGAGATGAGTTTTTCGTCGGGATACTGATGGTCGTATAGCGACTTGGTGTAGGCGTATGAGTATTTTTTGGTCAACGATTGTCCTTCACTCTTGTATGATGTGAATGTTTCCAGTATAGCAGAGGGAACGGTGAAACGTCAGCGGTCAGTGACCTTGACTTTGTTATACGCAAGAATCGACTCGAACAGTCGGAGTGGATTGCGGGAGTCCAGCTTGTACTGATGGTGATTCCTCGCGGTTTCCGTTTCGAGGAATCGTCCGCTCTCGGACGGCTCTTCCACAATCATGGGAACCCAACGCCATTTCTCACGGCCTTTGCTGTTCTCCCAGACGATTTCCCCGTTTTCCAATACCCGCTTGTAGGCGGTCTTGTCGGGGAATGACGAGTCTATTCGTGCGACTAGATTCAATCGGCTCATGGTTTAATTCCTTCTTCTCTCAGTTCTTCATAGTCTTGCGGCGTGAGGAAAAGCCAAGCTCCACAGTAGGGACACTTGACCCTATTGGCATCGACGGTGTTCTTGCAATACCAGCAGGTGACGTACCATCCGTTTACATATCGGTTTTGCATTGTTGCTCCTTTTTCTTGAAATCAGAAGACAGTGGTCTTCTAATTTTCGCAAAGAAGTCGATGACTTCGATAAGATAGAGGAACATTTCAAGCAGGACAAAGAAAACGAATCCCAGTACGTCAAAAGTCCAGTTTTTCAGTTTTTTGAATATGTTGGACATTGCTCTCCTTGTCTTAATAGATTGTGTGAACAACCCCAGTATAACCAAAAAAAGCAAGACTGGCAATCACGCCAAAAACCGGAAAACAAACAGGCTAATCGTATCTTCAGGCAACATCAGCGGATTACTTTCTCGCTCTGATTTGGCACTTCCAACGGCATAGAACCCGAATATCCCAACTGTTCCTCGCAGTGTGCGATGACGGCTTGCAACGCGAACCGTTCCCCTACAAGAAAATTCTCGTCCGAAGCGGTGGGAATCATCTCGTTGATTCGGGCTATCTGTTCCTTGCACCAGTCTATGGTGTCATGCAGGGTTTTGTCTTTCTGAGTGACGTTCACCGCCATCTTGTTTTCCTTTCTTCTGTTAACGGGGCTAAAATCGACTTTTTGTTGAAAATGACCCCGTTAACTTTCATTTTTCTGACGATAGGGGTCAATGTCGGCGTTTTCGACCATGCGTCCGTAGTCTTGACAACGGCACATGGATTGGATTTTTCGCATGTACTTTGGGTCTGCCATTGATTCAGTCCTTCTTGGACGGGGCTTTCGTCAAGACCGGCTTGACCAGATTCCCTTGAGAATCGTACACTCTGACGGTGTTCTTCTCCGAGTCGCCTACCACGGTGATGACCTGCCTCTTACGACCATGATTGGAGTAAGCCACGCACGGGGTGTCTCCGTCCCGCACGTCACCAACCCCTTTGCATTGTACGGATTCGTACCCGTAGGATGTAGCCAATGCTTCCTCGAAGGTCGGGTGCTGGGTCTTCTCCGCTCCCAGCGTCATAATCAACGCCACTACACTGATAATGCATCCTACTTCTAACAGTCCGCCTACGATTTTCTTAATCTTTTTATCGTTAAATAAAAAGATAATTCCGGAAATGAAGGTCACTGTTATAACCAAGGTAAGAAACGCCGCAAAAAGAGCGAAAGGGTCTTGACTCCACTCGTTGAAATCTACCATGTTTTACTACTCCTTCTGATTTTGGTTTTGTTGAGGTGGAACCACTTCCAATCGGAAGGTTCTCTTGACGTTTGCCTTAATCTTGTATCTGCCGTTCTTGTCGGTGACGCTTCTGGCGGGATTGCCGACACTATCTTTGTAGGGAGTGCCATCGTCATGGACGACCGTGACCGTCACGTTGGGAACGGGATTGCCCTGCCAGTCGGTGACGGTGGCCTCTAAGGTGATTGACCGTCCCCAGATTTCGGTTTTCAACCGATTGAGTCCATTTGTCAATGGTGGTGCGACGATTAGTCCGATAACGCTTAATGCCACGACCAGTTGAGCTAGGCTCAAAACCAGTCGTGTCCAGAGTAGGATACCGTCGGTTCTATCATTTTCGTTCACTTCCGGCCTGTCCTGCGCAACTCGAAACCGTCGAGATACAACTGGAACAGGCTCACATATTGGCCGTCTTCTATATCATCCTCCGGTTTTGCGTACAGTTGAGTGTTCAGAACCGCGACCGGCAGACCGGTATGCTCCTCCTGTTCGATGTGGAAGGGTATTTCCTCCTGACCGTGAGCGTTCTCGCGGACTGCCACACCGTAATCACCCACCTGTGGTTGGGTGGATGAACTGCTATCGTCAATATCCTCATAGGTGAGATAGAACGGCAGAAGCAGTGGATTGGGAACATTCTTCAACGGGATAAATTCTATACCGGCCTGTTGGGAGTGCTGTTGGCAGACGCCACTGTAACTGTCCCCTTCACCGTAATCCGGCCAGTGGCGGATTGCCACGATGGGTTTACTGCACGGGTATATTTGACCGTCCGAGTCAACCATGGTTTGGGCGCAACCTACGTCAATGAGTTCCTTAAGATTCAACATGATTCGTCTTCTTCCAAGAGTTTTTCGCAGATGTGAATTATGTCGCCGTAGGAATTGTGGCCTCCTTGTTCGTCGGGTGACGGTGACTCGTCTGGGGAGGTGAGGTTCCGTATCATACGGTTGTAGCGGAGTTCTTTTTTCTTCTTGTTCGCATAGTCGATGATTTCCATGAGTGCGGCTGTCCGACTGTCTGTGGTCGGTTGGACTCCATACTGTTTGACGCGGGCGATGGTGAATTCGTAGGCTGTGGTGAGGCCGTCGTAGAAAGTGTATTTTTCCAGCAGTTCCCCGTCCGGGGTTTCGGAATCTTTGACGGCTTTGTCCCATTGTTGTTCCAACCATGATATGAGGTCGGTTTCTGGTTCTGACTGACTCATGTAGTGGTTCCTTTTTATGCGAATGCTTTATGTGTGGACATCCCCACTATACCACAATCAGTTGAGTGACCCTAATCAGATGATATCATCCAAAGACTCGAACACGTCCTCCAAAAACTCCAATTCCAGTTTCTTCTCCGAAGCGTCTCGACCATTCTTCTCGTCGGCACGAATCACAGACTCCAACACCTGACGTTTCAAATTCAAACGGTCGTAGACGGCCTCACCCAACTGTCGGCGCGAATCGACGGGATACCTTCTGTTCAGAACATCCCTCACCTGTTCCGACACGTCATCATCCGGCAAGCCGATGAACACTTCCCCACGGTCGTTGAACTGGAAGGATGGGAGCGGGTCGTATTCACTGTCCCGCGAGAAAACCAGACCGTATTCGTCGTTACCGTTATCCTCGAAATCGACGTTCAACATTATCTTGTGCTTCTTTTGTTTTTCAGTCCGTGTTGCTGTCGGAAATGTAATACACCGTCTCATTGTCGGTCATTTTGCGGCCTTCTATGAGATAACTCGCGCCGCAAGCGCAGTTAACATGTCCCACCACATCGGAAGTCCAGTGTATGTCCAGAACATTCAATATCTTGCCGCACTTGGAACAATGCCATTCACCCGCCATCCTCATTCTCCTTATCTCCTAAAGTCGCTAGGTAGAGCCAAGTTCTTGACTCTGCTTGTATATCCGACTGCCGCGCGTCCTTCGTCGGTCAGCTCGTCATACAAATCGTCCATCCAGTATTTGCGTTTCAGCAATCCCATTCCTTGCAGACGCTTGCTCAATTCCTCCGGTTGAACAATCATGAGAGGACGATGATGGGAAAGCGTGTTGAAGTCCTCCTCACTCAACAGCATGGGCACATCGTCGTTTTGGATGGCGTCACGAAGTTTTTCGGCCTGACTTGAATATCCATCAGCCCTTTTGACCAGATTGTCCGGCATGGGAGTATCATCCCCGCTAAGCTTCTTCCAACCGTCGCGCACGTCCTCGGCTTTCCGCTCGTACTGGTTGGCAAGACGGCGTATCAGTTCGTGGCGGAACTCTTTGTAGAAAACAGTCTCAAAAACATTATCTTTCTCGCCAGCCCAAATGGTGAAACGGAACCCTTTCTTATCGTATTCGAGTCCTCCGCCGAACTCTCCGAAGTGGAATTCCGGCATTCCATCATCTCGCTCGTCCAATACGGCTTCGACACCCATCGAATTCAGTTCGTGTTCCAAATCGCGCAGGTCGGATAGCAGTTGTTCAAGGTCAAGCATGGTTCACCACTTCCTTGCGTAGGATTCCATGATGTCCGCGTCGAATTGGGTCGATGAGCTTAATATCATCCGTTACCATAGATTTTTCCTCCCTCGTCTTTGATGCCTTTTTCGACCAGACTGACAATCGCATACAGGTCGATGCTGCCGTGTTCGCCCACATGGACGATGCCGGTGTCCTTATCGACCGTTGCCGTCTCGTATAGTCCGTCGCTGAGCCAGCCGCGTTCATTGTTAGCGTCTTCACAGAGCAGTTCCACCGCTCGTTTGTTCGGAAAATATTCCATCTCAACCCCTTAGTCCTTGTCCAGTTGCCACACGTCGGCCAGCATGTGCAATGCGGTCTGACGGCGCGTCTCATACGGACTGCCAAGCTTCTCACACAGCAGCCATCCTTTGAACACGGACACCGGGTCGCGTTCGGGGTATTTGTTGAAGTACTCGCAAACATGCATGTACCGTTCGGCCATATCATCGGTGTCCTTCGCCATCTGTTCGTCGCCAATCGTGTTCCGCCACCATTCAGCGGTCTTGTCGAACTGGTCTTTCAGCCACATGAGCCGGTCGGTGCGCGGCATGGGCGCGGCCAGCAGACGGGCCAGTTCTGCCAATGCCTGTTCCTCACCCATGTCGGACGTATTGAGGACGGTGTTATCCTCGGCTAGCTCGTACTGCGTGCGGACGATGCGGATAGTGTCGCGGTCGGGAAGGTTGACGGTAATCTCGTATCGTGCTTGGGGGTCGTACGCGGTGATGCGTCCGAATTGGCGGTCGTTGACCACATGCCAGTCCGGCAGTGTGTGTGCAACGGTGTTGAGGACGTTACGTGTTTTCATTTTTGTCAGTTCCATTCCTTCGGGGCGACGACAATCCAGCCGTTTGACAGCGGGTATACTTCGCAGGGTTCGTCCGAGTCCAAATCGTCGTCCAACGGGTTCCAGTCTTCGAGACCGTCGTGGGCGATTTCGTCGTTGAGTGCCCCGCTGTGGATGCGTTCGGTTTCGACGTGGACATCCTCTGAGGGGAGGAATAGGAACGAGAATGGTTCGAGCATTGGTTCGAAAAGATACGGCAGTCCGTCCTTGGCTCCCCAGTTGGCGACCATGTTCATGTGTCGTCCGTCATCCGTTTCCACGAGGATTATTCCCGATTCCTGTCCAGTGAGGTCGTGCAGGTTGATGGTCATGTTTTTCTCCTTGGATTTAACTTTTTGTGCGAACAACTCCAGTATAACCCACAAAAACAGGATTGTCAAACGGAAAGACAAGCAAGGTTCCCCACCCTAGAAAATGACGAAAACAAAAAAGGGAACTTGTACGTTTCCTGTACAAGTTCCCTCAATTAGGAAATCAATCCCAGTTGCACATGAAGTAGCCATTGGGGTCGATACCATCGACAAGATGGGCAGTGGCGCAATCATTCACGGTGAACATAGGGCGGGGCTTCACGTCATAATCACCCCTGATGCGTTTGTTTTTCAACTCCTCCCCCACGAAGCAGTTCTTGACGGGAACCACACGCCCACCCTGCGGGGAGCAGGTGGCACCATCCACGACCTTGTAGGCGAGTTTGCGGACGTTGACGCTCTTGCCGGTCTTGCTGACCTTGGTCACTTGGTAGAAGTCCACGAGAGTCATGCTGTAACCCCAAGAGCTGACGAATATGTCCCCCACATGCACTTCCACGTCGGTGGTGGAGGTCTGTGGCTTGCGGCGTTCCTCTTCGGTGCCGTTGATTCGGAAGTTCTCCCGAGTGAGCCAAGGGTAGGTCTTGATGGCCTTGTCGATGAAGTTCCTGACACCCTTCATGGTTCGCCAGTACTTACATCCACTGAGGTAATTGCGGCTAGTGATGTTAAGGAAGTCGTTGGTGACATCCACCCAACGATTGGTGCGTTTGTTGATTTGGACTTCGAGGCTGAGCATTCTGGTTTCTCCTTTTTTGGGGTAGAGGGTTTTCAACCCTGTTTGTGTGAACAATTCCAGTATAGGCTATGTTAAACCAAAAGTCAACCCAGAAAAACAGGGGCACAATCCAACCAAGCAGACCATACCTCAAAACCCAAAAACTCACCGACCAGCCAAGGCAACGGAACGAACCATAGAATCCAGCCTTGTGCTCCCCACCGATTGAGTCACATAGTAGCTGTCGTTGTCGAGGTCAAGCCAATAGACGACCTCGTTCTTGTCCTTATGGTACTCAGAGAAGATTTGACTTCCTCCCCTGCCTGAAAGCGGAGGATTCCTACTCCGGTCAGCTTAATGAAGCCTTGCGGTTCGGCGGGTTCCCGTTTCACGGGCGTCTGCGTTGCGGTCGGTTTGCGCCAGCCTCCGTCTTACGTCGCCTCCACGGGCGTTTAGCGACTCGGCAAGTCCCGCCGCGTCGAGTATGTTCAATGCGGCGTTCCAGTCACGGTCGAGCCGTGTGCCGCATTGAGGGCATTCCCATTCACGTATGTTCAACGGTTTTTGACCGTCTCTGCGTCCGCATTGGGAGCAGATTTGACTGCTGGGATACCAGCGGTCTATGCGAACGACTGTCCTGCCGTATTGGACTCCCAATTGTTGGATACGGTCGATTATTCGCGTCCAATTCGCGTCCAACAGGCTCTTCGCCATGCGGGTGCGCGCCAGTCCCTTGACGTTCAAGGTCTCCAAGGCGACGGCTTGGTTCTCGCCCGCCACCTTGGACGCCAGCTTGTACGCCACGTCCCTGCGCTGGTTCCGTATCCGACCGTAGGTCTTGGCCTTCAGGAGTCGTGTCTTCGCATGATTGGCCGAGCCTTTCTTTTCCCTTGCCAGTTGTTTGTCGAGTTTGCGCAGTCGGCGCTCCTTACGTTTCAGGGTGCGCGGATGCGGTATCTTCTCGCGTGTGCCGTCTATATAGACGATGCTCATGAGCGAGTCAAGCCCCATGTCGATGCCGCACGCCTCATGCAACGGCTTGGGGGCGTCGGTCTTATCCTCCACCTGCACGGTGAAGCTCGCCTCGTAAGAGCCGTCCGCATGTCTCATAATGGTGACGGTGTTCGGCGTGGACGGCAGTTCGCGCGTCCAACGGAGTTTGACCCGCCCTATTTTCGGCAGGGTCAGGAACGCCCACTTGCATCCGTCCGCATGCTCGACCTTGAATCGCGCGGACTTGGTGAACTCGGCCGACTGTTCGCCGTCCCTGCGGCTCTTGTACCGGGGCAGTCCCGTGCGATGCTTCTTCCCGGTGCGGTGGTTGGTCACAATATGAGTCCTGCCAGCCTTGTAGAGGCGGAGGAAGTTCCGGTAGGCCATGTCCGCGTGGCGCATCGACTGCTGCAACGGCGTGGATGATACGGCCAGAAGCCATTCCATGCCGGGGTCGCGTTTCCATTGGGTGAACATGTTGCTCAACTGCGAGTACGACTGCATTCGCCCATGTCGGCGACGCATAAGCTCCCGCTGGTCGAGCGTCCAATTGTACGCGTACCGGCATGCGCCGTACAGGCATGACAATGCCTCGCGCTGCCCTTGCGTGGGGTAGGCGCGGTAGTTGTATCGCCTGTAGGAACTCATGTTTGGTATTATACTTGGTCTTCATGGATAAGACAAACGATATTCGTAAGGGACGGCACTGCGTCTACGATTTGCACGCGCATTTGGTCTTCGTCACCAAATGCCGGCACGACGTGTTTACCGACGAGCATCTGAAAACGTTGGAACGCATATTCTCCGACGTGTGCGCCTCGTTCGACTGCCGGTTGGAGGAATTCAACGGCGAAACCGACCACGTACACCTGCTCGTATCATTTCCCCCGACCGTGGAACTCAGCCGACTCGTCAACAGCCTCAAGGGAGTGTCCAGCCGATACATGCGACGCGACTACCCTGAACTCGCGCAACACTATTGGAAGGCGCAACGCCTATGGTCGCCCAGCTACTACGCGGGAACCTCAGAAGGCGCACCGTTGAACACGCTGAAACGGTACATAGAGAACCAGAACAGACCGGCGTGATTCACCACCGCCCTGAAGGACGGTGTACCCTCACATAAAACGATTGCAGACCGTTCATACTGACGTGGGCAACGCCAAGTCGTGGCTTAGGGGAATGTATGGTAGCGCCCAGAAAGGCGAAGCTGCTCGCTAATCCCTAAAAAACAGAAAGGCCGGAATCCCCAAGAGAAGAAAAACCTTGAGCCTTCCGGCCTTCCTGTTTTTTCAGTCGTTGTGGTCTTCCGTGGAACCGTATACCGCTTCCTTCATATCCATCGGGTGAGCGTATTCGTAGGTGCTGATTTTCACATAGGCTTCGCCATCCCTGTTGGCGAGAACACGATGGCTGGTGGCCTTGCCCGCGAAGCGGGTCGGGCTTGTCAGGTCGGGGTAGACGGTGCATCCGGCGATGTCGTTGGGGCTTCCATCATAATTCTTGCGGAGTGGGCGGATTTGCACGGTCTTGCCACTGGGGCTGACCTTGACCACTTCGTAGTAGCTGTTGAGAATCATGTCGTAGCCGTAGACGGAGTGGAGCACGTCTCCCACTTTGAGGGTTCCCACCGCCTTGGTGTTGTCCTTGCGGGATTCTTCGCCTTTGATTTTGAAGTCTTTGAGCGTGTAACCGTTATAATCCATGACTTTTTGGCGGAAGTTTTCAAGCCCACGCATGGTCTTCCAAGTACGACGGTAGGTGCCTTGGTAGGTGCGTTCGCCTTGGCTGTTCTTAGTCCAAAGTTCAAGGCTGAGCATTTTGGTTCTCCTTTTTGTTTGCAGTCTTTGTTTGTGTGAACAATTCCAGTATACCACAGGTGTGGTCGGCGAACCTCCCTGACCTTACGGAAGGGGATTGCGGCCTAAAATCCGTTCAAAAGCCCACCGACTTCTCCTCCACATGAGGTAAAACAACCATTGGAAACACTCGACAAAAAGAGACAAAAAATAGGAAACCCCACCAACCACTACACATACAAAATCGAATGGTCAGACGAAGACGAGGAATGGGTAGGAACCGTACTCGAACTCCCCAACCTCAGCTGGCTGGGCAAAACACCAGACCAAGCACTGAACGGCATTCAACAGGTCGCACGGGAATGCGTGGACGATATGACAAAACAAGGCAAGGAACCGCCTACACCATTATCTGACAGATACCGTTCAAACCAACCCACAGACGTTCCGAACAAGGAGACTATTTCCGCCATGCGGGAGGCTAAGCGTATAGCAAAGGACGAACACACGCGAGGTTATCGAGACATGAACGCCCTTTTCACACACCTGAATGTTTGATAATGACCGACGCCAGCATTGCTGTATGACTGTTTTTTGTTAGATTATTTTTTTGGGCATAGCAAAGGCCAGCTGAGGGGATTGACCCCGCCTAGGCTCACCTTGCTTTATAGGCTTTTGCCCTCCGCTGTCTTATATGACTTGATGTCTTTACGGGAGACGCGGCCGTTGGAAAATAGCGAATCGTGGGTGTCAAGTCTCACCAGAACTAGAGAAATCTCGTCTCCGTCGCGGCGATATACAAGTAGTAGGTCTGATTCGACATGCAATTCGCGGAATCCTTTCCAGTCGCCGGTGAGAGCATGGTCGGAATATTTCGTCTTCAGAACATCGGTATCACTTTTCCCCAAAGCCCGAAGTGGCTCCTCAAGTCTGCTTATGTCGTAATGCTTCTTTTTCAGACGTTTGACGTCGTTGTCGAACGACCGTATGGTTTTTAGCTTCAGTTCAGAGCGCATTAAGATAGTCCATCATGTCTTCAACGGTGTCAGATGAGTGAGTGTATTCGTGTTCCAAAGCCTGACGGCGGGCTTCTTTGTTCTTAAGTTCTACTAATTCGTTCTCCAGTTCGCGGAAATGCCTGTAATCATGTTCGTTGAGGATGAAGTAAGCGGGGTGGTTGTTCTTCATGACGGTGACGGGAGTGCCGTCCCCTACTTTGGCGAACTCGGAGCTTGCGGTTCCCCTGCCGAATCGGCTGATGGGAACCATCGTCTCCACAGGTACAGTCAATTGCATTGCGTCTCCTTACTATTGCATGTAAAAATACATGTTATCAGACATGCGAATTGACATCAACTTGAAGGCAATACAAAAGGGGAGGGTCGGACTGGCGGTGGAACCAGTCCGACCCTCCCCTAGCTCACGGTCGTGTCAGCGTCCATGTCGCGGCGTCACGGCATGACGCTTACGGACGGAATACGCGACCGTCAATCCCATTCCCACGAGTGTGAACAGGATGACCGCCATGATAGGCGTGTTCACACCGGTTTGGGCGAGTTGGCGTACCGCTTTCACGATGGCCGGTGTGACCGGAGGAATGTAGGAGTTGGTGAACTCGGGTCGGGTTCCGGTGGTCGTGACCATGCTGGGGGTTGTGGTCGGATTGTTCTCATCCTCACCAGCATTCTCGTCGGTCTTGTCGGCCTTATCGGTCGGCGTGACGAGCATGGTGCTGGAATCCTTCGCCGTATCGTCCGTCGGGTCGTATTCGACTCTGGCGGTCAGATTGCCTTGCAGGTTGTCGCTTACGGTGACGGTCACATGGTGTTCCGTCTTGTCGTAGGTGACGTTCTTCTCGCCGGTGTTCTTCTCGCGAATCACGTACCGGTGTTCGCCGCAATCATCCACTCCATCATTGTCTCGACTGTAGGTGAGCGGCTTGAACTGGATGTTGCCCTGCTTGTCGTTCTTCTCACTGTCGATGACATTGCCCTTGTCGTCCACAAGTTCGAACTCGAATTCGTAGGCTTGCAGTTCACGTCCGGTCAGATTCTTCTTGGCCGACAGTTCGACCAACACGTCTTCCGGCTGGTACGTGTTCTGGAAGAGGATGCTCTTTTCGTTGGCTTTGCCGTTGGAGTAGGCGACGCTGGCGGCGAGCTTGTGGCTCTTCGTGTCCTCGGTGACGGTGATGGTGACGGTGTGGCTGGTGGTGTCGTAGGCGACGCCGCCCAATGTTCCGTCCTGTTCGTCAACCGTGTACGTGTACACGCCGGTCTTGTCGAACGTGAGCTTGTCGAATTCGAGGGTCCCGTCGCCTTCGCGTGCAGTTACCTTGTCGGATTGCGCGTCGCGTGGAACGCGGGCGAACTGTTTGGCTTGGAGCAGGTTGCCGTTGGAATCCTTCAATTCGGCGGAGAATTCGTTGTCGTTCAGGTCACGTCCGGTCAGATGTTTGGCCGCTTCGAGTCGCACGCTGACCGGTGTCGGAGTATACGTGTTGTCAAATCGGATGTCATTGGTCTGACGGTCGGCGGTGGCAGCGAGCATGCCGTCTTGGTCGGTGACGGTGACGGTCACATCGTATTCCTGAGTGGAGTAGCCGATGGTCTTGTCCGTTCCGGCGAGTTCCTTCACGTGATACGTGTATACGCCGGGCATGGTGTAGACCATTTGACCGAATGTGAAACCGCTTCCCTTGTTGGACACGGTTTGCGTTCCGTTTTGGCTTCCGACTGGCATTGGCATGTCGTTCATGCTGATGGCGTTGCCGTCCGCGTCGCGTGCGGATACCGCGTTCAACTGGAACTTGAATTCACCGTCCTGCGGAACGCGGCTGGTTGCCGTATCCGTGTTGACGATGTTTTTCACGCCGCTGATAGAGTATCCGACGTTCTTCGGACTGTAATGGTTGGTGAACGTGATGTTCTTGCCGTTAGCGCCGGTGGTCGGGGTGACGGTCTTGGATACGACGGTCAGCTTGCCCGTATGGTCAACATCCTTGACCACGTAGGTGATGGTCGCAACCGTCCCGTCCTTCGTGACGCCCGGAACGGTCGTATCCTGCTCCGACATGGTGAACACGTAGGTGCCTACGAGCGGGAACGACAGTTGGTCGAATCGGATGTTGCCCTGCCGGTCGTTCCGTTTCGTCTGGTCGGCGTTCGACACGTTGGCGGGCGCGGACTGTTGTTGGAGCGTGAATGCGAAGTCTTCGCCCTTGAGCGTGTACTTGTTGCCCTTGGGGGAGGTCATCTTCTTCACTGCGGTCGGATTGTCCGTGGCGGGTTGGGCATGGTACGTGTTGGTGAATTCCGGAATGTTGGTTCCGTTATCATACTTCACGTCGGCCAACAGTTGGCCTTCGCCATTGTCGGTGACGGTGACTTTCACATGATGTTTCGTAGCATCATAGGTGACGCCGCCCCTGTCGCCGTGGACTTCGCTGAGCGTGTAGTCGTACACTCCCGTCTTCTTGTAGGAGATGGTGTCGAACAGGATGTTGCCCTGCTGGTCGTTGGTTTTCACCGTTCCAGCCTGACCGCCTGTCTTGTCCTCGACGCATTTGAACTCGTATTGTCCGGCTTGCAGTTGGATGCCTGTATGGTCGGGGTCGTTGAGGGTCTTGTGCGCACGGAATTGTACGCTGACCGGCTTCGCCTGATACGTGTTCGTGAACGTGGTCGGATAGGCCGCGTTCGTTCTGGTTTGGGCTTTCAACTGTCCGGTCAAATCGTCGGTGACGGTGATTTGCCACATTCCCATGTGGGAATCGTAGTTGACGCCGCCCGCCGACTGGCGGACTTCACGCACCGTGTAGGTGAACGTGCGGGTTTTGGCACCGTTCAACTGTTGGGCGGTGAACGTCAACGGTTGGAAGCTGATGTTTCCGTTCTGGTCGGCGTTCACGGTTTGCAACGGCTTGCCTACCGCCTTCTCGTTGTCGAACAGTTGGAATTGGAAGTCTGTGAGTTTCGCATGGCTGGCGTTCTTGTTGTCGAACGTCTTGTGTGCGGTGAGGCTCACGGTCACGTCCTTCGGCTGATACGTGTTGTGGAAGACCGGGGTCTTGTTCGTATTGTCGTAGGAGGTGGAGGTTTTCAACTGTCCGTAACCGTTGTCGGTGACGTTGACGTGCATGGTGTGGACGGTTTGGTCGTAGGTGATGCCTTTGAGCTGTCCCGTCTTTTCCATGATACGGTAATCGTGTTCGCCTACCGTATTGTAGGTGAGCTTGTCGAAGGTTACGGTTCCGTCCGCATTGTTGGTCTTGGATTGGATGGTCTTGCCATTCTTGTCCTGCAATTCGAATGTGAACTCGTTTGCGTTCAACAGGCGGAGCGTGTGCTTCGGGTTGTCGATTACCTTGCTGGCTTTCGGCGTGACGGACACAGGCTGGCTGGAATACGAGTTGACGAACTGGCCGTTGTCAATGGTCTTGCCATTCTTCATGGAGATGGCCGGATTGATGAGCGAGGCTTTCAACTGTCCACTGTTATCGTCGGTGACGGTCACAGTCCATATGGCGTAATGGTCGTCATATTTGACGCCCGCCGCACCCGTGTTGCGTTCACGAACCGAATAGGAGAAGGTGTCCTTGTCTTTGCCGTTCAGCTTCGCCTTGGTGAACAGGAGCGGAGAGAACTCCACTTTGCCGTCCGCGCTGGCGTTCACGGTTTGGATAGGAGTTCCGGTCGCCTTGTCGTTCGCATACAGGTCGAATTGGAAGTCGGTAATCTTGGTGGCCGACTGGTCTGCGTTCGTGAACAGTTTGCTTGCCACGATACGGGCTTGCGTATCCTTCGGAGCATACGTGTTCGTGAACTGGACGGTGTCGGATTGAATTCCATTATTGGACACGTTGGCCGTGACATGACGGTCGAACGTGTTCAAATCGTCGGTGACGGTGACGGTCAGTATCCAAACACGGTCATCATACGTGACTCCAGCATTGTCTCCCTTGCGTTCCTTCACCTCATACTGGTAAGTGCCTTCCTGAGTGAACGCGCCGGTGTTAATTCTGACTGTCTGGGTCTTGTTGTCGGTGAACGCGATGGAGGATGGCACCGCGCTCTTCGGAGCATTGTTCAACGGGGTGATGTCCGCGACATACTTGTCTTTTTCAGTCCAAGCGCCGTTCGGACGACCGTTCAACACTTTGACCGCTTTGACGGCGACCGGAACCGTGGGCATGACCATGCCGTAAATGCCGTGGTCTTCGTTCAGGTCTTCGTAGATGGCGGCAGTCATCTTGTTCAATGCGGGGAAATCCTTTAATGGGATTACTCCGGCAATCATGTTGCCGTCCGCATCATCCTCCTCATCACTATCGGAATCGGTCGCCTCGCTGGCGTCCTTCGCGTTTTTGACGGTCGTATGATGCCCGTGCCATGTAATGCCGGTTTTCGGCGTGAACCTGAGCTTGTAGCCGCTACCGGCTGGAATGGAACCTATCTCGTAGCGTCCGTTCTTGTCGGTCAGAGTGGCGCAGGGTTTGCCGTCCACACTGGTGACGGTCTTACCCTTCTTGTCCAAGAGGGTCACGGTCACGTCGGAGAGAAGACGGTCCGAATCCTGTCGGATGCCATCATGATTGACGTCGAACCATGCGACACCGTTGACCTTGCGCTCGACTATCTGGGTCAGGGCGTCAACCTTGTTGTCACCGTCAGCCCACCGGTTCATGTACACGTCGCCCGCACTATTATTGGTGGGTTTGATGCCCAGTGTGAAGTCGTAGCGGGCGTTGGCGGGAAGGCTGGGCGACGTGAACGCCCATGCCACCGGCTGGTCACAGCCGTCGGGGATGACGACCTTGCCGGTCGTCGCATCCACTTTCGCTTCCGTCCACTGTTCGACCTGTTCGCGGGTTATCTTCGTCGCATCCACGTTCCGCCACTTCGGGTCGGTGGTGAAGTAGACTTTGACGCCGCTCATGCTCGCGCCCGCACCGGCCTTGACCGACAGTCCTGTCAATGTGTATTCGCCGTGATAGTCGGACTGTCTCAACCCCTTGTAGGGCATGATGTCAACCGCATACGGGGCGGGTTTCGCGTCACGGCTGAAGTTGCCCAGCATATTCACGAATCCAAGATTCGACTGGGTCTCGTTCAACAGGGTCTTCGCACGGGTCGCAAGACTGGACGCGTGCGTACGCGACACGCGGATGGTGTAGGCGGCGGTCTGACCGTAGGCGGCGGACGGGGTGCCCATCCACCGTTTCGACCTGATTTCCGTGTTCACCGTATACTGCTGGTTGTTCTTCGCGTCCGTCTCCGGGTCGGACGGCTCTCCGATGGTGGTGGAGAATCTGACGAGCGTGTCCGTCCCGTCCGCCTTCACTCCGTTGACCGTGTACTCCAATGTGGTTGTTCCGTCCTTGTTTGGGGTGACGGTCGGCGTGACGGGCGTGCCGCCGGTGACAACGCCCTGCGTTTGTCCTGAATCAGTGTCCTTGTATTCTCCGCCCACGGTCGATGAGCCGTCCGTGTAGGTCAGACCCTTGGGCAGTGTGACCTTGATGTGGTAGTCGGTCAGATAGTCGCCGCCGGTGCTGCTGTCGCCGGTCTTGGCGGTCGCGTTTATCACCCAGTCGGCGTGACGCTGTTCCTTGTCCAAATCGTAGATGGTCTTCGACACGGTGTTGGCCGTGTCTTTCTGGCTGGTGTGGATGCCGATTGCCGGACGTTCGCCCACGACGTACAGGGTGTCGCCCTTGTTGTTTCCGCCGGTGTCGCCGCCCTGATATACGCCGTCGTCGCTGAACGTGGCCTTCAGATAGGTTTTGCCGTCGTAGTGGAGGCTGGGCTTGCCTAGTTGTTTGACGAGGCTCGTGTAGTCGTCGCCGGTGATGGAGCGCGCGTATGCCGTCCACGTGGTCAAATCGTCCTCAATGTCGAGGTTGGCTTTCTTGGCGAGGTCGTTGCGTGTCCAGTAGTCAACCTGTCCGGTGGTCTGCGCCGTCCTGCCTGCGGTCTTGTCGTTGACCTGCATGGGGAGCGTGGCGCCGACGCTGATACGTGAATCGTATGACGTGTTGGCGGTATCCCATACGCGTGTGTCGATTATCTGCGCGGCGAGTACTTTGCCATGCTTGGCAGCCTGAGCGTATGTCGGATACCAGTCGAAATCATCATAGTCGGCCTTGGCTTGCGCGGTGTCGGTGGAGAAGTTGACGCCGTTGGGCAATACGCCCCATATGACGGGTTCCATGCCGTCATTGGTGCGGGTGTCCGACCACCAGAAGCGCGCGCCCCACGTGTTGTAGCTGTCGTGGACGGTGTATGGTTGGTCGGGATTGTCGCTTGCGGACAACGGGGTGAGGATGTCGGGGTCCCATTTGACCAAGTGGACGCCGAGCACCCTGCCGTTGCCGGTCGAATTCAGTTTGTTTTCGGCTGCGGTGACGATGCCGAACTTGGTGTTTTCCAACACTCGGTCGGAACCTTTGTGTATTTCCGCGTCCTGCCAGCGTCCGGTGGTCGCGTTGTCGCAACGTCCGACGGTGCGGGTGGATGCGTTCGTGTAGTACATGCTCTGGATGAATGCTCCGGGCAGTCTTACTGTCCAGTTGCCTGATGCCAAGTCGTCGTCGGCGACCGATTGGTTCGTGTTCGTATCGGACGTGTCGAGCGTCATGCCGGATACGCTGGTGGCCGACAGTGCGGTATCGGTGATGGTCACGTTGCCGGTCTGGTCTTTGCCATAATACTGGGCGGCGGTCTTGCCGTCCGTGGTGGCGGTGGGGAGGATGAACGTGAACTCGTCCACGTGCAGTGCGGCTACCTGCTGTTGGGTGAGGGAGCCGTCCATGTATGCGGTGGAGCATTTGCCGAATGAGGTGTACTGTCCGGCGTTGGCGCACGGGTAGTTCAACGTGTCGTAGCCGGTGAAGCTTACGTTGACGGTGGTGCCTTTGTCGGTAATGGTGCCGTCGTCGTAGACGGTGGTTCCGTCGTTGACGGACTCCTTATCCACGGTGATGGAGCTGGGGAAACTACCATTGTGGTCGAACGAGTCGCACTTCCTGTTGTGAGTGCTCTTTCCGTTCCACTTATAAGTGGTGGTTTGGTGGATTCTGTCCCAAAGTATCGGCTGCCATTGCTTTTCACCCGCATGCTTGTCGTCGTCGTCCTGAAACACGCTGGACACGTTCAGCTTGTAGCCGATGCTTCCGGTGGGCACTTCGATGCCCTTCAACCCCTTCGACCTGTCCTTCCAACGCATCGCGGTACGGACGAGCACATGCAGTTGGCGTCCCTGAATCTTGCCTTTGCCTTTGTTTGGCGCGGTAGCGTCACCCGTATTGAAATCGTAGGTGCCGCCGCCCGTAATTTGGTATTGCAGGCTTATGTTCAGGTTGAGTTTCGCGCTTACGGTCACGTCCTTTGGCGTGTCCGACATTGCCTTGTGTGTTCCGGTGTCGGTGGGATTGTTCTTGTTCCATGCTGTCCACGCCTGTACGGTCGGGCGGAATTTGTATCCGTGTGGCGCGGCTTTGACTTTGACCGCGAGCTGGATGGCGCTGGTGCCGGGGTTGACGGTCGGACTGTTGGAAGTCGGCTCCAACAGGCGATAGCAGGTGTACACTTGCGTCTTCACACCGTTGATGGTTTCGGTCGTGAGTTTCGGCTGATAGCCGGGAGTCTGGTCTACCCAACCCATTTGGTCGGTGTCGAACGTGACCTTATCCGCCGGATAAGGCAGTTCGAAATGGAAGCCGACACGGGTACGCTTGTAATAGTCCATGGTCGAATCCGGGGTGACGGTGTAATCGTAGTCGTAGATTACATCATCGAACGAGCGGACTATATCATTGCTCGCGTCCTTATCATCGCCACGCTCATTGTCATTGTCGAATGGTGCGGTTCCAGTGACTCGGTCGGTTAGTTTGAGTTTCGACACGTATGCGGTGTCCGTGTCGAGCATGTCATGAATGGTAACGTCTTTAGCATCTTCCGGAGCGGATTGCGCTCGGATACTAGTGTCGGCGTGAACGTCCGACTGTGTTTGACTGTCAGCATTACTACTGCCGGTAATGTCTGACTGGGTGTTGCCACTATTAGTGTCGGCGTTCCCACTATTACTGGTGTCGGCTTGGACTTGCGTGGACGAATCCACCGTCAAATCGTCAGCCAAAGCGGTAGACGCGGACAATGCGCCACCACCGAACATTGTCGCCGTAGCCAAGATAAGCGCGGCAACCTTTCTCAGGCCGGGTTTCATAACCTTGAGCTTCCCTTCTGGAGAGTGTGTCATGAAAACGGGAGAAGGGCTGAAAAGAAGCCCCCCCCGCGCGTTTTTTGATTGTTCAGTTATAAGTATGGAAAGCTGGTCTCAAGTACGGTTTGCAGGAGAGTTCCCAAGGCCAGCCTTCCGATTTTTGCCCGCTCCGACCATGCTTCTTCCAATCTTTGGCAACTGGTTGAAGCATGGTTTCATGTCGGGGAGGGCAAGGCTTTATCTGTTATTCGGCTTTATGGGCCGGTTTCTTCTTGTCCGGGTCGGATTCGGTTTCGGTCTCGGCATTGGATTGACCGTCGGAGGATTCTTCGGTCTGGCTTGCGGTCTTACGTTTGCCAAGCTTCTTGACGGCCATGGCCAACAGTCCGCCGACTGCGGCGAGCACGATGATGACCAGTCCGATGATTCCGGTGTTCACGCCGGTCTGCGCGAGGTCGCTTACGCCAGCGGTGCCAGCGCCTCCGAACAGTTTCTTGGTGACGTGAACCTTGTAATCCTTGGACACGAGTCCATCTCCGGATGTGACGGTGAGTGTCGCATCGGCACCATTCTTGTTGATGGTGATGCTCATTCCCGAATCCTTGTCGTATTGACCTACGACCGTCCACTTGTCGGGATTGTCCACAGCCACTTCGTAGGAGGTTTTGTTCGGGTCGAATCCGTTAATGAGCTTGCCGTCCACGGAGATGCCGGTGAGTTCCGCCTTGTGGGTGGCGGCGGTGATGTAGGTGACGGTGTAGTCATGTTGGGTGAACGTATTGCCGTCCGGAGAGAGCACGCTGACCGTATACGTGTAGGTCATGCCCTTGTGGGAACTGGACACTACGGCGCTTTGGCCAACCTTCGTCTCATAGGAGAAGGTGCCGCCTTCCGGAATGTCGAATTTGTCGGATGTGACGGGCACATACTTGCCGTCCTTGCCAACGTAACCGACGGATGCGAGGCTCGTGTCAGTCTGAGAGTCTGGTGTCTTGACCGGAGACTGTTCCACCGGCTCCTTCGGCTGGAATTCGGTGACGGCGGTTTTGACAGGACGGGTTACGGTCACACTGTAGGTGCGGCTTGCTCCCGTGGCGGTGTCGGTGACTGTCCATTCCTGTCGGTTGGATTGTGCGCTTTGGGTCACGTTTCCGGCTTTGACGGTTACTCCTGCCGGGGCTTCCGGTAGCAGGTAGGCGCTGGTGTTCGCGTCTTTCAATGCGACCACATAGTCGAGCCTGTTCGGATTCCAATTGTCGATGAGCGTGCCTTTTTCGGCTTTGCCGGTGAGATTCACGTAGATGCCGTTGAGTTTGGCGGGACTGTCCGGTTGGATGTCGGAGGTTTGGAAGTTGACTCGTACCGTGTAGTCCACGCCGTTCACGTTGACTGTGATGATTCGGCTGGTGCCGTCAACACTCAGTTTCGGACGGGATACTTCCGCGTCGAGACCATGTTCGGCGGAGAGGGAGAAGGAGTCCTTCGCGTCGGAGGCGGGAAGGTCAACGACTTTCTGATGGTTCTCATCAAAGTCCGTCTTATTGATTTCGTAACTCTTGGACTTGCCGTCGGAGGAAGTCTGGGTGAGCGTCATCTTCGTGAAGTTCTTATCCTCGGGACGAACGTCTCGGGTTCCCACCGTGTAGGCTTGTTCAATCTTGTTGCCGTGTCCGTCATCGACGGTCACGGTTCCCTCTGCTGTTCCGGAGAGCACGACGATATTATGCTCGTTGTCGGCACCCACCATGGTCTTGGGAGTGGATTCCCATTTGACGGTGGCTTTGTCCTTGTTGGACAGTGTGACCTCATGGTAGGAAGGACTGTTGTCCTTGTCGGACAGGCCCGTTGCGGAATATCCGGCGTGATAGGAACCATCTTCGTACTTGCTGAAAGGAGTCCCCTTATCGGTGCCATTGTTCAACGTGATTTCCTCGCCAATCGAATATTCGAATGGTACGGTGATGTCGAACTGCGGCAAGCCTTTATCCGGGTTCGCGTCGGCATGGTAGACGGCTGTGCCGGATACGATTGCTGTGCCGAGCTTATCGCCCGAAGTGATGTGTTGTTCCCTGAAGGTCGGTTCAATCGTAAACTTGGTGTTGTCGTCTTCGTTCAGTGAGCCGATGGTCACGGTGGTCGGACGGACGTTCACGGTCGGAGTGGTGAGGGACTGGTTACCACCCGCGTTCGGAAGATTTATGAGCGGAATCTGCTTATCTCCAACCTGCGCGTACCAAGTGTTGGTACGTGAATAATCTCCCAAGTTGACGGTCATATGCCAGATTTTGGTTTGTTCGGTCTGAACGTCCGTGTACTCGTAGTTGCCTGTGGCGACGCCGGTTGCGGATGTCACGTGAGTGGCGTTGTCCACGCTGACGTTCCATGCGATGTTCAGGCTTTTGCCGTTGGACAGTTTGATGGTCTTGACCTCATTGCCGTCCTTGTCAACGACCTTGCGGTCTTTGCTCACATGATAGGACTTGTTGGCGGGCACATTGGCTACGGCTTCCACGGTTCCGTCCGGGTTTTCTCCGGATACGGTGAACTGGGTGCCGTCGGCCAGAGTGATGTTCTCACCTGTGGAATATTTGAATGGGATGGAAACGTCGAACGCTGGATTGCCGTTCTTAGCACCGACATGGTAGACGGCGGTGCCGGTCACATCCACTTGGGCGAACGTGCCGTTGACTGTGAGCTTCACATCCTGTAAGTCGCTACGCTTCAATGTGAACGTGTCATCGGAATCGTTCGTATGCACGGTGATGCGTCCCGGAACCTTGCCGGATGGTTCGGTGGCCGTATAGGATTGGTCGCCGGTTTCCGGATTGTTCGTGAACTGGAACGTCTTCCCTTCGACTTCGCCGCTCCAAGTGTCGGTACGGGAGTAGGATTGGTTGACTTGAATCGTCCACTCGTATTCGGCTTTGGTTTCCGGGTCGATGGTCTTGTACTTCTGGTTGACGGTTCCAACGACGGTGGTCACATGGGTTTTGGAGTCAGTGGTCTTGGCCCATGTGATAGGCAGTTCGGTGTCGTCGGACAGTTTCAGGCCGGTGATTTCCCTGCCGTCCTTGCCGACGACCTTGCCCGCCTTGTTGACGGTGTAGTCCTTGTTCGCGTAGTCCAACACGGCGGTCTTGCCGTCCTGTTGGACGGTGAACGGGGTGCCGTCCTTCAAGGTGACTTCCTTGCCGTAATCCTTCGTGTAGTTCACGGTCGCGGCGAATTCGGGGAGGATTCCTCCTGCTTTCTTGGAGTATCCGGCTGTGCCGGTCTCGTGAATCATGCCGAGTTTGACCGCGCCGGTGGTGGCTCCCGGCGTGATGGTCGGATTTGTGAGGGTCACGTTGCTGCCGTTGCTGCCGGTAACTTCCAATCGTTGAGGAATGGTGTTGCCGGTCATGGACGCGAGTTGTTTTCCATCCTCGTCGGATGTGGTGAATGGGATGCTGTTGCCCTCATAGTTGGTTGACCAGCTGGCGGTGTTGGATGCGGTTACGCTCGTGTGGGTGTTCCAACCGTAGGCGTCGATTCGGGTTCCGCTGTCCCAGTTGAAGTCCATGATTTCGACTCTGGCGGTCGCGGTTCCGGTTTTGGTGACGGTGTAGCCGTTCCTGTAATCGTATGTGGGTTTCGACCAGTCGATTGCGGCTGTGGTGCCGTCCGACAGGCGGACGGTGTTTTCGGATGGGTTGCCGTCCTTGTCCAAGGTCACGCCGTTCAGTGTGGCGTTCGCGGTGCTGGTGTCGCCTTGCACGACGAACTTCGTCCCGTCCTTTAGGGTGACTTCCTTGCCGTAGGTTTCGTCCACGTTCACGGTCAGTGTGACCTTGTGGCTTACGGTGTCAGACTCATCGAATGTGCCCTTGTAGGTGACGGTGCCGGTCAGATGGCTGACGCCGACCTTGCTGTGGTCGATGTTGAGCGTCGGGGTTTCAGCAGACAATGCGATAGGCTTGTCCTCGCCGTCAAGCGTGGCGGTGGCCGCTTTCAATGGGTCTCCGTCATATTTGCTGATGGTGGCCGTATAGTTGCCGTCGCCGTCCTTCTCGTAGGTGACGGTCTGCTTTCCGTAGGTGGTTTGGAGTTTGCGGCTTGTCGTGGTGGTCTCGCCGCCGGAAGTGGATGGCGGGGTCGTCGTATTGGCATCGTCAACGGCCAACGCCGTCACAGCTCCCGTTCCCATGGAGCCTACTGCCATCACGGCAGCAAGACCCACGCCACCGATTTTCTTCGCGGCATTGTTCCAATTATCACTCATTCAATGTCCTATCCGAGATGTGAAACGTTTCCTTTGCGGATTTCGTCTACCACCTTAGCGGACGTGTATGCCGTCAACCTCGTATAGGCAGGAAATTACCTTGAAAAAATTTCGGGGTGGACGCTGTCCGGACTTTTGCCGGATTGTCCATCCCGAAAAAAATCGTTTTGGAAAACGTCATGCCCTCTGGGGATTCGCTTTAAGCAGGGGTTCGGTGTCGGTGTGGTGTCCGCGCTTGTTGTACCAAGACACGACGCTCATGCCGCTGGCCTTGTCGCGTAGGGTGATGCCGTACTGGCCCTCATGCTTGCCGGTGCCGACATGCACGGCTTGGGCGGGTACCGGATTGTTCTGGTGCGAATAGTTGAACATGCTACGGAATCCGTCGGCGTCGTTCGCCTCGTATCCGACACGGGAACCGTATCCGTCATACAGGGTGTTGGTGTGCTCTCCGCGAACCGCGAAGGACACTTCCTTGTCCTGATGGCGCATTTCGATGCTGTCCTGTGGAATGTTCATGTTGCCGGTCTTACGGCGCATGAGCTTGGCGGCGCTTTCGCTGTCCACCGGATGATAGTAGTTGGACGCGGCTTTGTTTCGACGGTCTGCGACTTTCGACTTGTAGTCCGCGTACTCCTTGTCGCTGCTGAACTCGCCACGGGCCTTCTCGACCTCGGTGCCTTTGTTGTTCATTTCGATGGTGCCCCAAGAGGTCACATGGTCGCCACTGGCCTTATTGCGGTAGAACTCCTTGCGGAAGTGCAGGGCGTTCTGCGGATGTCCGTTCGCCTGTTTGCCGGTACCGGCGCTGATGGCGCATTGCACGTCGTCCAGTCCTTCGGCTTGCATGGCGCGGGTCATTCGGGTCAAATCATCGCCCGGAACGATAGCCATTGGGGAGCCGCCCTCATTATGCGGGCGGGGGGCACGTTTCAGAAGGCCGGTCTTCGAGTCTCGCTTCAAGGCTGGTGCGACGTGCGTCTTGCCTTCCTTGTCCATGTAGACGAACACTTCTGCGGAACGCGCGTCGGCATTGTTCAAACCAAGCTTATTCTCGTAGTAGTGGCGGGCTTTGACCTCCGCCTCCGCGAAATCCTTCGGGTCGATGTGGTACACCTTCGCGTTCTCGCCTTCGAACGCGGCACGGTTGACCTGCTCGTTCGTTCGGGCGTTCAGGGTGTCGTACACCTTGCCGTCCTTACGCCCCTCCAATTGTGCGGCACGACCGCCGAAACTGGTCTCGTCCAACGGCAGGTTCTCGCTGACCGGCTGGAACTTGTTTCCACGACACATGCTCAACGTGTGTTCCGGGGCTTCACGGTCATGGTTGATGACTCCGAAGCAGGTGTTGCCGGTGGACGCGATGGCGAGCTGTTCGCCGTCCTCGGTGCCGGTGATATGCACTCGTTCGTGAACATCATGGTTCTTGAGCGTGCTGAAATTACGTCCGCTCGCGCCGACGTGCATCATCTCATAGCCGCTGGGCATTTGGGAGAGATTGTTCTTGTAGTACTTGCGCACGTTGCCGCGACGGTCAACGTACTCATGCCAGCCGACGGTCAAACCCCATTCAGTCCACTGTCCGATGGGGTTTCGCGGCTGTGCCGGATTGTAGGCCATGTCTTGTCCTTCCTCGACCTGATTCCTCCCCGAACGGGAGGTTTTTCCAACATCAGATTCCAGTCTACAATCCTCAAGGTCGATAAAAGGCGGAAGAAGGTAATCTACCGGTTTTTCTCATGCTTCGACTTTTTGGAAAGATGGTCGGAAACGTGGACGAACACGGTTTCAGCGAACACGCCCACATCCTTGGCGAGAATCCTCAAACCCTTCCACAGCAATCGTCCCCACGTCTCCCCCAATATCCAGAAGCCTACTATCAGGCCGAAAAGGGACAGAATGGATTCACGAATATCCAGTCTGCCGTCAGCGGGAACGTCGAACGACATGTAGATGACGGCCGCAAACAGGATACCCGCCCCGAGCAGGGTCCTGCCCAATACGCTTTTCCAACTCAATTCAACCTCCGGTCGTGCTCCGCCCAACTCGCATCCGCTGAATCCGCTATCGCTTCCAGCATTTGGAACCCGTCCGGCACGGGGAACACGAGCAGTCTGACCAAATGCCGTCCGCCATGGTTCAGATTCTTAGACCGGACGAACGCCACGCCCTTGCAATAGTTCGACGTGGTGCCATGCCATGCGCCGACGTTCGTTCCCGCTTTCAGAATCGCGTTCACGCTTTCAGCGGTATTGTCCGGGTCGGCTTGCGCCACGCCATACGGGTAGGCGATGCTGGCGATGACGATGTACTTGCCGTACCCGCAGTAGGGCTGGCGTTTCCAACACTCCTCCGCGTAGGTGATGAGCTGGGAGCCGACCTTCTCACGCACGCCCAACGTGTTGCCTCTACCCCACGTGGTCGCCTTGCGTTGACCATGCTGGCGGGCTTTCAAATCCGAATCCGTGTAATTGCTGGTAATCCAGATTTTGTCCGGCACGCTGAACTTCACCTCATAGCCGTCACACCATGCGGGACGCTCCCCCACGGGAATGTTCCTCCACATGCCGACCACGCTTGACGCCAATCCGCCCGTAATCTGATACTGCGGGTTCTCGTCGGAAATCGGAATGATGAGAATGTCCAGCAGATAACAGCCGGAAGGCGCTTCGATGGGCGATTGCAGGTAGATGGTCGAATGCCGGTGCAGACTATCATCATCATCCCACAGGCGCACGTCGGAACCGGCGTCGATTATCGGCTTCACGGTTTCGGCGGCTCGTGCTGGGAACACGTTCCCGCCGTGGGGTGCCGACACCGTGACCACGGCCAGAAACCGTTCCACCTTCCACGCCTGTTTCATCGTTTTCAGATTCCGCCACTTGTCTTTCGCATACCGACGGATTCTCGCACGCCGTAAGGCACGCGTCTTTTCGGTCTGCACGGTGTCGGTGCCGCTCCACCATTCGACGGGGATGGTGATGGTCAGACGGTATCCGCCGCGTTTAACCGCTACGGTTTGACGAACCATGACGCTCCTCCGAACCATGACGATTCTCCGAACGGACGGTGGCTGCCGGACTCATGCACGCCCAGACAGTGCTGGCACATGGTCTCCCCGTCGTATGGGGTTTTCCTGACGCCGCAGCGGACGCAACGGCTGGTTCCCTTGTCGGTCGGATGCAGTGTGAATCTCATTTTCGGCTCCCCATCTCCAATGCGCTGATATCGGCTTTTAGAAGGTCGATGATGTCCTTACGGGTATGGTTGGTCTCGATTTTGCCGGAAACCCCGTGAAGGGCCTTTAAAGCGACGATACGGTCATGTTCGGCAAGCCACTCATCGTAATCCTTTTCGTCTGCGGGAAGACCGGTCTGAACGTAGGCACCATCGCAATACCGGCCACGAACGGTCTCATCATCAAGAGGCCGAACCGGCGAACCAGTCGGAAGCGCGATAGGCAAAAGCATGTTTTCTCTTTTCCGCTAGCCAATGTGGACTAATCCAGTCTAACGGAAACAACATTGGAAGAATCTGAAAAGCACGGAAATACGACGAAGAGAAAAACCAGCGAAACGGGAGGGGCGGGCTTTTTCTTCTTTAGGGAACCCGGGGTAAAGGATTCTCGCTTGTTAACGGTTCACACGGTTTCAGATTTTATCCGGTTTTCTTAAGCAATGAGAAAAGCCAGTGAGCGGTAATCTAAGTTAAGGATTAACCCGTCTCCATTCCCCGACATAGGGGGTCACGTCTGTTGGCCTCTACCCAGCAAAAGCATTTTTCCTATATTTTTTGCTTTTTCAAATTTTTTAAAATTTGAGCCCATATATATTATGTATTAGTTATGTATGTTATGTATATTTATGGGGATGCCTGAAAGCCCTTGTGGCAGTAAGGCTGAGAGACTGTTCTTATATTCAAATTGTGAACTTTTCATATTCAAATTGTGAACTTTCATATCTAAATCATAAACTTTTATATTCAAATCATAAGTCAAAAATAGGCAAAAAATGTTTTTCCATACTCAAATTGTGAACAATAGGGTGCTGTAGACAGTGTTGTTGAAAACCTCATAAAATACAGCCCACAGCCTACAATAAAGAAAAAAGAGAACCCCTCTGCAATAGGCAGAACAGGGGGGTTCGCTAAAAACCAGAGTAAAAGGAAGTGGTTTCATGTCCAATGATACACCAGCCGTCAACAAAAAAGACATCAGCTATTCCCCTAGCCTCATGTCGCAGATTGCCATGTTCCCTCTCAAGAACCCCGGTGACGTCCGATTCGTGGAAAGGACGAACGGATGCGTGTCCGTGGCGGTAATGCAATCGATGTGGGGTTGGACATATGGGAAGATACCCCGCCTATTTCTGATTTATACTCGTTCTTTGGTGCAAACAGGCTCCGACAAAGTGGATATGGAGCACCATATCGTCAAGATAGATAAGTCTTTCCACTTATTCTGTGAACAGGTTGGATTGGCGGCTGGAACCAGTGTCAAAGATGTCGAACAGTCTCTTCTTTGCTTATCCGGAACGACTTTCACGATTTCCCTAATCGGCAAAAGTCCTAATGGGAGACATTTCATAGAGGGGCGTAACCTACGTCTTGTGAGTCAATTCCATCTGCGTTTCAATAACTCCAAGTTCGACTATCCGGGTTTTAAAGATGATGGAGACCCGTCTTCTTATATCCAGTTCTCTGAGGAGATGTGGAGTATGTTCACTGACAATCCGGTGCCGTTGAACAAGAGAATCACCTTCGAGCTTGGCAAGTCGGCTAGAGCATTGGATATCTACCAGTGGCTTGCCTATAGAGCTTATGGGTTGAAGAAGCCTTTGTTTGTTCCATGGCAGTCTCTCAAGGCTCAATTCGACATATCGGATACGCCCATGTATTCATTTAAACAAAAGTTCAGTAGAGCCTTAAACAAGGTATGTAAGGCTTGGCCTGAAATCAAAGTCATATGCGGGAAAAACGGGCTAACCTTATACCCCTGCAAGAGTTCTCTGGACTCCGAGGAACCAGTCCAAAAGACTCCCCAACCGGTGAAGCCAAGGCAGGTGGAACTAAACCCGTTTGCCTAATCCAGCCTTCTCAATGAGTAGAAACGTATTCTCCTGTTTTCTATCGTCGGGCTTACACGTGGCAAACCGTTAATTAGTTAAGAAAAGAGCGGTCATATGATTGACAATAGCAACGAAGGCTACCTTCTGAAAGTTGCCGACAATCTGAAACTTATACCCATCGCTGGCGTCTTCCCTATAGAGAATACGGGAGCTGAGTTCTTTGAGAAAAGGAACGGAACGGTCACGGTCAATATTGCCCCGGAAAGAGGAAAGTGGGCTTATGGGAAGATTCCTAGGCTTATTCTTCTCTACTTGAGTTCTTTAATCATGGAAAGGTCTGAGAAAGTCGATTTCGACAAAAAGACTATAGTCTTTAACGAATCATTCCGTTCTTTTTGCAAGCACTCTGGCCTAACATATTACGGCGGTTTGGCCGAAAAAGTAGACGAGATGCTGAATCGTATACTGAATACGACTATCCAGTTTAGGGGCCGGTTCGACGCGAAGGAAGAACGAATACTGGCCGTGGGAAACTATCGGATTTTCGATTACGGAGAATTCCACTTTCACGACGTGGACACTTCTCGGAAAACATATATCAGATTATCTGACTTGCTGTGGCGGATTCTTACGGAGAATTGCGTCCCCTTGAACAGAGGTATCGCCGCCCAATTAGGACGTTCCCCCAGAGCTTTGGATATCTACCAGTGGCTTGCCTATCGAACATATGCCCTGAAAAAGCCCGTCGTCGTTTCTTGGGAGAATCTTCGGAGTCAGTTCGATTCAGCGGATACGCCGATGTACTCTTTCAGACGGAGGTTTTGCCGGTCGTTGGAGAAGGTGTCGGACGCGTGGCCGGAGCTGGCGACTTCCGTTGGGGAAAAAGGATTGACGCTCTATCCCAGCAGAAGCTCCCTCACTTCGGGAAAAGGAAAGGAAAAGGCTTTCGGACAGGGGGCCGTCTCTTCCGCAAAGGAGTCCGCCATGACGGAAAACCCGTTCTAACAAAAAGCTTGGGGCACCGGTTTTTCGATGCCCCAAGCTTTTTGTTGGGAAACGGAGGGGAAAGAGCTATGCGACAACGTCGTTGTACATGGCGAAGTTTTGCGCGTCGGCCATATCCCATGCTGTGAATTCGACTTCCTTCAAGGACTTGTCGTATCCGCAGTTTCGGAGCGCGTAGCGTGCCGCCGCGTCGATGCCTTTGCCGTAGTGCCCGTCGGCTTCCGCCTTGTCACGGAGTTCGGCAATGCCATGCAAGGCCGCGCTGATAGCCATTCCGGCCATTTTCGTCACGTCATTGTCCGCGCTGATGGAGAACGGTTGCCAATCGCATGCGCCGCTTTTCTCGAACACCCAGAATTGCATAGCCACAGGCTTGCGTCTGGTGCGTTGGAATGCTTCCGCCGGACAGTTCGCAACCGCCTGACGGTAGAACGACGCCTGAATGTGATAACCGTATTCGATGACATGCTTGTGGAAGTCCGTGGCGCTGGCACTGCTCGCGGTCTTCAAATCCACGAGATAGTCAACGCCGGTCGGAATCAAATCCGGCTTGGCTTTCAATCCCAAGCCGGTATCGTCATCCGTCCACACGATGCACTGTTCGCATGTGCCTTTGCCGATAAGGTCGTACATGTCGGGACGGGAGTCGATGATGTTCTGCTTCATGCGTTTGAGCAACTGCATATCCTTGTAGGATACGACGATGTTGCCCATCGCCTCTTGCGCTTCACGCCATGCTTTGTTGGCTTTGTTTTGGAAGGTCTGCCCCTCGTCAAGGCATACGACCTCGCTCGTGTTCAACAGGTAGGCGTGGAATGCGGTTCCGAACTTCATCGCGTCAGTCGGCGTATGGTCGCCCAACAGTCGGTCGTAAGCCCATTCCTTCGGATTTTTCAGGAACGCTTTCAACTGGCTCTGGTCGAGCGCGTCCATGGCGAAGTATTCCTCGTCGGTCGCGTCGATGATTTTCGCTTGGCTCATGGAGGATTACTCCTCTTCGTCTCCGGTGATGGAAGTGTCTTCGCCTCGCGCTTCGGCGTCGGCCTTGACCGCGTCTTCGTCGGGCAGATGCACTTCGACCTTGTTGGTTTCGGCGTTCTGGAAGATAACAGGCTCCTCATAGTCGATGGGTTCGCCGGTCTGCGGGTCGAACTCCGGCTGGAGCTTCATGTTGTCAACGTAGTTGTAGGGGTTTCCATCGGCTTCGGCCTGTGCCCGGTCGATTTCCTCCCACGCGTCCTGCCATGCGGCGTACTCCTCCGCATAACCCGGATATGGTTCGATGTGGCGAATCTCCCAGTCGAGGAATTGTTTATCGGTGATGGGCTGGGATGGTTCGAAACTGTTGGTCAGAGAGTCCGGAATCGGAACCGTGTATGATGCTCGGTTCCTTTCCTCCTCCTCGTCGGTCATCGGTTCGTCGAATACTACTTCGGAGTGGCCGTAATCGGTTGCCATTTTGGTCTTCTTTCTGATTTGCGCGGACATTTCCAAATATTGGACGGTTTCCAACCACATGCCGTGTGGCATTTCAAGTGGGTTTTTCTCCCACCGTTTATATGTGCTTGTTGACACGTCCAGTACTTCGGCTGTTTCAGCCTGTGTTTTTCCCGCTTGTATTCGAAGGTTGCGTAATGAGATGTTTCCCATTTTTTAGACAACTCCTTTCCTACAAGTTTCAACCCAACTATAGCATTGGTTCACTTTTGAGCCAAATCGTATGATTGATTATGCTGATAATCCTTGAAATTCAAAGGGACACGCCTGATTTCACAATAGTTCAAATATGACCTATACTTGGACATGTCCACATAAAAGAACTGACTTCCTCCACTCATGTCAAAGCATGTTCAAACTGTTTTCCGAATGGAAAAGGTTCATGCCTGATATTGGTGTGAGAGGAAAACGAAAATAAAGGAGAAAGCCAAAAATGGCAGAGCAAGAGCAGTCCGCGTCAGTGCCGTCCACGCTCGACGTGTTCCTCCCCCATATCACTCTTGGACGTTGCTCCCTCTTCGAGCCTTACGTTTTCAAGCAGAGCGACGATGACAAGAACAAGGACAAGGTTCCAAGTAAGCCGTCCTACATGTTCCGTGCGATTCTCGACAAGCGTCGTGACCGCGCCATTATCAAGAAGATTTCCGGCTATCAGAACGCATATATCGAAGAGCTGAAAGCCAAGCGCATGTTCGACAAGCGTGCCGCAATCCACTTCGCCCTCGTTGACTGCGATAGTGAGGAAGTCGAGGATAAGGACACCGGCGAACTGGTAATCATGTCCGAACGTGATTCCTCGCTGAGGGGCAAGTACATGCTTTCCGCCAAGTCTCGCGCAACCGAACCGCCGAGCGTCGGCTGGGTCGATGACAAGAACATCCTCCACCCCATGCCGAAACATTTCATCGTGAACGAGGAAGACCCCGATTCCGTTGAAGAGTACGAACGCCGACTCGACTTCTGGAAAGACAAGGTGTATGCGGGACAGTATGCGAGTGCCGTGCTTCGTCTTTCCGGCTGGCATCAGGCCAAGATTGGTCAGGGTGTGACCGGTCGAATCAAGAGCGTTGTCATTATCGGCGGCGGTACTCCGGCTGGCATCATGTCCCTTGAGGATGCTTTCACCGAAGAGCAGATTGCTGAAATGGTCGCATGGCGTGACCAGATGGTACCGGATTACGAGTCGGGCGACGACCCGTGGAACAAGCGTGTCAAGCTTCGTTCCAGTTCTGACGTTGACGATTATGCTGAGGATGACGATGTGGAGGAAGAGGAGACTCCGAAGCCGCGTCGCAAGGCGAAGCCGGTCAAGCCGGTCGAACCGGAACCGGAAGAAGAGGACGACTACGAGTATGAGGAGGAGGCTCCGAAGCCGCGTCGTAAGACCAAGCCCGCCCGTAAGGTGAAGCCGGTCGAACCGGAAGAGGAATACGACGGCGTGGAGGAAGAGGAGGTTCCCGCTCCCCGACCGCGTAAGACCCGTAAGCCTGTCAAGGAAACGGTCGAAGACGATTACGACTCCGACTTTGACGAGGGTGCGGACACCGAATGGTGATTGACTGATTCTAAAGAGTTATCCCAACCTACAAGTTTCTGTTGTAGGTTGGGATAACTCTTTTTAGGCTAGAACATCACGCCGCTGTTGCCGTCACCACCGGTGGACGGTTGCGACGGTGTAGCCGGTGTGGATGGAGTCGATGGTGTGGACGGGGTTGACGGCGTGGACTGCTGTTGCCTTGGAGCCGTATACTGCCGTTGCGGCGTATACGTGTACGTGTATTGCCGTTGCGGCGTGTAAGTCGGCTGGGACTGCTGTTGCTGTTGGGCCTGCTGATTTTTGGCCTCCTCCTCGGCTTTCTTCTTATCCTCTTCCGCCTTCTTCGCATTATCCGCGTCGGTCTTGGCCTTGCTGACCTTGCCCACCACATCTTGCAGACTGGACACCGCCTTGTTGGCGTCGGCCACATTGTCAGCCGTCACCTGCGTATCTTTCCACTGTTTGACGAGACTGTTCATGGTCTTCTTATCCGACGAATCCGGAGCGTCGCCAAGTTTTCCGGCTTGGTCGATGAGACTCTTCAACTTATTGGACACGTCCACGCTCTTCGACTGCAACGCCTTCCGATACGCGTTGTCGGTCGCCTTGTATTGAGCGTTCAACGCCTTCATTTTCTTGCCGATTGCCGCTTCGGTCATCGGATTTCCTTCCGTGGCCTTGCTGAGCTTGTCACACTCCCCCAGCGTGGTCTTGTCGTCCTTCACGAGACTGTTCTTGATTTCCTTAATCAGGTCTTTCGCGTCGGCCACACGCTTGTCCCAATTGTTTTGGGCTTTCGTGAGCGAATCCTGCTTCTTTTGGATTTCAACCTGCCGGGCCTTCTCGGCTTGGGCGTGAGTGTATGTCGAATAAGCGTAATAGCCACCACCGCATAGAAGCGCGATACCGGCCAGAATCACCACGACCATGATAATGATTTTACGGATTCTGCCACCATCGCCTTCACCGTCGGTGGTGTTTTCGGCTTCGGCATCATCCGCATAATCCGGCAGTTCGCCGTCGAATTGTTGCGGCGGAAAACCGGAGGACTGTTCTACGGGCGTACTGTCGAACTGGTTTGCCTGTATACTGTCATCCCAGAAACCGTCATCCTCCTGTTGTGGCGCGGATTGTTGTTGCTGGGGTGCCGACTGTTCCTGACCGTTGGAACCATCCTCCCACCATTGGCCTTCACCATGGTCGTTGAAGATGCTGTTTCGACGGTAGAAGTCATCATCCGGCTGGTTGGACTGTTCGCCGTTCTGCTGGTTCGCCGGTTCGGTGTCGGATTGGCTCACCGGCGTATTGTCGTACTGGTTTTCCTGTCCGCCGTCGAATGGGCTTGCCTGTCCGCCGTCATCCGGTTCAGGCTGTTGGGCTGGAATCTCATCTCCCCAAATATCATCGTAGGCTACCGGAGCGGCGTTCTGTCCATACGGCGAATTGTCGTCACTGCTCCCCCATATATCCGGCTCGTTGGACGGCTGGCTTTCCGGCATACCGTTCAACTGGTTTGCTGTTTCGCCTGTGGGATTGTCTCCCCAAATATCCCGCTCACCGTCCGACTGGATTGCCTGTCCGCTGTCCGACTGTTGAACCGGCTGAACGTCGGATTCATCTCCCCAGAAGTCTTGTTCGCTGGCCTGCCTGTCCGCCGTTTCACCATTCGACTGTTGGACTTGCCTGCCTGTGGGATTGTCTCCCCAGATATCCTGTTCGCCGTTCTGTTGGAACGCCTGAACGTCATCGGACTGTTGTTCAGGCATACTGGTCTGCTGTTGCGCCGGTTCGCCGGTATTCCAGAAATCATCATTTGACTGGTTTGCCGTTTCGCCGTTCGACTGTTGCGCCTGACCGTCGGCATACTGTTGTTCCGGCGAATCAACACTCCAAATATCCGCTTGACTGTCCTGCTGGCTGGCCGGATAATCGGCTTGTTGCGGTTCCGCCTGTTGTGGCATGTCATCCATCCGCCAGATGGAATCCTGTTCCGCCTGTCCAACGTTCTGCCTGTCCGCCGTTTCGCTGTTCTGTCGCCCATCCGGATTGACGGTATTCTGTCCTACCGTGGAGGCATCGGACTGTTCCCGCATGTTCCACATGGAGAACGGGTCTATGTCATCTTCAGACTGCTGGTTTCCCGCTACACCGGTTTGCTGTTCTGCCGGTTCGCCGTAAAACTGTTGTTCCTGCTGGAAAGCTGACTGCTCTTCCGTTCCAACAGCCGACTGTCCGACCGGCTCACCGTAGTATTGCTCAGCCGGTACGCCGTTTTCGACGGGGGACTGTCCGACCGGCATACCGGAATCCTGTTCAACCGTTTCGCCTGTATCGGACGATGGGGAACCCCACGGGTCTTCCAACAGACTGTCGATATCGATGGAATCCTCATCGACCGTACCATCATTCTGCTGGCTGACCGGTTTCACATCGACCGGCTCCACCGGTTGACTGTTGAAACGTGGAGGCGGCGTTGTGGAGGACTGGTTTTCACTATCGGACGGTACGGCGTCATTCCGTTCCGCCTGTCCACCGTTCCGCCTGTTCGACGTACCATCATCGTTCCGGGAAGACGATTCTCCACTCGACTGCTTCGCCGTCGCACTGTTTTTCTTCCTCACAGTCGAAGAGGTGTTCCGCTTCGCCGGAGACTTCTTTTTCCTGCCCGCCGGTTTAGCGGCGGACTGCTCCACCGGCATGTCGGACATGTCCATCAAAAGAGACTCATCCAACCGGTTGTTGCCAATCAGAAAATCATCCTGCTCAGACATCTGCGAAACACCTCCAGACTATGATGGTCGGACTCTTACAAGCCCTGCTGTGCGGACTCTTTGGCAAGACTACGAGCGGCGGCTACCGCGCTCACGTGGGGCACGTCAACTCCAGCCGCATACAGTTTGCTCGCATGAGCTGCGGCGGCGGCACCTTTCAACGGTTCGTCCCGGTCTGCCACGTCACGACCGTCTTCACCGAATCCGCCTTCGGTCTCCAACCGGCTGGGGGAGTGGCTGTCATCCTCGTACATGGCACCGTCGTCGGGTTTTTCTGCGGCGGCGGGCACGGCCACGATGATGTCATCCCATGACCAGTGACCGGCTTCATCATTGCCTTTCGGGGGATTGTTCTCCAACATGTGCTCGCGAAGGATATCGCTCCAGCTTTTCCCATGCTTGTGGTCGTCCTCGTAGAAGCCCTTGTAAACGCAAGCCTCCTGACCGACAAGCTCGGCTATGCCGCAACCACGGGACACTCCAGCCTCGATAAGATAACTCGGCACAGTTGGAGCGTTCTTCGCATCATTCAGCACGGTGCCACGAACGGTATCGTTGACCTTGTCGCCCAACAGAATCTTCGACGGAAGATTGGTCCGGACACTCGGGTCAAGACCATTCTGGCTGGTCGCGGACTGGGCCGCATACATGAAGAAGATACCGCTGAAACGAACCGTCTGGCAGATTTTCAGCAACGCCATATAGTTCATCGCACGGATACCCTTCTCGTATTCGGCTTTGATACGGGTCGGATTATCCTTCGACAATCCCGGCGGAACGGTCAACGGTGCCGCCCATTGCGCAATCTCATCGCACACCAGCAGAATCGGCGGATACTGTTTACGGACATCCTCCGGCAGACCCCACCAATTCTCCTTGCCATACTGGTTGATGACATTCGCACGAACCGCGCTCAAGTCCAGAATGTGTTGCAAGGTGGCCGCGCAGGATTCCATGCTGTCGCAACCCCAACCATGGTCGATGACCCACGGACGGCACCATTTGAAATCGACGCTCTTGTACTTGTCGTCGCATACCGCGAGTTGGCATCCGGCTGATACTGCGGCATATACAAGACAGTTGATGACCACGCTCTTACCGCCATTGGAAGCGCCCGCGACCAGCACGCCGGAAGCGTCCTTCCAATCGTTGTACAGCAGGTCTCCCGTCTCACGTCCACGGTCTGGAAGCTTCATGCCAAAGTAGGCGTGGCGCAAATCGCTTTTCTTCCAGAACTCCTTCGGCGGGTTGATGACCGCAGGGAAGGTCGGCGGCACACCCGGATACACGGTTATCACACCGTTCTCCGCGTCGGCCTTGAAGAACCAGCCCTCGCCGCCGATGATTTCAACGGTCTCCTGAATCTTCGTATCATGCTTGGAGGGACGATACGTGGCCGCATTGCCTTTGATACGGATTTTCCAACCACCCTCAGCGGTTGGCGTCAGTCGGATGAGCCACGGATACTTCTGCAAGCCCAACGCCTCAGCGAACTGTTGGCGAATCGAAATGGTCTTATCGTCCATCAACTGCAACAGCACGACGCTCTTGGAACTGGTGCGCGGAATGAAATCGATGACCTTCCATGTCATGCCCGGCACATGTTTGATGGTCGGGTCTGTACTGTTGGCATAATTCAGTTCGATACGGGCGACGGTATCCTTCTGACGGGCTTCGCCCATACAGTCGGCGGCGTCGATTTCATCACCGTGCGCCATACCCTCCGTGAGAAGCTTCTGCATCTCCTTATCGTCGGTAGACATAGCCATCGGAGCGATGTAGGCGTAGAGTCCGTCCGGGCTGATGCTGTCGATGAGATAGCCTTCATATTTTTCAGGCTGGCGTGCGGCCTTCTCCTGAATTTTTCGAGTCAGACGCATCATATCGTCGGGATTGTGCGCGTCGAACCCTTCGGGGAACATTTTGGACAATCCGATTTTGATTTTCGGTCGTGTCTCAGGCATTGTGGTTTCCTCCTTCGAATGCGTGGGGTTGACTGATTGGTTTCAACGCTCCGAACCGGTCTTCGTAGAATCCTTGTCCGGGTAGCAGTTGGAAGCTGTGGTTGGCGAGACGGGTGATGAGATGGCTCGCCTGTTCCCTGTTGGATGGGAGTACATATTCCTCGATGGGGGAGTACCCCAAGTGGACGTGACCACTATGGGAGATGACGTTCTTCAAAAGGGAATGCTCCTCCATGGGGAACGTGGATGATACAAGCACCAGATACACGCGCAGTCCGGAGATTCCGGTTTCGACTTCCCGTAGGCGTTCCTCGACGGCACGCAGATAATATCGGTCTTCGGTCTCCATGAGCGTGTCCAAGTCCTCGAAGACAAGCAGAAGCGGACGTGGGGTCGGGTCTCCTTCCACTCCATGCTTTTCGAGGCATGTTCCACGCCGTCTGATTTCAGCCACCGTCCGGTCAAGCACCTCCAACGTTTCGGCCTTTGCTTCATAGTCAACCTGACTGACGATGGGGGAGGGGAGCGGCTTGCCCTCGAAGTCGAAACGGATGACCGCATATTGTCCGGCCAAAGCTTGCAACATGATGGAATCCGCAAGCATGGTCTTGCCCGAACCATGATTGCCGCTGATGGTCAGCATGTTCTGATTGCCTTCTTCAGGCCGCCATTCGACCGGAAGGCCGTGAATATCATCACCTAGAATGAACGACATTTTTCTGGAATTCCCCTCCTTTGGGATTGTTGGAAAAGACGAGCCGGAAGAGCGGGATGATTACCATTCCTCTTCCTCCACGTCCTCGTCCTCGACGTTTTCCGAACCGTTGTTGGAAGTGAAGATTTCCTTGATATCCTCCACGTCGAGCTTTGTGAACTGTTCCGCCGCGCGCGGCATGTACTGCTGGTAGTCGATGGGTTCCGGGTTCGGAATGTTCGCCACAAGCCTCGCCAGTTCGTCCTGACCGCCCGAATACCATGTCTGCACGGCCATCAGAGTGCCTTGCATGCTTTCGTACATTCCACGACCGACCGGGATTAGACCGTCCTCGTTCTTCAACGACTTCTGGGTGCGGTTTGCTTCGGAGAGATTCTGGGCGCTGACCACGCCTGCGGGGGAGTCCATTCCCAAGAGAATACGTCCCAACGAACGGAAGAACGCGTTGCCGTTGTACTTCTTCATATCGTCCATCGTCAAACGCTGAGCGCCGAAAATGCATCGGATGCCAGCGGTACGACCCTGCACGATAATCTTGCTCAACGCACTCATCGTCCGGGCGATGGAAGCGTTCGTGGCGGACACGGCGGCATTGTCGTTGGCAATCTGCATGTCCTTCTGAGGATTCTGCGTGGTCTTGCCCGTCTCCTGCAAATACGAGTTGAACTCATCGAACAGGATGTTCAACGGTTTCAGATGCTTACGGTCTGCCTCTTCAACATCGTCCGGGTCCAGTTCGAAGATGTTGCCCACGCCATACTTGTTGTTGATGCGCACGCGTTCGGCCATCTCCTCACGCGCCCAAGAAATCACAGCCTCCGTCTCACGCAACTGGTACAGGCCGACGAACGCCAGAGCCTTCGGCTTCGCCCACTGGGTGAAATCGATGCAACCCTTCGACGGGTCGATGAGAATGATGTCCTCGCCTTTCAGCAAAGCCTCCGCAATGACAATCTGCGAAGCGGACGACTTGCCGCTACCGCTCTTACCGCTGATGAGCAGATGTGGCGTGGTTTTCGTATTCCAGTATACGGGATTGCCCAAATCGTCCACGCCAATCGGGAACTTGCGACGGTCGCACTTCTTCGCCGTCTCCCAATCCGCCATGACGCTTGTCGGGAAAGGACTCTTCTTCGCCAACACCATGGAGAAATCCGTGCCGTAGGCTTGGATGATTCGACCATACGGATAATTCGCTTCGGTGAGGAACTTGCCGAGATTGTATTGCGGCTTGTCCAAATCCAATCCGCCCGGAATCTGGAATTTGGCGAGCAGAACCTCCTTGTTGTTCGGAAGCACGCCCAACGATTCGACGGTCGGCGTCTTGCCGGAACTGTCCTGAACTCCGGCAACACCCCAAGCGTCGGACAAGGCGAGTTGGATAAGCTCCTTCTGTGCCGCGCGAATCTTCCAATGGGCCACGCTGTCCGGGTCTGTTCCCAGATACGGGTTGGAGCACAGCCATACTGTCGCACGGTCAGCCGATTGCCAATCCCAATACACTCGTTCGGAACCGACGGCGGCGCTGATGTTCGCGCTTTTCCTGCGCACGTCGGCAACGGTTCCGCCACGACCTAAATGGAAGCCGATACGCCAGATGGCCGTGTCCTTGCCCATCTGCTGACAGGAGTCGATGACCACCTCCGCACGGGATGGCATCACGTCCATGAGCGCCTTGTAGATGAGCGCCTGAGCGTAACGACGGTATTCCGGACGGGAACCGGTCAGACGGTCGATTCTCAAAGGGGCGTTGTCCGCCATGACCAGCGAGGTGATGCCGTTCTCCTCGATGAGTCCGACGAAATCCTTGGACGGGTCGAGACTCGATAGGTCGTAGCGCATGAAGTCGGACGTGCGGTCGGGTGCCGTCAGCATTTCCGGCATGAACGAAAGCGTCCAGCCTTCGCTCGTCTCTACAATCCTCTCCTCGTCGTAGTTGCAGACGGGAAGATTCAGCTTCGACCCGACGATATCCTGCCAAGCCTTCTGGTCACGTTTGAACCGGCGGGACAGTTCGATATACCGGTTGAACGACTTGCTTTGGGTCAGTCCATCCGGACGATACTTGTTGCCCTTGTCGTTCAGCTTCGTCTCGGGTTGGGCGGCGAGCATGAACGCATTCTCCAAGTCGGAGAAGATAGGCATTTTGATGATGTCGGCGGGACTGAACGGGTTCGCCAGCCATTCCAATCCCAACTGGGTGATGAGAGCGCCACCACTGGGAGGATTGTGCAACAGCATCAGCCATGCCGCCTCTTCCTCATCGTCTGCGGCGGCGTCGATGACCTGAACGAGCGGCGGACGTTTATGCCATTCGTTCTGGGCGCAATAATCGTAGGCGATGTCGGCAACCAGTTGGGCGATTTTTGCTCCGACCTTCTTCTTGGTGATGTCGGGAATGCAGGACTCGTCCTTGCCGTATACGATTCGCACTAGGCTTGGGTCGAACTGCCAGCCGTTCTCCTTGATGGTTTTGGCGGCGAGCAGGGCTATGAAATTGTATCCGCTGGAAGTGGCGGAGGAACGTAACGGTTCCACACCGGCCTTCAATACCTTCTCATTGCTTCTTGGAGCGTCATACTGGTCTTGCAAGCGGACTCGCATGACATGCATCGGATTCTTGCGATGTCCGACCTTCTTGACTTGGGTGACGTAGGCTCCTCCCCACATCTTCGCCAAGTCGTCGCTTTTGACCCAACCGTCCAGCATGCGTTGCGCTTTTACAAGTTCACGCCAATACGCGGTCTGCTTCTTCTTGTCAAATTTCGTCACGAGCAACAGGAACAGAAGTGCGGGAAGACTGAGTGTCGTGGGAATATCCACGAACCCCAAATATGCGCAAGCTCCCAGTATAACAAGAAGAACAACAGCGGAGACGATGGCGATGATCTTCTGCGACGGCTTACCTTTTTGCAGGAAGGCGAACACGCTCACACCCTGATAGATATGCCGACGGTCTACAAGACGGTCACGCCAATGAATGACGCCCATGACCGACATGAAACCGAATATCATGTTGAACGGTATCGTCCACAATCCGCATCCACGACTGGCGTACAGGCCGACGAACCAGCCGACCCACCATGAGACCCTATGCACGGCAAGCCAATCGGACTTGGACATGAGGTCTGTGAATGTCTCGGGGTTCTCATCGAACTCGTCGTCCTTTTCGGGACGGGAGTAAGGTTTCAGCCCGGAGAACATATCCTTCCAACGGTAGTAGACGTTGAGTTTCTTCGGGTCTACGGGGTCTGTCTTACGTGCGGGCGTCGGATAGGTGGCCGTGGTTCCTCCTACGAGGATTCCCAGCCAGATGAACGGCATGAGCGGAAGTCTCAGTAAAGCCCAGAGGATTACGCCGATGATGATTATGAGTCCACACCAGAAGCCGCTCCAGATATGGGTCGGCTCTTTGCTCCTACTGCGGCTTCGTCCACCGCGATTCTGTGCCATCGAGGACTCCATTCATTATCTGTTTTTTTGAATGTCGGAAATCTATTAACGACACTAATGGACTGTTTGTTGTAAACCTTTTGAAAACAGGAAAATTGTTTGGGGGAGTTTGGGGTTGGTTGGGGTGTTTTCTTGGCGTGTCGTCGTCTTGGGTGGCGAGTTATTGTAGAAAGTTTAGGTTCATGCTATACTGAGAATGTCCACAAAAAAAGTCGCCATAAGGAAACAAATTATGACCTAAAGAAAAAGGAGAAAACAAAATGGCAACGCTACTTATCTCGATTGGCACGTTCATCGTCTACTCGATTTGCGTCATCGTCCTCGTAATCGGAGGACTGTCCATGACCAGTGCAGGACAGACGTTCGAAACGATGTTCAACAACTTCTTCGGAACAGTCATCCCCTCAATCGCCGTCGGAGCATTCGACATCTTCACGTTCCTCATCTTCGTTGCCATCCTCCAAACCATCATCTGGTGCTTCCGAATCGAATTCCATGAGGGCAAACTGCGTGACATCCCCATCGACTGCGTGCTCATGGCAATCGTTCCAATGCTCTACGTTCACTGGAACCCCGGAGATAATTTCTGCCTCCTGCTCGCACTTATCGGATACCTCATCCCCACGGGTGTCATGTGGATGAACACCATCCTGCTTCGCCTCGGAAAGAACGGGTTGGATGGAAGGGAATCCCAGTACAAGAAGGCTGACGGCAGGGTTTCTCGCTAAGATTCTTCTAGATGTTCGAACACCCGTCCGAACTTCCTAGCAAAAGGCTGAACTCATGTCCCACAACAAAAAAACCATCACCATAATCACAGCAGTCGTCCTAGTGTTGGCGCTCGTCATCGGATGGTGCGCATGGCGCAAGCACGTCACGTCCACCAAAGAGACCCAAGCCAGCGCCAACACCAGCTCCTCCAGCTCTACCAACAAGACCAAAAAGAAGAAAACCCCAGTCTTGTCCGACAAACAAAAGGAACAGAACAAGACCATCGCCCTCCAAATGGAAAAGGACATGCGCAATTGGGGAGTGGACTCGCTCGCAGACCCACACCAGTGGGCCAAACAGCCAGCAGACCAAGTATTGGCCGCATTAAGAACACCGGACAATATCGAGACTCCGGCGGACATGCCAACTTCCGTGAAAATCAATCAGGGATGGGGAGGCAACGCCCCCTCCTACGTGTGCAACACCTCCGACTACCAGTCCTTATGCGACACCATGCCCACCTCCCAAGTGTGGTGGAAGAACGAAGTATGGGGCACTGGAACCAGATGGGTCAAAGACCCGACGGCCACAGTGCTCGAAAACGGCAAGGTAAGAGTCAAAGGCAAGGTTCGTTCCATCCTCGTCACTAGCGGCGACACTTATTCGATGGGCGGCTACAATGCGCTCACCCCGGCATGGCGGGATTATCAGATTGACGACATCCTCACCATCAAAAATGGAAAGGTCTCCGACATCGAATATGTAGGAAACCAGAATTGGTGGATTAACCCGTTCCTGACCGCATGGACTCCCGACCGGGTGGCCGACAGTATCGGTGAGGGCAACAGAATCGCCATCCCGGTTTCAGGCGCATTAAATTGGAATGGTATGAATCCAACCGGCATCACCCGCGTACTGAACGCGCCCACCAGCATGGGAGGCATGGATGGAAAAGTCGATTGGAGCATGTGGGACGATTTGATTCAGGCCGGAAACACAGCCAACGGTCAGCAACAGGCACCAGACCTTGACCCGGCGAAGGATGCGGCCACCATCCACGACAGAGAATAGTGCATTACACAAGCAAAAAGAGAAGGAATCTACATTCCTTCTCTTTTTGCTATAACTCAAACTACTTCTTCCAGTTGGAATTACGGAAGAATTGGCAGTCAGTGCTGGAAAGCTGGGATTTCGTCAGCCATCGAGAACCATAGGAGGAGAACGACGCGGAACCATCACGGTTGCCTTCACTAATACGAATCTTCCAACCGGACGGGTCGGAGGACACTTCCTCAACCACGGCCACGTGACCACAATCACCACCACCGGCGAACGGGCTACCACGACCTGATATACCGTCACCGGGTTTAGGGTTCCCATCGACCGTCCAACCGGATTGGCCTTTCAAATTGTTGGCGATGTCACCACCGTTACCCATAACCCAAGACCAGCCTTCGTTGCCGTGAATCATGGCAAGACGGTTCCATGCATACCAGACGCACTGATGACCATATTCCAAATGCGGGTAGAACACACCAGCGTCAGACGCGCTACAAATCTTCTGATTGCCCGAACACATCCAAGAAAAGTCCCCATCCTTGGTAGGCGCACCGCCGACGGAACCATACGAAGTACTACCGCTATCGTCACTCACAGGGCACGTGGTGTTCGCGTCGGAATCGTCTGAGGAACCGCTTGAGGAACCACCCGTGTCAGCCGGGGGAGCGGAATCAAACTGCACTTCTGACGATGGCGGGAACTTGTTTGTCTGCTTGATGTAAGCAATGAACTGTTGTGTCACGCCCCAAACGGTCGAGACGTAATTATTGTCCGTGGCATATCCGGCATTCTTTAACTCCTGAATGTACGCGTGAGGGTCGGTACGCTTCTGCAATGCCGTCGCATAACGGGAATTCTCGGTGATGAACTGGCCATAACCGGCGAAACCATCCTCGTCGGAATCGTAGACCGCGAAATCACCGGTCGTATCGTAACATCCACCTTGATTGCATTCCTTGGTGGCAAGCTTGACCGACTTTTGACCATTGACCGCCTTGATGCCAAAGAAGTTATGATATTTGGTCGTCAGATTGGAAGCGCCCCAAGCGCTTTCCACTGCGGACTGTCCAAGAATCGCCTCATATGGGATACCGTACTTCTTGCCAATGTCAAATGCGGCCTGACCATACTTATCCGTATATGCTTGAACGGAATTGGTTACTGTCACATTGGCCGACGTGGTATCGGTGGTTCCGTCCGTATCGTCGGATTGTGTGCAACATTGGGAACTGTCATCATCGGAGTCTCCACTCTTGCCGTTGAAGGAGATGTCGTTCAATCCTTTGTCGTAATAGTTCTTGGCTACCTGTTTTCGGTTATCCTCATTACGGGATGCCCAATTTGGCCTTTCCCATCCGGCCATCCATGCGACTGCGGCCACTTCCGGGTCGCTGGCTTCATGCCAAGTATCATACAGACTGTCGTTCTTGACGGTTATCTCGGCCTTGGCTTCCGACAAGTAATGATTGTTGAAGGAGCTTTTCGCGGTTGCCACAAGCATTTTTATCTGCCCGTCCTCGTCCGAATCAGGCGTGCCCTCCAGTCCGTTGGCGTCCATCCAAGTGCGGATTTTGCTTCGGGGAGTCCATTGTCCGAGACCGTATCCATTGTCGGGGCTGCTTCTGTCCGCTACGAAACCGGATTCGGCATACACATTGCCCAATACTCCAGCCGTGGCCGCTTTGGAGAATCCCGCTGACGCGAACGCCTTGGCGATTTTGATTGCTACATCATTGGTTTTGAAATCAGAAGATGAACTGGAGCTACTGGAGTCCGAAGAGGAGGAGTCGGAGGAGCTGGACGCGGAAGAGTCGGAAAGACGATAGTAGGAAGTGTATTTACCGCCACCGTAATCAAACGGGACTTCCGACACCTCGTCCCCCTTGCTGTCACCATCCTTGCCATCGGTATCCTCATGAGCGCCAACGGTCTTATTATCCCCGATATAGATTTCCGTATGGCCGTCCCGCCATACAACATCACCTTTCTGGAGCTTGTCTGCGGAACCATCGAAGTCGGTTTTGGTGAAACCGGCCTTGCTCATCGGGTCATCCATACTGGACGTATTAAATGGGGAGTCGCCCAGATTCTTGACGCCACCCTTTGTCAGCGCATAGTAGACGAAACTCGAACAGTCAACATCAGGATTGAGTTTTCGTTTCGACTGGCTATAACCGATTTTGTCGTCCTTAGCCATTTCCTCGGCCTTGGCTATGTACTTGTCTATGAGACTGTTCCCACTGTCCGAACTGCTTTGGGCAGAGGTCTTCTTGCATCCGTTGGAGCGAATGGACATCATGGTCGTATCGGACACGGTACTCATACTGGTCACGCCGACCGCTATCATCATGTCGAAGAGGAGTAGGCCAGCCATCCCCGTCGCCGCCATTTTTCCAAAACTTTGCACTGTACCCGCCTTACAAAAAACTTGGAAGAGATTTTTGCCATCTCTTCCAAGTTAACAGAATTTTTTAGGTAAGGGGAGGGAAATCAGTGGAATGGTTCGAATGGTATGCTGAACACCATATTGTAAAGGTCTTCCACATCGCCCGCCGCGGTCTGCGCGTCGGATAGAATCTGTTGCGGTTCCCGTTCCTCCCCCCAAAGGTCGAACAGGTTCACGACCGTATCGACTTCCTTCTCGCTTTTACTGTTGATGGCAAAACCCAATAGTCGGCCACGATTAAGGTCGGACAATGGTTTGCTGATTTCCTTAGACCATTCGCAAGCGGTTTTCCACGCGTCATCGTCCATCGTATAATCTCCGTCCACACCATAGGTGAGCAGGTCTCCTTCGGTGCTTTCCTGAGCAATGTCATGGATGACGAACATGTATTCGATGGCGAGGAGATACTCGTCCAGACTGATTTCGTCCGCATTCCAGTCATGGTTCGTCGGGAAATGTAGATACGGATAACGGTTCACTGTCTCATTGCCGATTTTGTCTCCCTCATAGAGCAGTGCCACGGGGAGTGTGAAGATAGGCGACAGGTAGACCCTTCCCTCGACCCCACCATATTGGTCGTTCTCCGGAATGGCGATAATCTGCTTCATCGAATTGACGATACGATTCACATACTTGGTGGGCCGTTCCAACAGCAACGGTCTTCCACTGGAGAAGCCTTGGAAAGACATCACATCATATTTTTCAACGACCGGCGTGGTGTCGAACGTCGGCGGAGACAATGGTGTGATGTTCTGCTCATCCTCCGTCTTATGGGGCATCGGACGATTCTCTCCGAAGAAATCCTTGTAACTCACTGTTCTTGTCCTTCCTGCGTTTCTGACGCTTGCATTGCTTTCTTCTTTTCCTCTTCACGGCGAATCTTATCGGTTGCGGTCGTGGAGATTTCCTTCAACAGGTCTGGCGGAATGATGACTTCGACGGGTACCGGCTGTTTGCTGGAATCCTTGAAGTAGGCGACGGCACCACGAATGGTCTTGTCCTTGCCAGTCTCCTTGTCCTTGATACGCAGACGCCTCATGCCAGCCCAGTTCGGCTCATCGTTCTCCTTCGTATCACCCATGCTCATACGGGAGCGGATACGATTGCCGGAATCCTCAATCTGCAACAGTCGCAAAGCGTCACGGGCAGGAGAATCCTGAATCGGGTCGTCCAAAGCCAGCAGGAACGCTCGGCCGATACCGCCTGTCATACCAGCGTTGATGAACTCCTTGACCTTCTGGGAGGCGAACACCGGAGTGAAACGGCGGGAACGTGCGGTACGCATCCACTCGTTCACCTTGGCGGCACCCTTGTCCTCGCCTAGGATTGCCCAAGCCTCATCGATGCCGACCATTCCGTCTCGTTCGCTTACTGCGGCACCCGCGCCGAACACAATCATACGAAGCACCCAACGTTGGATACGTCCTGTAACGGTGTTCTCGGCTCCCTGTTCCGGAATCATGGAACGGTTTCCAGCGTTGATAAGGGTAAGGTTCTGACTGACACGCAAAGGGGTCACGTTATCGTTCGTACCGAAGATAAGACGCAACGACTGGTTCGTATTGACGCTCATCGTAATCAGTTTGAACACGTCCAACGTGTCCGGATACAAGTTGTATTGCGAAGGGTCTTTCCCCGCTTGCTGGAGAGCACGGAAGTCGGTAGCCGCCTTGTACAGGATTGTCCCGCAACAGCGGCCACCCTTCTTGTAACCGTAATCCAGCATGGCCTTAACGGTAAGCTCATAGGAGGTATCGCCGTCAGGTTTCAGAATATCGGAAATCATGATAGCGGCCATATCCTTGGCCTCTTCCTCGCTTCGGAGCACATTGTACGGGTCGAATGTTCCGTCAGCGATGTCGGAATCCATTCGGAGCACTGTTCCGTTACGGGACAGGACGGCATCCTCGAAGTCGTTGCCTTCCTTCGGGTTGACGAGAATACAAGGCGTTTTGCCCTTGCCGCTACGGGAGTCAATCAGCATCCACTGGAGGAACAGGCTCACCAACAGCATGGACTTTCCGGAACCGGTTTCACCGATGACCAGAATGCCCGGTCGGGTATCCTTATCCTGCACGGTGGTAGTGCCCACGTAAACGGGTTGCCGGTTCGCTTCGGTCAATCCGACCAGCGCTCCAGTATCATCACCGGCCTTGGCGAAACTACTCACGCCGCCACCAGCCACGCAGGTCGCAGACCAGTGAATCTCATACGGTGTCATACGCACCGGAGAACACGCCTGCATGCTTTTGAACGCCATCAACTGTTCGTTGGCCGTGGTCAGATTCGTGAACTCGAAATTCTGGATGTTCTGCAACGAGTCCACGGCAATCTGAGCGTTACCTGCCACACAGGTGGCGACACTCAAATCGATGATGCTCGGCGGCATTTCGGGAGAATTGTAAATGGCCTTCTTATAGTCCAGACGATATTTCAAATCGGTCATATCGGCGGAAGCCTCACGGCCATGCTGATAACGTTCCTTGATGTTCTCGTCAATCGTGCGGGCGTTACGGCGAATCGTGTCAGCCGTCACCTTGCCGGGTTCGACCTTGCCGCGAATGGACGTTCCGACGGCGTTCGCGCCACCCGCCGTAGCGACTTCCATCAGTTTCGCAATCCACAGGTTGGACGGGTTGGTGATGTCCGATTGTGCGAACTGGGTTGTTCGGGCGAAGCAGATGGACGCCGGATACTCGCTGTCGATGTTCCACTGGTCGCAATCGATTCCCTCATCGTATAGTCGTTTCGCGTTCTGGCAGACCTTACTGTTCGGGAAGAAATGCAGGTGGTCGTTCTCGGCAATGATGGGAAGGGCGGACGCGGACGCTCGACTCACCCACCAAGTCTCCATCATCGCAACCATCTGCTCGCGTTCGCTTTCCTCCATGATGGTGAACGGGATAAGACCGGCGTTCAACATGATGCGTTCGATACGATGCGCGTCCGGCAGATACTCCTCAAACATGGCGTAACCGTTCGCCATGGAGAAGCTAAGCTGATTGAACTTCGTGGTGACTTTCCGAAGAAGCGACTGTTTACGGCCTTTCCTACCGGCTTCGCCACCCAGTTTCAACGGGACTCCGATGACAGCGAACTGCTTGCACACGTTCAGATTACGGTAATAGTAAGCCTGATAGCTTTTCAAATCATCCTGTTGCATTACCGGCGGACGGTAGGGGATAGGCATGGAACCCGTAAGCAGATGGAATTCACGGTATTCGCTTTTCAGCAAATCCCTGTAGCGCATGCCCGCCACGCTGACCTCACCGGCCAGCCCGTCGAAGAAAGCCATGAAGCTTTGCTCGGCTTCCTTCCTTTTGGAGTCGCCCGCACCATCCAATAGTGCGCTCGTCCAAGGAATCTTCGCATACAGCCATACCGTTCTGTCCGGTGTCGCCGCTCGGAGCAGACCGTATTCGCTACCGGGGCTGATGAAGCTTTCCGGACGATAGAAACCGTCTCTTGCCATTTCGGGTCAACCACTTTCGATTCTGTGGAATCTTTCCTGTATCACTGGTTTCGACTCTAATGGTTTCGACTGTTGTCAACCTTCGGAAAACGGAAAAATCCCTCCCCCAACGGATATTCCAATAGGGGAGGGATTCAGAATCGGCGGATTGAATCAGTCGTTCAGACCGAAGTATTCCATCGGGTCGAAATCGGCGCTCATGTATTTTCCGGGATTGTCGTCTTCGACCGGCTTGGCCGGTTTGAATGGCTTGTCGATAGGTTTCTCACCTTTCTGCTTCAATCCGGAATAAGCCAACTGTCTCACGGACTTATCCGAATCGTGGGACAGTTTCTTCAACGTTTCAACGGACGTGTTCGAGTTCGTCGCGATAGCACGCTTCACATGGGGACTCCACTGGTCGGACATATAGTCCAATGTTTCCGTCGAAGTATTCGGATTACCGGCGACGTTGATGCGGGTCTGAGTCCAACCGTCATCGGCCAGAACGTTCAATGTTTCCGGCGAGGCATGGGGAGTCAACTACCGCGATGACGAGCGTCGCGGCTTGGACGTGGGCGTGACCCCCGCGACTCTCGTAAGGGAGGTCGTCGCGGGCACCCTATCCATCATGGGTGGTTGACGGCACCCTGACCTTGGGTCTATCCAAGGTTTTGTATGGCTCTGTCTCGGATGTTCAACGCGGCGTTATGGTCGGCGTTGTCGCTGTGCCCGCAACGGAGGCAGTCGAATCTCGCGTGATTGCGGTTTCTCGCGTCCACGTATCCGCAACGGTTGCATTTCTGACTCGTGTAGGCGGGGTCTACCATTAGGATTCTGACGCCGTTCCTTGCGGCCTTGTAGGCGGTGAACTCTTGCAGTTGGGCGAACGGCCACTGGTTGAGCATGTTGCGGCGTCTTCTGCCGGTCTTGGTTCCTTTCCTCGCCTGACGGCGGATGTACGCCAAGTCCTCGAACGCTATGACACTCACGTTCGGAGTGTTCGCCAATCTTTTGGACGCGCGATGGTTGACGTCACGGATGAACCGCTCTTCCCGATGTCTCATCGCCTTCAACCGGCGGCGGGCGCTTCGGGTGCCTTTTTCCTGCAATGTCTTCCTGTTGTGCGCGTAACGGCGTCTGATTCCCTGCATGCGGGAATAGGAGGTCTCACCTCCTCTCGAATCCATGGTGAGGGAGTGCTGTCCCAAGTCAACGCCCAGTACGTCCCCATGTTCGATTGGAGTGGACTGGGGTAGGCGGTATACGAGCATGACGCTCGCGTTTCGCCCGTCCGGGTCGAGGACGAGTTTGGCCGCGTTCAATTTGCGTTCGGGGTATCTGCGGTCGAACCATTCGGGAATGTCCGGCAACAGTATCCGCTGTCTTTTCTCGCCGTGCGTGACGCTCAACGACAGCAGGTTGCCACGCAGGGACATGACCCTCAAATCGTAGTTGATGGTCTTTTTCCTGCGTGACGCCTTGAGGTTCCACCGGCGTTTCGGATGGTTCGAGTTCCACGAGCGCACCGCTCCGGCGGCGTCGCGCATGGCTATGCAGACGAACTGGGATGGCAGTTCCGGATATTCGGCGCGGAGTCTCGCGTAATTGTCCTTCTGCATTCTGGTGCGGTTGACCGAACGGTTGCTGTCGCACCATGAGACAAGCGAACCCCACATGCGGTTGTAGGAGTCGGCCAATCCCTCGAAGATTCCGTACTGTTCAGGTGAGATGTCCAATGGGAGTACGAGGGTGCGTTGGGGTGTGGCATTCACCATGCTTTCCCTATGTTGCGCCGTCTTGCTTTTCCCAATGGTCATGCCTCTTATGATACCATAGGTTTTATGAGCATGCAACGAAATAGTCACCAAGTCTATGAACTCGGCTACCACATTATCTTCTGCACCAAATACAGGCACAAGATACTCACCGGAGAAGTCGAAATCGCATGCCGCAACGCCATAGCCGAGACCTGCGCCGCATACGGATGGACGTTGGAGGAGATAGAGGTCATGCCCGACCACGTCCACATGTTCGTCACCGCCAACCCGCAGACCGCCCCTGCCGAAATCGCCAGAACGGTCAAATCAATCAGCGCCGTCCGCATATTCACCCAATTCCCCGCACTCAAAGGAAGAAAATTCTGGGGAAGTGGCCTATGGTCGCCATCGACCTACTTCGGAAGCGTCGGACACATCAGCGAGGACACCGTCAGACGATACATACAAACCCAAAAGGAACGAGCCTAGAACGGCGATTCCTCCCCGCCCACAAGAGGCGGGGAATCCTCACCTAACAAATCTTGAAGCGCCGCCATGCTCCTTGACCCATTTGCCCAGCGGGTCTCTTGCTTGTAAAGGATTGTACATTCCTCCTCCAATTTCTTTTAGTATTCGAATTGGATATCGTCGTATCCGCTGTCATCGTTGAAATCGACTCCCGCGTATTCGTCCGAAAGCCTTTGATTCTCACGGCAATGTTCAAGATTCATGACGGCCCTACGGCTGACTTTCTCGTCCTTGTCTTCGCTTAGCGTCTCCAACGTGTGAAGGCTGGTGTTCGGATTGCCCGCCACATGAAGTCTCGTCTCTGAGTCCTTCGACTGGGAGAGCCTGTCGAGCCTGTCGAGCCTGTCCGGCACCGTGCAGTGTTCCGCCATGGGGCGGGTGCTGATGGTGTTGGTCATGTCGAAACGGTTCAGTATGCCCTGCGCCGACGAATCGTAGCCTAGCTCATGGAGTTTTTCGCACTGCTCGGACGAGGCGTGGTAGAGGAACTGGTCAGCCAATTTCGTCTCCGCGTCGATAGCCATGGCGGGGCATTTCATCCTGCCTTTGCTAAGGGGGAAGGTGGTTCCCGCCCTGTCGTCTGTCCATTCGCTGTGACCGGCCTCGAAGATTTGCAGGGCTGCGTCGTAGTCGCCGTTCCTAGCCGCCTCCGTGGCTATCTCCGACGTGTACGCGTCGCAGACATGCAGTTTCTCGTTGGTCTCGATATAGTCGTTGTAACCGTCCTGCCCCGGTAGCGGCATGGGGTCTCTCACATCGTCGTAGTCCATAAGCTCTTCGAGCCTCAGTGTTTGATGGTATCTGTTCTGCCCGAGCAGGACGCTGGGATTACCGTAATCGCCTTTCTTGCAGTATTCCAGAGAACGGTTCCGACACCATGCCATGAGAGCGTAGTCGGCAATGTCCTTGTCGGCATCGCCTTCGAGCCGTTCCAGAGTGTTGGTCGGGGTGTTGCGGTTGAGGGCCACGGCACGTTTCACATAGAAGTTGTCATCGTCCGCCATCATGTCGAGCGTCTTGCCGTCCAGTTTCGGATTGGACGCGACTGCCGTGCGCTCCCTCACGTCGTCGCTGTACTTGAACGAGTCAAGCGTCTCGTCGCTGATGTTCGGGTTCATCAGCGCCTCCAGCCGGTTGTCCTCGTCTTTGCCGGTCTTGGCTATCTGGTCAATTACCGCTGTCGGCGTGTTTTTGGTATCGACAGCCGCCCCATGCTCTTCCGCATAGTTGAGACTTTTGACATTATCGGCAAGACTCGCCTTCGGATTGCCACCATGCGCTTTCATCCACTTGCCCAGCGGGTCGCGTGGTTCTGAAGGATTGTATGTCATAGAAGAAAACCTCCTTTTCGCTGTAAACAACCTTACGCGAAAGGGAGGTTCTATTCTTGCTGTTTTGGTAAAATTAGGCTCCGGCTTGGGTGGTGTCTTTTTTGACTATGGACACGTATTCGTTTACCAGTTTCTTGAGTTCAGGATTCTGGTCGAGACGGACTTCCACTCCAAGCTTGGTGTTCTTGTAGAACGCATAGTTTTCCTTGGCGGCGATGGAAAGGCTGAAATCCTCAACCTTCCAATTGTCGCCTGTCCCACGGTCCAGACTAAGGAACATGGCTCGGGCGAACCATTCCCTGCCGGTCGTATCCTTGACTGTAATCATGGGCTGAATCTTATGGGTGACATCTGCCGTGAGACGTTTGCCCGGCACGATGATTTTAGGCATCTTCCTTACCTTCCTCCTTATATACGAACATGACGTTCATGTGGCTGTTCTTCAAGGCCGCATCCAATGGTGTTTTGCTACGAGCGCGATGACGGTATGCTTCGATATACCATTTTTCAAACGGGAAGTCGTCTCCGCTTTTGATGTTCTTGACCTTCACCCAGCGGGACGCGGTTTTCGCCCGCAGTGCGGTCGGGGCGGTGTAGCCGTCACGGTCGTCCATACCGTACTTGTAGTCCTCTCCGGACTCGTACAGTTTGCCGATGAGATATCTGCCGTCGGTGCGCCAGAGGATGAACTGGGAGCAGGTGTCGAGCGAGCGGACTGAAACGATGCTGTCGAACGGGATGATGGCTTTGCCATCGTTCTGTTCCGCATGGTTGATGATTTCATCCATCATGCTTTCCGCCTGTCGCCAGTTGTAGCGGATGATGGTGTCTTCGTCGGGTTTGACGCTGGCTTTTCCAATGAGGTCTGATTCCGAACTGATGCGCATGAATACTGCGCGTCTGTCCATGAGTGTTTCGGTCATGGTGTTATCCTTACTCTTATGTGACTACTTCCAGTATAGGGTGTTTTTGCGAATGTGTCCAATACTGGAATCAGTCACACCTCACGTAGTCGAATACGGGTAAGTCCCGAACGTCGGGAAGTGGTAGCGGACTTGCGTTTGCCATCGGCGTCGGCCATGGTCAGCATGGGTACCTTGCGTTCGAACACCAAGGACAACGGTTTGCCCTTGTCTTTACCTGCGGCGAGTTCATACAGGTCTGGGTTGAAGCCTTCCAATGGTCTCAGGTTGTCCAACGCTATCCAGTATTTGGCTGGTTCTTTAGACCATGGTTTGGGGCATTGGTAGAAGCTTCCTTCGTCCCATGTCCTTGGATTGTATGGGCTTCCGAAGCCAGTCACTTCGCCTATGAGCATGAGGTCTTCGTCGTGCGCGTACAGGATTACCTGCTCCACGTTTTTCATGACGCCTATGATTCCGCATTTCCATAGGACGTGGTTGTCGTGTTCTTTGCTGAATCGGAGATATTCCTGCATCACGGTGTGTGGTTGGAAGTATACGCGGCCTTGTCGGGGTGCGTATCCGATTCGTATCATCAGGATTTCTTTTGAGTGTGTTGTACCAGTCATGCTCCCATATTACCATATGTGGACAATTCCAATATAACGTGTAGCACGTTAGGGGGTAGCCTAAACTCAGTGCGCGTCACCCTTCTTCGACTTGCCGGACTTGCGAGAAGCCGTGAACCTCCCCGACCTTACTGTCGGGGCTTCCGTGCTTTCCGCAGAGATGATTGCTTCCGGCACGGCTACATGACCTCATACGAGGTCACGCCCCGGTTCCGGGGATTACTCCATGCTCACGTCGTTCTTCCGGTTGGAAGATTGGCGTGGCCCGGAGATATTTGACATGAACCGTTTTGTTCGTGTCCATCGGCTGGTAGGAGCCGTTTTTCGCGCGAATCAGAATGTTGATTGCGCCCACCGCGTCACGGTTGCAGGTGAAACCGCAGTTGCGGCAGTGGTATCCACGCCCATTGGGGTGGTTGCGTGTTTGGCACGCGGGGCAGGTCTTGGATGACCAAGATTCGTCGATATGCTCGATTGTCATGCTGGTCTTATGGGCAAGCAGACTCTCCTGTCGTCCACGAGACCATTGCGATAGGCGTCTGCGTTGGTCCTTCCGGTTCCTGACGCGGCGGGTCTCGTTTTTGCGGGTGTTTTGTTCGATGCCGCGAACGTCCCCGGCTACGATTCGCCCCGCATCGTGTTCCTGAATGAAGTCGGAGACCTTGCGGGTGGTCTGATGGTCGGCGTTACGTAGGGCGTCGGAGGTTTTCGCTTCGATTCGTCTGCGTTTCGCGTCGAGTTTGCGCCACCGTTTCGAACCTTTGACGCAACGGGACAGTTTCTCCTGAAGGCTGGCGATTCTTGTGTTGCGGTAATGTTTGACGGCTCTCGCGTGACGTCCGTTGACGACCAGTATTTCGTAGGCGTCGTCGGTTTCGATGGCGACGGCCATCGGATTGATGATGCCCTCGTCGATGGCGGCGACGTTGCTCGGGTCGCCCTGCGGCGGTCGGCTTGTGGGAACGCTGACATGAAGGCTCCATTGGCGTTTGTTGCGGTCCCAGCACAGGCGCATGGCTCCCCACCGTTCGACCGGTACGGGAGCGTTCGTTTTCGGGTCGGAGATGTTCGGCATGCGTACAAGTATTCGCTTATGGTTTCTGCCGAAACTCAACGCGATATGTTTGCCATCGTTGGTGGGACGCCATCCGTATCCTGCGGTGAAGTCCAATGGACGATAGTTCTTCGCCCTGTGCGGGGCGTGCGCGTCCATATTGCCTTGGCGACGGTTCTCCCTGTAAGTCGCTACCGCGTCGTTCATTCCGTCCAACACGCCTTGAATGGTGTGCGCGTGCAGTCCGTCGCGCAGGTCGGGTTGTTTCTCATACAGGCGATGCCGCAGTTCCTTGTCGGATGGGTCACTCCCATGTTCGTCCCAATATGCGCGGGTTTCGGCTAACAGGAAGTTCCATAGCAATGCGGCCTTGTGGCACGCCTCATGCGCCCTGCGATGGTCGGCACCGGACAGGCGGACGGGTATGACGGCGACCCGCCATGTCTCGTCGTCCTGTGTTCTGGTGCTGCGTCTCATACACCCCACTATATCACATGGTCTATAATTATGGTTATGGCTGAAAACACTCATGATTGGCGTACCGGCAGACATGTGGTCTACGAATTGCATGCGCATATCGTGTTCGTCACGAAATACCGGCGCAAAGTGATGACCCCACGGGTCACAAAACTCTTGGAGGACACGTTCCGAGAGGTCTGCGAACGTTTCGAATGCGAATTGGAGGAGTTCGAGACCGACAATGACCACGCCCACCTGCTCGTCGCCTATACACCAAAAACGCAACTCAGTACGCTCATAATGAGCCTTAAGACCAACGGCAGCAAACGCGTCCGAGAACAGGACTGGCCAGAGGTCAGACAAGCGTTATGGGGAGACCACTTCTGGTCGCCAAGCTACTGCGTCGTCAGCTGCGGCGGCGCACCTTTGGAAATCGTAAGGAAATACATACGCGACCAGCAGAAACCGAATCGCAAATACCGAAGAAAAACAAACAGGTGACGGCCTAGACCCCTCCCTTACGGAAGGGGAATGCGGCCTAAAATCCGTTCAATGCTTTTAGACCACACTGCGTCAAAATATTCAGGACGTTTATAGACTTCCTCAATGGTCGGATGCTCACTCATTTTGTCATCTTTTCCTTTCGATTCTTCGGGTTCGACGAAGCCGTTGCGCCAGCACGGTCGCCGCATGTGCTTCGGTCTGATGCCGTTGACGCGGCGAACATACGGGTCGGTTACGATTTGTCCGCCTTTTCAATCCACCAAATCGCATCTTCGAGCTTCCAGTACATGTCCGCATGATGGTCGTGCAGGAACCGCAGGTCGTCAGCGTGCTGTTCGACCCATTCCGGGTGCGGGCGGGTGTCGTTCGTGCCTTGAACGGTCGGATAGGCGATTTTACATACGCACAGCCAGTAGGGAGGTTGCAGTCCGTCCTTGGGTTTCCAGTCGGACGGTTCCGAATACCGTTCCTCTAACGTCAGGTAATTGGACACCCATGCGGGCGATAGTCGAGGCCACACCTGCTCAAACAACAGCACGCCCAGTGCGATGCCCAGTAGCAGTCCGACACCATTACCTGTCGAAGGCTGGTCCGCAAGCTTGAATGCAGCCCACAGGCCGACGACCGGTAGCAGGAGGCTCACGGTCAGGTAGGGGACGCACTTCCGTGATTCACGCGAATCCTTCGCATGGTCGAACATGGTGAGCGCCACGAGAAGAAATACGGACATTCCCATGCCGAAGAGCAGCCCGCACCACAGCGTGCGTATCACATCCTTCAGGAACGCTATCACGGCTGGCGTCAGCAGTATTCGCCAACTGCCCGTCAAGACAATGAGCAACACGAGGGCTGGCAATGCGGACAAGAATATCAGCAATCTCTTGCGGAAACCGCTCAACGTTCCTGCCCCGCAATCCGCTCGAAACCCAATCTGGACGCAAGCCGTTTCTTTTCCTCATCCGATAGGAATTCGATGGCCGACCGCCGTCGGTTGGCGAGCCAACTCAGGCAATGCCAGCAGTCGATACGTTCCGAATCCGCGTCGCGGAGCCATTCAGCCAATCCGTCGTATGGCTCGAATGTTTCCGGCACGTCGGACAACCATTGGCGAATGATGGTCTTCCAATCCCAACCGTCCGTCCAATGGTGATGCCAAGGGCGAGTAATGGTAATGGTCGTATCGTCCGTTTTCAGAATGGTCATGCGGCATTCGTAGTCGCCGCCGCCAATGGTTGTGACGCGCAGCCAGTCGTTCATTACTGGCTTCCCTGTTTCTACCTGTTCCAGCATGTCGAAGCATTCGTCGCGTTCCGTCCGGGTGGCGGAACGCAATAGGTCCGCCAGTCCGGTCGGTTCGTCCTCATAGACGTTCTGCCGTATAAGGCTGATGGCTTCCCAATCCTCGAAGATTTCCGGTGACGGGTCGGCCATGCCGTTCAGCCAGTCCATGACCCGCATGCCGGTCTCGTCCAATCGACCGTAGTCCACATGTTCGGGCAGTTGTTCTAGCACGCTCAACCACCCGTATTGGCATCGGTCGTCGCATTCGCCGGAATCGACCAGCAGATAGTCGGATGTGAGCGGCAGTGGCACGCTGGCCGTACCGTCATCGTCTTGAAGCACGTCCATGATGAGACGCATGTTCGGTCTGTCCGCCGTCCACCCGGATACGCGCACGAACGCCCGCTCAGGCTTACGGTCGCGTGCGGCCATGAGACGGCATACGTGCGACAGGCGCATCCAATCCAAGCCTGACAGGTTCAACCCGTCCAAGCCGTGCAATGTATGTTCTGTGGGACGCGCGTCGTGAGCGCCGTCGTACTGGTATTCGATGTCCACGCCGTTGATGTTCAACATGGTTCCTCTGTTCCGTTGAGTGTGGCTTCGAGCATGAGCCGCGCCCATTCGCGCCATTTCTCCTTGGACGTTTGCTTCACCTTGTCCCATGGTTTCAGGTTTCCGTAGGAGAAGTAGGAGCGGGCGGAAAGGAAGTATCCGGCTTCGGCGGCGCGTTCCACCTGCTCGTCCGTCGGCTCATGTTCGGGGGGCCATATCCAATGTTCTTTGAGAATCAGATTGCCCTCGCAGTCGGTGTGTTGCATCGCCCTCAACAGTGCGAGTGGACTGTTCGCATGCTCGACCAACCGTAAAGCGACCGGAGTGAACCGTGGCTTCTCGCCTTCCTCCAACGGTTCGTTGTCGAATCTCACCAGCTCTCGGTCGAATCTCGCCAGATAGTCTGGGTTGTCTTCCGAATATCCCAGTCCGCCATATTGGAGAATGCGATAGGCTTCACTGGCCGACCAGAGGAGGGACTTGAGCAGGATGGTCGTGTCCATCCACTTCACGTTCCGTTCGCGGGCGGTCTTGTCCGCGTACCGGACGATGTCGCTGATTGTCGTATTGGTCACTTCCGAACCTCCTTGTCTTCTTCTTCGCAACGGTCGATGATTGTCTGGTAGGCGAACCTTCTCGAATCGGCACAGGTGATGGAATCATCTCCATACGGGATGTTCGATTCCAACAGTCGTTGCAGACTGTTCTTCGCCTCCCTCTTACGAATCCCGCACCATTCGGACAGATGCCGCACCGTGCATTCGTCCGTGCCGCGCAGGGCTGTCATGTGCGAGCGGGCGTTTCGGTAGGCTTGCAGGTATTCACGGTCGGCAAGCCATGAAAAATCGTCCTCACCGGCGGACATGGTCTTTTCCGTCCTGTCTATCCGCTCGTCCAACCATGCGATGATTGAGACCACTGCGTCCGTCTCCCCGTTTTTCATCTCAGTGTTTTCCATGGGTATTCCTTCCGGCTGGTTTCGTTCAGTTCAACGCGGCTTCGAGCATGAGCCGAGTGTAGGAGAGATAGTCCACGCCGACCTGACGTCCACGGTTGGGGCTGACGGTCTGGGCTAGGTTGACGCCGGTTCTTGACGCCGCCTCGACCTGCTCCCGAGTGGGTTGACGTTCGGGCAGTTCGATGCCGTGGGCGCGGAGCAGGAGTTCGACATGACTATCACGTTGCACGTGACGCAACACTTCCACCGCGTCGTGGGCGTCGTGCAGTATGTGACGGCTGGAAGCGGACAATACCGGGTCTTCTCCCATTTTCAACGGACGGTTCGGAATATCGGACATGAGGAGCCGGATTTTCGAGGATTCCAACCCGTGTCCCCGGAGCATCGAGCCTACGAGTCCATCGTTCCGGTAGAGCGCGTACAGCAGGTGGGCTTCTCCGGCCTGACTTTGATGGCGCGACTCGGCGGCGGATAGTGCGGTGTCGGCCAGCGAGTCCATCAAAGCCTGTATCTGTTCCTTCAAGGTGGTGGACGTGTCCATGGTTTATTTCCTTCTTTGCCTGAAAACTCTTTATGTGTGAACACATCCACTATAGCATAGTTTGCGTCAATAGTCCAGAAAAGCCTCCAACACCGGAAGGACACGATTCGTATACTTGTCGCGCTCATCCTCGGACATCCCATTCCACCGCAACAGGAGTCCACGGTCGTCGGGCTTGCCGTCGGGCAAATCATTCTCGCATCGGTACAAGGCCATGGCGGCACGCTCCAAACATGCGTCCGAAATGTGCTCAAGAGCGTAGGCGTCGGCCTTCTCCAACACTCCGGCGATTACGGGAGCGCATTCGCCCTTCGGCGGGAACATGGTGCCGAACCCCAAAACGTTCCAACCATTCCGGACGAGAACGTCGGGTAGGATGTATCCGCTCGCCCATTCAGGTCGGGTGGTGTCCAAATGCCGTGGGCAGAAGTGCCGCTCCACGTACTCGTCTCCATCCGATTCGACCTCAATGGTCAGCCACTTCAAATCGTCGGCGTCACTGTAGGCCGAATCCTCATTCTCACGCCAGAGTCTCGTGGTGGCGTCACAGTCGGGATAATCGCAGACGATGCGGTTGCAATGGTTGGTCTCATAGCTCACTGATGTTGCTCCTTCTCTATGTCGGATAGGCTGGAACGCCAGTAAGTAACAGTGTTGTCATCCACGGCTTGGGACAATCGCAAAAGCATTTCCAATGGACGATAGTCGGAATGGGCCTCATGCTGTTGGTTGAGGAGTTCCACGGCTTGCCGCTCGCTGACCGGTTTGCCAGCCCAACTCCACTCGTCGGATGAGCCGGTCTGTTTCGCCAACCAGCCGAATCCGTTCGGCAAGTCGAATCGCAGGGGCTTGTCGAATCCCGTCCCGGTCGCATACTGGTTGAGTTCTCGCAGTCCGATATGCAATTGGCGGTTTTGCTCGTCCAATCTCGCGTAGGGTTGCGTTCCGACGTATTTCCTTGCGAAGTCCCTGACCATGTCGCAAGCGGTTTCGAAATCGGGTTTGATGACACTCACCTGTCCGTTCCTTCTTCCAGTAGTTGTCCCGCTAGTTCGGGAACCTCGTTCCAATCATCGAACATGGCGGCTCTCATATCGGATTGTCCGGCCCGTTCGCATTGGGTTCCGTTCCACGGTAGACGGCGATGAGTTTTCCCCGTGTCTCGGCCAGTCGAATCACAGTAGTCCCTCCTCGACTTTCTTTCGCGCGATTTCCAGAAGCTCCTTGGCTAGAGTCAGATATCCGTCGCATGCGCCGACCGTTTCGGCCCGCTTCCAGAAGAAATCCTCATCGGGAGCCCCGCCGTAGGTCTTCTCCCATCGCGGGATTTCGTCAGCCCACATGAGATGTTTCGCCACGGCCTCCACCTCCTCCCCGCAAGCGGGGTGGAGACGCCCGTTCATATAGGCTTCCTGCAAATCGTCACTGTCGGCCTCGAACGTTTTCTTGATGTCGGAACCATCCCAGTATTGGACGGGATACGCTTCCTCGGCCTCCCTCTCTACGATGCTGACCAACTTGACATCCTCCGGTTCGGTATCGTGGCTCACTGCAACGAATCCTTGTCCAAGATTTGGAAATTCGTCCGATGAATGTATAGCGTTTTACCATCGACCATGAGCCTTGTTGTTTTGGGCAGATTGTCGTCTATATCCCATTTGATGGTGTCACCGTTGAACACCTCAATCGGCGTTCCCATCTGGCTTTTGATGACCACGACATGCTTCTTGGCAAACGAATCCTTATACCGGTTCAACAATTGCGACGTTGAACCGGTACCGGTCGTCTTTCCCGTGTCCTGAGATTTGAGAGCGTCGGCGGCGAAATCCTTGACCGGTTCCAACCCATCCTCAGTGAAGATGAGCGTATCCCCGCAGGAGTCCAACTCCCTGCCGTCAAGGGTTACGGTAATGACCGAAGACAGGGAATCGGTCGAACCGGAGGAAACCGAACCATTGGTGCCGATGCCGTAGTAACGGGAGTCGGTGGTCACATTGCCGTCCAACCCGATTTTCTCGGCATGACTCGTCAACGTCAGCTCACCGGTGTTGCTATACGCGCGCATGGTGAACGCTCGGCCTTCCAACCAACCCGACTCACTATCCGAACATCCGCCGAGCGAACACATCAGAACCGCCACAACCAATACGGCCACCGGACGGAAACCCTTTTTAAGACAATTCCTCAACACAAACAATCCTCTCAATCCAACTAACGGGACACCACGTGAGCCTCACCCTTATACGGGTCAAGCGTCAAATACTGGTCAAGACAAACGGACGGAAAACCATCACCATCCGACAGAAACGGACGATGACGCCAATCATACGAACTCCAACCCGCCTCCACACGAGCACTTAGCCCATCCAACATCACCGAACGAAAACCCGGCCTACCATCCCGCTCCAACCAGCAGATATCATACTCACGCCCACACAGGCGCTCGCTGACCACACGCGGAGTGGTGGTACCATCCGAACGGAGTTGCAGATACCTCAAATGCGAGTCCAACGGAGTCCAATCCGCCAAGCCGAAACGGTGACGGCCACGCTTATCCGTATACGCGCACAATCCGGCGTCCACACGCAACGTGTCACCCAACCGAATCGTCATCAGCCGGTCGGCGGAACCATTATGAGGTTCGATACGGTCGGGACGGATAATAGTGTTCTTCACGAACGTGGCAAGCCAAATATGCGAGTCGATAAGCGTCTGCGAACCATCCGAATTCACCACATGAGGAAACATCAGACACAGGCGCGACACATACCCGTTCGACACACTGCTCTCGTCACAGTCGGCCACCAAGCCCTCGACCGTGTAACGGTACACGCCGTCCACGGTCTTATGCTCCAAATCCAACAGGTTACGACGCTCGCTCTTGTCGGTTCGCTCCACGTACCCCTCGAAGAAACGACGATAATCCAAACGGAGTTCGTCAGCCTCCTCCTTGGTCTGGATACGGTAACGCAAGCCGATAAGGGAACGCCATCCGGTGTTGCGTCCCGCGCTCTGACTGCGAAGAACCTTCCTCCCATCAGGCGCTGTGGTCATTCCGATAAGCATGTCGGAACGCTCGTCAGCCTCCTCGATGAGCGCGTCCTTCAACGCGTCCATGGTCTCAGGGGAGGGAATGAACGGATTCTCCCTCCCGTACACGGCTGTCTTGTCGAACTTGGACATTTCAGTTCAAGTCCCTCCAACCGGTCACACACGCGTACTGGATGCGCAGGTTCCCTTCGATATTGGCGGACTTGCAAGCGTCAAGCACGTTCTTCAGATACACCAACCCATCAGCCCCGTCCGACATTTGACCGGGCAACGGCAGGATACCACCGTCCACATCACACACCAGACGATAACAGATTCGAGAACCGGAATCCACACAACCATTGTCATGGCCGCGTATCTGCTTGAGGATGACACGGATTGCCTCGACGGAAGGAATAGCATCTGACAACGCCCGACTGGAATCCCACACGGTCAACGCGCTGATTTCATCCAACCGTTCACTCAACTTGTCCAATTCCCGCAACGCCTCACCGACGGCAATCTTCACCGACTGCTCCCGCGCCACATCGGAATCATGCGCTCGCAGTGATTCGTGGAACTGTTTCTTCGACCTGTCGTCCATGTTGGATTTGTCGATAAACTCCTCGATTGGCATGGGGCCTAGGTCTCGAAGCACGTCCAACAAATACTCGTCATCCGGATTCTCGTCAGCTTTGTTCCGGTCGCTCATTTAGCAACCTTCCCGGACGGCTTTACGGTCGGCTTGGCCGGAGTCTTGACGGTCTTGCCAATCTTCTCAAGATAGGCTTCCAAAGCCTTGACAGCCGCCTGTTTCGCCAACACCATGGCTACATCCTTGTCGGAAGCGGTGGCATGCCAACGCATGTAGTTTTCCGGCTTGTCACCGTCGGACAACAGATAGGTGGCGCTGACCTTCGGCTTGCTTTCCTGCAAGTTCGTCTGGGTTTCCGAAGCAGTGACCTTCACACACTTGTTGGGAGTGTTCTTGCCGGTCTTGACCTTATCCCAGTCGATGAGCGCTTCGGCACGCCATGCGATGTTCTTGGCGCTGACCAAGGTGACGGTGGTACCGACATGCCACGGTTCCCCGTCGTTGTGCTTGTTGTGTTCTTTGACGATGGCTTCGGCCACGTTGCGGGCACTGCACTCGTATTTGATTTCACCCTTGCTGGTGACGACATGGGTTGCGTACTTGTCCTGTTCGTAGATTTCGATACTCAATGTAGGTGCGTTCCAATTCTGGTTGTGACTGGTGTAAACGGGTGTCGTGTTTGACTCGACCCGTCTTTATGTGGACACTGCCAGTATAACAAGAATATGAAGTCGGGTCAACATCATATAAAAGCTTGAGTCCCATATCTCCGTACTTCCGGACGGCAATGAGGAAGAATTCCAGTCAGAATATTATTTCTCCTCGGCGGGCGGCGTTCACCAACGTCGAGCGTCTTCTTCGGTGCAGAACTCGTGCAGGAGGCCGTCCCGATTCGCATACCAGAAAATTCATCGCGGTAGTTGACCGAGTTATTCCTTCCCGAGAATATGTTCGGCCAGTTCAGGCACTTCCTCCCATGAGTCGAAGCTTGCACCCTTGTCGTATTGTTTCAACCGTTCACACTGTTTCATGTTGTAGCCGTGGCGTTTCGCCAAGACGGGTAGTCCTTCGTGCATGAGCGTGTCCAGCATTATGGGATTGTCTTCAATATATAGGTCGGCTTTGAGCAGGTTCTTCTGCTTGAGGTGACAGTATGGGATGTCTCGACGTGACGGCGTGTATGAGTATCCGATGCTGGTAATGGGGTCTTTCTCATACCAGTCTTTTTCGGACATTCGCCTGATGTCCGAGGCGAATACGGCGTCACCTTCCGTATGTCGCAGGTCGTCCAGATTACGACGTGGACATAAGTTATGATTCTGGCTTGTGTCGAAATTCATGGTTATCATCCACCGGCGTGTATCATCACGGTCGTCGTCACGGGAGGTGACGAATAGGAGACGATTGTTTTCCGACATGCCGATTAGCTTCACCAACGCTTCCATAGCATGTGGATACATGTGTTCACGTAAATAGAGTCCCGTGTTCACCGACCAATGATGCCATTCACGGAATTCCGCATGGGTTTCGAACCAGCCTTCACAGGCGAAACCGTAGTCGGTTGGTTCGGGAGCGTTGAACGGTTTCTTCTGTAATTGGCTGATGCAATCCTTGAACGCTGTCGTATAGTCTACGAGAGTGTTGTCCAAGTCGATGGCGATAAGCTTATGGGTTTTCCCTTTTTCGGGCGGATATTGTTCCTCGTCCAATCCAAGCATGTGTAAAAGGTCGAGGAACGTTTTGCATTGCGGCAGTGGTTTGCCGTCTAGTTCGGCATGAACGATTGGGTCGTCATTGGATGGAAGTGGACAGGTATCCGACCAGAACAATCGATGTACTTCGTTGGGCGTGTTGAACTCCCATTTGATGTGCTTGCCGTCACAGTTGACGGATTCGAAATTGAGCATGTTTTTGGCCTTTCAAAATATGTGAACATGCCCACTATAGCATAATCTGGCTGTCAGGCCCAAGGGTTCTCCACACCCAACAACAGATTCAAGGGCATTACAGCCTCCCACAGCATAGGTTTGCAACCCCAACCGTATCCGTCACGCCAGATGTACGTGTGCAGTTCACCGAACATCGGAAGTTCGTCCTTGGAACCTTGCCCGCCGGAATAGTAGGGGCTTCGTTCGCTTAACGGCTCGCATTCCTCGACGGCGGGGGCAAGCAGGTCGATGTCGCCGTTATCCAGCAATCGTTCTACTTTCTCTCTAGTGTCGTAATGGTCGAAAAGCATACGTCCCGCGGATTGGATATTCCCGTCGTAAGGGCTGAATATCCAACGGTACAAGTCTTCGCCGTTTCGCATGGCGATGACGCATGGTGCGCCCATATCGTCTTCCTTCCTCCAAAACTTTTTATGTGAACAATCTCAGTATAACATCGGTGATTTTGTTTCAGAAATCACCACCGAAATCCAATTCACCGTTCGCATAGCATTCGATATCGTTCAACTCATCCTGCATGTCCACCAGTTGCGTCAACTGTCCAACAGCCGAACGGCAACGATTACAGGAGTCACGAATATACCCGCGAACACGCGGATACTGACGGTAATGCAATCGAGGATTCACCGTCAACTCGTCATCATCCAACACGTCCAACAAGTCGATGTACACGTCCAACAGGTGGGAGAGTGTCTGCGTCATGGAATCGGTCATCTCCTCATCCTTGTTCACGTATTCGCCAATATCGTGAACCGTCTCCTCCACCATGGTCACACACTGGTCGAGCATATACGCGTCACGTTTGAACCTACGGAACGGAAGCATTCAGCCGTCTTTCCTTTCTCGGCTTCTTTCCAACCGGTATTCGGCAATCCACAATGCCGACACCACAATCCACAATAAGCATGACAGTCCGTCAAGGAAACCCCATTTGCCTATGAACAGGCAGATTCCCAACAAGGCGACCAACAGTGAGCATACTATCGTCCCCAAGCGAATCCATCGGGGAGCATACCCTTTGCCGGGATGTTTGCGGGCGCGTCTTCTGTTCCCCGTCCAGACTATCGTTCCAACGATGAACAGGAAGAACGCGACCACGTACAGAGCCGTCAACACGTCGAAGACACCCTGCTCGCTCATTCCGACGGGTCTTCCAAGTCGGAACCGTTCAAACCGTCGGGCTTATCATTCCAGCGGATAAGAAACAGCCAGATTAACGCGGTGACAATCCAAACGAGTCCGCACATGCCGGAGCTTACGCTATCGAACCGGAAGCACCGAAGGAACTCCACGACGGCTGTCATAGTGGAGAATCCCACACATCCAACTCGGACACATCTTGCGACCTTACGTCCCAACAGGTGGGGATGTTGGACGGAGAGGAAGAACAGGAACGACAACAGCAGTTTGAATTCCTCCCCACGGCTGAAGCCGAGGGATTCCTGTCGCATATGAGACATGCTTCCCATTAGAGAAGTCTTCCCATACGTGTAGCAGGGGTTGGCGTTTCACCGGAACTCTCCTGTGGAACATGGGTTCCATAGGATGCGTGTTCCTCCACGCCCTCGGCATCGTCCATGCCGGTTGTATGTATCGCGCGGTTGAGAATGTTCTTAGCCGCGTTCACGTCCGCATTATCCTTGTTCCCGCAGTTAATGCATTGGAAGACCGCTTGGCTCTCACGGTTCTCCTTTGCGACATGTCCGCAACGGTTGCAGGTTTGGGACGTGTAGGCCGGGTCAACCAGTATGAGCTGGGTTCCGGCGAGTCGTGTCTTGTATTCGAGTTTGTTCTGGATGTCCGTCCAACGGTTGTTGAGGATGCTACGGTTCAATCCGGCTTTGGATGTTGCACTATTATGCAGGTAGCACCCCTGATGGTTGGGGTCCTGCTTCGGCTTTGGCCTACGCGTCATCTGCCGGGTCTTCAACGCTTCCAAGGCTATAAGGTCGTAGTCTTCGACAAGCTGTGTCGTGGTTTTCGCCACCCAATCGTCCTTACGATTGTTGATACGGCGACGTAACGAGTTCATACGCTTCAACGTGAGCATACGCCGTTTCGACTGGAATTTCGCGGTTTTGCCGCCACGCTTCTCGTTGGTTCTGTCCTGTCGGGAGAGTTTGCGTTGCAATCGCAGATACTCTTTTCTCTCCCGTTCGGACGGTTGAGGTATGTCCAGCATGGTTCCGTCCGACAAGGCCAACGTGTGGACGCAGCCACGGTCGATACCGGTCTGCTTGCCGGTGGTATTCCGTCGGATGGGCGACGGTTCGTTGGTGAACGCCAGAGTGCGTTCCGTCCAATTCACCGCCACACTCGTATAATCCCTGACGGGTTGGCTGACGCGCACGTGGATGGAGAGCGTCCAACGGCATCCCGTTTCGTCCGGCTTGCGGAATTCCTTTTTCACGGTTCCGGTGATGACGACCACGCCGCGCTTGCGTGACACCTGATGGTAGATGGCGTTGCCGGTCTTGTTCTGGTTGCGCCAGCATACGAAACACTGGGGGTTGCGTTTGCGGGACTTGAACCCCGGAACACGACCCCTATTAATCTTCTTGCGCTTCAATCCGGCATACCATTCCGAATTCTCCACGCGCATGGGACTGGCGAGAACGGCGGAGGGAATGCATGCGAGCCAAGAACACCGGATTCGAGCCTCGCTGTCCTTGAAAGGCTCCCCGGCGGTCGCTCCACCCAACGGGACGTCCACCCACATGCGTTCATGGGATTCCATATCCTCCATGTAGCGGCGGATTGTCCTATGCTCCCGATGCTGGTTGAAACGGGTACGCCAACCATCGCACAGCCAGTCCATGATGCGTTCGGGATTGCGCGTCCAACAATGGTTATGGCATGAATCGTCCCCAAGGTACACGGACGCGCCCGCATGCCTGACTTTGATGATTCGTACCTTCTGGCTCATACTGAAAACCTTAACACAAAAACAGTGATTAATCAAAAAAAGGTGGCGGCTCACCCCAGTCTTAAAAAAACAGGGCTTGCGCCGCCAATACGGTCAAGACATGAAGCATCACCGGTCATCTCCCGAAGCGCCGTCGTTGAAACGTTCCTCGGCCTTACGGAATGTCCCTTTCGTGCTCTTATGCCACAAAGAGTCATCCCAGCTTTCCACCGGCATAGAAAGATATGCTTTGTCGTCTTCGATAAACATGTCCACGTATGGCGTATACGTGTATGAGCTGACGATGCCCGGCAGAGGGTCGGGATGCCATTCTAATTGGCGGAGCATCCTCCATACTTCAACATTGTTCTTGCATGGCTTGTATATGCCGTTCATGGGCATGAGCCAGTAGCCTTTCAAATCGCCTTTGCCTTGGATGGTCAGGGTCTCCTTGGACATGACGGCTTCAACTCCTTCGACGGTTCGCTTGCCATCCGCGTCCTCCTTCCACGCCAGACGGACATGGTGGATGTTTTCGAACCATTCCTCCAGTTCGCGTTGACGCGCGTATTCGCGGCAGTCCTTGCGCAGTCGGTTCACCACGGTCGGATTGTCGCTGGTCAGATATGTTTGCCGCATGACGGCTACCTCCTAGTTTTTGCGGAAAATATGTTTCAGGGAATGGGTCAGAACGTGACGTTCGGCAATCCCACCGATTGCAGGAACGGGAACCAACTGTCGAAATGCGGGCTGACAGACCACCAGAACAGCAGAACCAAACCACCCCAGAACAACAGCATGTTCAACAGGCGCAACGGCAGGACGCCCTGTTGCAGACGCCAAGACAATACGAGCACGTTCCAAGACACCGGCTTGCGTTCCCGCTCCCCACGCCACAACAGCCAGCACAGTCCGTTCATGACCATCCACGCGACAAGCAGAATCACGGCGAACATCATGCTCGCGGGAGCGTAGGCGCTGACGGTTCGGACGGTCTTCTGCCACTTGTATGCGGTCTTCTGGACGACGTTCGCGTTGGCGGTGCTCAATTCGGCGGGAATACCGTCGGAAACGTTCGCCCAATAGGAGAATTGCGCTCGGACGATATACCTGTGTTTGATGCTCTGGTCTGCCCATACGCTCATAGGATGGCAGGTCGTCAACGTCAATTCGCGGGAGTCCGGGTTCGCGCCGTCATTGTTCAACACGCTCACGTCGGTCGGAGTAGTGACCCAACCTTCGGTCATCTTGTACACGTACCAGTGTTCGGCAGTTTGGATGACGATGGCGTCACCCGTCTGCAAACGGTCGATGTAACCCAAGTCGCCACCGGTGCGATGACCGGCATAGGCGCTGTTGCCTACGGCACCGGGCATGACGGTCTGCTCGTAATGGCCTATGCCCTGATTGTCCAACACGATTTGGTCGGTTCCCTGTTGGATTGCACGCTTCCAACCGGATTCGATTTTCGGAATGTACATCCATCCGATTACCTGCGTATGGGTCGGCATGCCATCGACCGGAACGTCGCCCGACTGCGGTTTGGCTATGCGGGTCGTATCCAAGTCGATGTTCTGGTTCAGGCTGACCCTTTTCGAGTTTGCGACCTGAGTGTGGATGGAGTCCAAGTCATGTCCGAAGAACATCCAACCGATTTGGGTGATGAGGATGATGACGATGGTGAATATGATTCCGATGGAGCATTGGAGTACATGTTCACCGGTGGAAACCGTGTTGGCTGGTCTGCTTCCGTGTCGGACGCGACTTCCTTTGCGATGCTTTCCCACATGTTTCGAATTATCGTCGGTTTTGGTTTTGGCGCCTTCGATGATTTCGTTCCAGTCGGGCAGACTGTTTTGATGGCCGGTTTCCATACGTGTGTTTCCTTTTCGTCGATTGGACTCTAATTGTGGACATATCCAGTTTAGCTGGTTTTGCTCTTTGGAGAGTCCAGCATGCGAAACCGGTTTGGTTTCGTTTTTAACGGGCGGGTCTTCTTATGTGAACCGTCCCACTATAACATACGAGGTATCCTCTTATTGGGAGGACAAGCGTTTACGGCAAAGACTGGTAAAAATCGTAGAAAAACATTTTATCCATTTTTGTGTTTTTGCTGATTTTTTCGTTTTTATAAGCAATTAGAAAAATTCGACACCACAATACTTATGTATCTATTGTTACTTATGTATCTATTGCCGGTGCCCTGAGCCTTACTCCCATAAGGGCTTAGAGCGCATAAGCGTCCTCAAATGTCAAAAAACCGTCTTCAAATGTCAACCGGAAAAATCCTAAAAAATAAGAAAAATCGCCGCTCAAAACCAAAAATAGGTAAAAATCCATAGCAAGGAAAATGCTGACAACCTGCTAAAATCTAAAAAAGAACCCCGCTCCACGGCAATGGAACGGGGCGAAAGCAACCACTTGGTGAAAGGACATGGTTACGTGAACAAGGATATCACCAACCCCGGCAATAAGGCAATCTCCTATGCCGCCACACTCTCATCCGTCGTATCCCTGCTCCCCGTCAGAAAACCGGACACGCCATGCATCCACCGGACAAACGGCATAGTGTCCATAACAACCACGCCAAGGAACGGACAGTGGGCTTACGGCAAGATTCCCAGAATGTTCCTTCTCTACGTGCAAACCCTCATCAGGGAGAACTCTCCAATGGTCGATGCCGCCAACAAGACCGTCCACTTGGATGACACCTTCAGCGCGTTCTGCGAGCATTCAGGCATACCGGTTAACGGCAGGAGGGAACAGGTGACTCAAATGCTAGAGAATCTGGGAGGCATGGTAATCCAAGTGACGAACTGGTTCGAGAACGAGAACGGGAAGACCGTACATGATGCCATCAACATCCTCGTGGCCGAACATACGCACATCTGCTTCGACAGGAACTCAAAAGAATACCTGCAAGGCTCATATATTCGGTTCTCCGAACCCATGTGGAACATCCTCAACGAGAATCCGGTACCCCTCAGCAGAGAAATAGCGTTCAATCTGGGCAACTCCGCAAGAGCCTTGGACATATACCAGTGGCTTGCACGGCGAACCTACTACATTGGTAAGCCGGTAACGATTCCTTGGGACAACCTGCAAATGCAGTTCGATTCGGCTGAAACGCCGCCCAATAAGTTTCGAGAGCGTTTCAAGAAGGCGCTTCATCTGGTTCAGGACAATTGGCCAGAACTACGCGTGGAGGTGTTTCCGGACGGTTTGAAAGTGTATCCGTGTCGGAAGTCGTTGGAGTCGAAGCAACGCGCCACCAAAGGAATTCCGATGCCGAAGTCCCCGGCCCAGCCGACCAAGACCGATGTTAAACCGAACGGCAACCCGTTCTGAGCGGCAACCAGTTAAACGAAGACCCCGCACAGTGGCGGGGCCTTCGAATGTCCACACATAAAAAGCCAGACCAAAAGGAGAAAAAGACCAAAAGCCTTTTTGAACTTAGTCGTCAAATTATGAGGCGCCCAACCCACCGGCTGAACGCAACATCAAGTATACGGGATACGGCTGTTTGGTCAAACCTGTATGCGTGTCGAAACCGTTGGAATCATTGGGGTTTCACGCTATCAACCTTCGTTTTTCAGGCTTGTTGTGGGCTGATGTTCTCACTCCTTGAACAGGCGTTCAGTATATTCGTGGATGATAGGCAATACCATATCCTGCAATTCCGTATCGCTTACAGGCTGGGGGAGCCGGGTGTGTTCGGCGGCTTCCTCGAACCGGGACTTGGCGTCCAGAAGCTTCAAATCGTACTGTTTGGGGTCGAAGTCACCGTGCCGGATAGCCAATAGTTCCTCTTGTTGACTTCCTCACGGGGTTGAAATCCCGTGATTCCTGTTGCCGGTTGGACGTGTCTTTCTTAATGTTTTTGAGGGAAGAGATTCCGACCGGTATTGCAGGGGTTTGAGTTTCATCGACGTTGCTTCCCACTGGTTTTCACCAGTGTGGAAGCTTGTTGTCTCCACTCTTCGGCATCGTCCATGCCGTTCGTTCCTAACGCGCGGTCGAGAATGTTCTTGGACGCGTTCACGTCGGCGTTCGTCTCATGTCCGCAATTGTGGCAGTGGAACACCGCTTGGCTTTCACGGTTGTTCTTGTCGCAGTATCCGCAGACGTTGCAAATGCGTGACGTGTCATAGGCGGGTACCTGAACGAGTCGGGTTCCCGCAAGCTTGGTTTTGTATTCGAGACAATGCAGGATGTCAGTCCAACGGTTGGCGAGGATGCTACGGTTCAAACCGCTTTTCCTCTTCCGCCCGTTGTGCAGATAATGTCCCGGATTGTCGGGGTCTGGTTTCGGTCGGACGCTTCGGCTCATGGCTTTCACGTTCAACCGTTCCATGGCGATGAAATCGTATTCCCGGACGAGCATGGTGGTCGTCTTGGCTATCCAATCGTCCTTGCGATTGTCTATCCGACGTTGAATGCTCCGTATGGCTTGGAGAGTGCGCTTGCGGTTTTTGGACGTGAATTTGGCGTTCCTGCCGCCACGCTTCTCGTTCGTCCTGTCCTGTCGGGCAAGCTTGCGTTGCAGACGCTTATACTCGTCCATCTCTTTGACGGACGGTTGGGGAATGTCGAGGAAAATGTTATCGGAGGTGGCGAGGGTATGCACGCAACCCCTATCCAAGCCGACCATCATGCCCGTATCGGTTCGGCTGATGGGGAGTGGACTATTGGTGAACACGAGTGTCCTGTTAGTCCAGTTCACCGCCACACTCGTATATTCACGAATGGGTTGACTCACCCGCACATGAATGGCGATACGCCAACGAGCCTCGTTCTCACCCTCACGACGATACTGTCTCGGCACACTGCCAGTGATGACGACCACACCGGTACGCTTGCCCGTCCGACGATACAAGGCGTTACCGGTCTTCGACTGGTTACGCCAGCACACGAAATACTGAGGAGCCTTATGACGGGAACGGAACCCCGGAACCCGACCACCATTGGTCTTCTTACGTTTCAATCCGGCGAACCAACCCGTGTTCTCGACACGCTCACATGAGGAGAGGATAGGCGAGGGAATGCACGCCAGCCAAAGACAATCCAATCGCGCCTGACTGTCCTTGACGGCGGGCTTCACATCCGCGCCACCCAAAGGCACATCCACCCAAATACGCTCACGGGTTTCAACATCCTCCACAAGCCTACGCTGGGGACGATGCGCCCGATGCTGGTTGTACCGGCTTCTCCACCCGTCGCACAGCCAGTCCATGATACGTTCCGGATTACGAGTCCACATACGATTCCCGTAAGAGTCCAAGCCGAGGAACACGCTGCACCCCGTATGCCGGACTTTCAGGATTCGTACTTTCTGACTCATGCCTATAATGATACCATATTATTGAGTAATCAACAATATGAGAAGGCGTGCAGACCCGGCATTGAAATACCGGGCTTACACGCCAAAAATCAGTCAAAGTAACTGACTATGACTATATGCCCTTCTGTCAAGCCGTTTGTGAAACCTGCGGTGATGACCCGGAAATGATGACCATTATATATGAGACCAAAGGTGGGAAACAATACGGGCAATCATACGACTATTTCGGCTTGCCTAACCTGTTGGAAACCTTGGACAAATGGGACGAAGAACATAGTTGATATATGAGTAGTCCCACCATCCGAAAGTGAATGGCGGGACTACTTGTGTTACGGCTGTTCTAGAAGAATTGTTTTAGGAGTCCGTTGAATAGGTTTTTGACCCAGTTCTTCTTAGTTGTGGTGGTGTGGTGTTTGTTCGTTGTATGCGAATTGTTCTTACTGTTGGTGGAACCGTTATATTGGCTGTTCTGACTGTTGCCACCGGTCGTATTATTGTTAGCGGTGCCTGTATTGTTCCCCTCTGATGTCCCACTGGTTAACCGTTGTTTCACTTGACTGGTCGAAATAATGGTTTCAGCCGGACAGGAAGCCAACACTTGCGCCAGCTTATCATGTTCCTTCTGGTCTACCATCAGCCCATATTTGGCTTTGATGCCGATTTGCAGGCTCGCGTAATCGCATTGGAACGTTTGGTTGGAAGGTTCCCATTCGGCTATGGTGCCGTCCTTTTTCACATTGTTGGCTTCCGCTTGGGATGCGAGCAGTACGTCGGGGTCGTTGTAGTAGGCGTCTCGCTGGGCGAAGTCGAGCTTGTCCAAGCCGGAACGATACGCTTCCGCATAGGCGACCACATGGTCGATTTGGATGCCGCCGTCACGGTTGGACGCGCTTCCACCCTCGGTCTTGTTCGACGTGCCGCGTTGGAAGTGGATGGTCTTGCCCGTGTATGGTTCCAATAGGATGCCGGTGTTCACGTTGCCTCGACTCGTGTAGGTCACGTTATCCATGTCGCGTTCCAACACCAAATCGCGGGTCGTGTAATTGCCGGTTTTGCCAACGACCTTGTTCCACTGGTGGGACTTGCGGTCGGAAGACGCATTGGATTTCACTCCGACGGTGAGCGTGTCCAACACTTGTGTGGCTGACTGTCCGACGGGGATGCTTCCTGTGGCCGGATTCGCGGATGCGGGCGTGCCGACGGTCAGAAGCGACAATACGAGGATGCTGGGGATGGCCAGTCGGATGCCTTGTCCGATGTTTTTCCGCAAGCAGGACATGCTTAATCCTTCCCCATGGGAATGGAATCCTCTGTACTGTCGGCGTGGGTGTCGATGATACGCTTGTTGTCGGATTGCTTCGAAATTACGCACATGCTCATGACAGTCATGCCGATGAACACTCCGACTAAAAGTCCAATGATGAATGATGCCATCGTTTTTCTTTCTGCTTATGTGGACAAATCCAGTTTAGTATGTATCAGCCTCGCGCGTTGTAGTCGGCGCACAGGTCGTTCATGGCGTGCAGAAGCTTGTACGTGTAAATGAATGGGCCGACGATGATGAGAGAGCCGAGAATGTTCCACAGCCAGTAGGTTGCGGCAGTGACCGTGACCGGCAGTCCACGAGCGGCCTGTTCTGTGCCGATACGGGAGCTGAGCTTGTGATACCAGACAAGCCAGCCGATGCCAAGGGTCAGCCAGCCGAGCAGGAAGAACATGAGACAATAATGCATGGTGCGTTTGCCGTCACGTCGCGTGGCGATGAGATTCAACGTGGTGCCGACTTCGCTCATTTGCCAAATGTCGTAAATGCCGAAGGTGACGAGTCCAAGCAGAAGATATTTAAGCAGTCCACGTTTGGTTCGGAGACTGTTCTGCCGGATTGGGTTTTGGGGTTGAGCCATAGGCTGTTGCGGTATGGACGGTTGATTAATGTTCACGTTGACTTGAGGCTGTTGCGGCATTGTCATTTTTGTTTCGCTCCTTGCGTTGAGATAGAGGAGGGTCGCGTCTTCTCTTTTTAAGTGGTTCTCCAATATATGGAGAACAATCTTTTTTAGTATTACAACCTCATCTTAGGGGAGTATAAGGTTGATTTCTTCTGAAAAGAGGTTTTTATGAGCTTTTAGCCCACCTGATAAACACAGGTGGGCTAAAAGCTCATAAAAAGTTAATAGACTGCGGCGCTTCCAGTCGCGAGAGCGAACATGAAGACAATAAGCCACAAAACCACGCTGACGATGACCGATACGAGCGCTCCCATTCCGGCCTGTTTCGCACTCACCGGCTTCTCCGTCTTCCAAATGAGGAATAGGATGAGTCCGACGATAGGGAAGAAGAACCCCAATACCGCCCATCCGAACGACCCCGTGTCGGCAGGTTGCGGATTCACATACGGTTGCTGACCATACTGGTATTGTGCATACTGCGGTTGCTGATATTGGGGTTGACCGTATTGAGGGGTCTGAGCATACTGTTGGCCGGTCGCATATGGGTTAGCTTGCGGTTGCGTATACTGCGGCTGTTGGTAGACCTGCTGTCGCGGCTGGTCGTATTGTGCCCGCTGGCTCTGACTGGGATTTGGGTACTGCTGTGGAGGGAAATTAGGGTCGCTCATGTCGGAAAGCCTTTCATTTTTGGAGGGTTTTTGTTTTCCAGCTTAAGGTATTCTTTCGTCGGAACAATAGGAAACCAAAAAAATATGATAGGGAGGAATTTTTCAGACGATTCGTCTGATTGCGTACCCGCCGTACATGACCATGCTGACCGGTGCGACTCCAGTGCCTTGGCTTGGACTCATGGCGTTCATGACCATGCCGTTGCCGATGTAGATGGCGGCGTGCGAACCGTTGGCGAGAATATCGCCCGGTTGGGCTTCTGCCAATGATGCCACGGGCGAACCGACGCTCATTTGACTGCCTGACTGGTGGGGGAGACTGACACCGAATTGCGCGAACACGTATTGGACGAATCCGGAACAATCCCAGCCTGATGGCTGGTTGCCGCCGTACACGTATGGGTATCCGCTGAACTGCATCGCATATTCTGCCACGGCTTGTCCGGTTTTGGATGCTGGGGGAGTGATGGCGGTTCGTTCCGCGCTTCTATTTGCTTCTTCCTTTTGGGCGGCTCGCGTTTGGGCTTGTCGTACCGCCTGTTCCTGTGCCTGTTTGCGGGTCTCCTCTTCCTGTTCGGCTTTCGCTTCGGCGTCTTTCTCGGCTTGGGATTTCGTCTGCGGGACAATTAGGTTTTCGATACCACCCCAATCGCTGTCCGACTGCACGTCGGTGCTGACGCTTTCGCGAGTCAGGTCTCGGCGCGTGGTCGTGGTAGCGGGGAATGAACGCACGGAGTATACGGTGTTGTTTGATGGAGGGTATGCCATCGCAGTGGCGGGCAATGCCATCAGACAGTCCGCGCACAGTGAAAGTACGAGCATGAGGGAGTGAATGCTGTTCCTATTGCTCAACTTCAAAGTCCCATGCTCCTTAGCTCAGAGGCCAATCGTTGGGCTTCGGAACGGCTTAAATGCCATTCGCTCCAGAATTCGTCGCCACGGCGGACGAGATAGGTGGGGTCGGCGGGACTGCCCAATTGGGTTACGGTGATGTCGGTTCCCATATTCGGCTCCTTTCTTTTAATTTCTACCGGTATTCCACGAGTCGCAAGGGCACGTAGTTGCGGTAGCTGACTTGGGTTTCGTCCTTCGGGTCGGATAGTCGGCTGATGAGTTCCGCGCATTCCGCGTCCGTATACGTGCCGTCCTTGCTCGCCCCGCCACCCAGATAGGTGCATGCGCCGCGAACGTTACGCTTCCGGTCGATGATGGTGTACATCAATTGTCCTTTCTTGTGGAACGGCCACTGGTGGGTACATATGATGAAACGGCTATCCCAACTGCGGGCGCGAACATCCCACCACATTTTCGCTTCGCTTTCGGGAATGCTGAATCGGACTTGTTTCGCATCCTCGGGCAGTACTTTGATGGTGAGTGGAATTTCAGACAGATAGTGTATTCCGGTGATTTCCGACAAGGCGAACAGAAGTTTCTGCGTGCTCGGCTCGACCTCAAATAGAACGTATTTGTAGTCTTCCGGAATGTCTTCAATCTCATCCCGGAACTGTTGCCATGCCTTGATGGTGTCCTTCGGCCAATCCGGCCAATAATCCTCTCCACTTTCATCGTGGACGAATTTCCTATCAAGTTCCATATTGGCAACAGCTTCGTAGGCTTCCTCATCGAACATGGGCGGCATGTGACGAACGTCCGTCTCAGCCTTCCCGTCATGCACGCTCACCGTGCAGATTACCGGATGGTCGGAGGACACGGTTCCGTCCTGTTCAAACCACCTCGCGTTGCCGGGTTCCTTTGACTTGCTCGTCTCCGTGATGGGGTCACTACCTTCGGTACCGTAGGACGCGTAATACCTGTCCTTGCCGGTGAAGATGGTTACGGTGCCACCTTCAATGCCGACTATCGTCCAATCGATTTTCTCAACGCACAGTTCGCTTATCTCCTGCGCTGTTTTCTTATCCAACATGGTTTGCATCTTTCCTTTCTGGCGGCTTTCTGTGCCGCAAATCATTTCTTCGATGGGCTTTTGCTGTTCTTTCCGTCTTCTTGGAATGGGTCGAAGATTCCATCCCCGCCGGTGTCGAGCCGGTAGGGTGTGCCACCTCTGGCTTTCACGAACTCGTCAAACTCATGGCCTGTTATCGCGCCTTGGGGAGTCATAATGCTTCGGCGCGAGCGGTTTGAAAGCGGTTTCACCATTCTTGTGTTCTTTCCGGTCAGTAGTGGATGAATTGCAGTTGGGACGCCTGTTCCGCAGTGAAAGTGCGGCTGAACGGTTTGCCATTGTATGCGCTACCGCATTCGGACGTGGTGATTGAACCATCCGCGACAACGTTTTCGACAATCCCCACATGACCATACGTGGGGTCTGAATCGTATTGTCCACGTTGGAAGCAAATCACATCACCGACACGGGGAGTGTTGTCAACCCAATATCCGAGTTTACGGGCCGTGTTCGCCCAGTCGGCACCATTGCCCATGTGGGAGCCAGCGGGCAATCCCAACTGGTGGCGGCGCACGTAAGCCCACCAAGTGCATTGCGAAAACTCGTAGGCGTTCCCAGTATCACCGGTCGCATGATTCGGATTGAAACCGTCAGGAGTCTGACCCTCGTCACGACCGTTAATCAACGATTTAACCACCGGATTATCCGCACTGATAGCAGTCAGTTTGCCGGTCACACCATCGGAGTCGGACATGCTCCAACTTCCATCATTGCTTGTGGCCTTATAATCCTTCAACTCTTCACGGGACGCGCCACGGGATGCCGCACTGGTTTCAGTCAACGTGCTTCGAGTAATGGCGGTACTCGTATCAAACGGCTTAGCCTCAGCGTAAGCGCTGGGAGTTGGCTTCAACACAAGCATAGACGTACCGGCGGCGGCGAACATTCCAGCCAACAAACAAACCGCGATACGCCGTTGGAACAGCCTACGCCGACGTTGCATGACTCTAGTTGGAGCCGCTTTATGTGCAGGTGAACCCAATTTAACACTCCGCTTCTTCCTGCGCGGAGAAGAACTGCGGGCCACCAATGCACTTGTCGAACTGGTAGGTGTCCGGAGCGCCCATCATACGGCGAAGTAGAGGAGCATGCTTGGTCACAATCTTGTTCTTAAACAAGCCGCCGACAGCCTCCCAAGTCACATTGATGGTTCTGCCGGACTCATTCTCCAAAGTGGCTTTCTGAACCTGTTCCTCGCGTCCGGGCGCGGTATGCTCACCGGCTGGAAGATAGTAGAAGCTTATATGTTGGCCTTTATATATTTCTACCGGATATATCGTGTTTCCCATGAATACTTTTATCGACGCCACTTGTTTTTCCTTTGATGTTGGGGGTTGCTGTTCCAATTCAATGGTACTGGCTTATCCAAGTGGCCGAACAGGAAAGCGCGCCATTCGTAGGCATTTTTCGGCTGGGGGACAGAATTCGGATAGTAGATGTGATTGCGCATGTGACACCTTAAGGATTGGCTGTTTGGGTTAAAGATTAACACCGTATGCCTTTAATGAAAATCTGACATAATGTACATTATCGGCCAAAATAGTTTTGCCAAAACAGACCTTTTGTAAAAAAGATATCTGCAAGAAATGATGTATAAACCATTTCTTGCAGATATCATCTAAAATTAGAAATCCGGTTCGTCGTTCTGCGACACCGGTGCCGGATTGCCCATCGGAGCACCCCACGGGTCGTTGGATGCGGCTGGCTGGAAATTATCGGCACCGTAATTGTTTGGGTTTTGGAACACAGGCGGATTGTTTGGATTTTGGAACATCTGACCATTGTTCTGCTGGGTGTTGGCACGGTTGCCGCCGTCGTATCCGCCGTTGCGTTTCGGATTCGGCATGACCTGCGCGGTCGCGTGACGGAGTCCGACACCGATGTTGGTGACTGTGAATTCCACCATCGAACGCTTCTGTCCGGTCTGCTGGTCAGTCCAACTGTTCTGCTTCACGTCGGACAACGCCACCACGTCCATGCCTTTACGGAGTGTGTTCATGATGTTGTTGCCGAGCGTGGTGTCCCACACTTTGCAGCGTGCGAAAAGCGTCTGCCCGTCTTTCCACTCGCCGGTCTTCTTGTCCTGATAGCGGGTGCCTTCCGCAATGGAGAATTCAACTAGATTGGGGTTGCGTTGGTTGCGTTGCGGGTCGTCGGTGAGTCGGCCTTCGAGGGTTGTGCTTGGGATTGGCATGTGTTAAACCTTCCATTGAATTTGTGAACTATCCCAGTATAGCAGATATTGGCGTGATTTGACAGAAAACGCGAAAGAGAAGACCCCTACCCCCAATGGAATCGTAATTAATCATCCTTATCAAGAAACCTCATCAGCTCGTCAACAGACGAAGAAGAGAAGATGTACTCCCCTTCCAAAGCCTCACGTCGCGCTTCGGCGTTGATGTCATTAGACATATTTTCCAAGTATGACACATGTCGGTTGTCTTCTTGATTCTGCTCATGACATTTCAGGGAATTGATAGACACGGAAAACCTTCTAAAGAAAAAATAACAAAACAATCATACACACCCTTAACCGAGAAAGCCCCCAGTTTTTAAGACTGGAGGCTTCCTCGCTATATATAGGCGTTACTCGTTTCGGCTACGTAACCGGGCGAGCAGTATTCCAATGCCGCCGAGTCCGGCGATGATGGCCGCGATGACCATTCCGTAGATTGGAGCGCCGGTGATGGCTAGAGGATTCTGGGAGCCAGAATTCTGTTCGCCATTACCAACCGTCCCATTGGTGGATGCGTCGGCAATCTCCTTGTTCTTGTAGGAGGAGACGCCGTTGGCCTTCTTCCACACGCAGGTCAATGTCAGGTCTTTGACCACGGGCTTGCTCATGTCGTAGACGTTGCCGTCCTTGTCAATGAAACCGTCGAACACGTATCCGTCACGGGTTGGATTGGATGGAAGTGTCAGCTTCTCACCATCCTTGACCTCATAACGTTCGGTCTTGCCGTCATACAAGGTCACTGTCACGGCATGCTTCTTGACGGTCGGGGGCAGGGTATTGGCTTCCCACACTGCGGTCAAAGTCATATCCTTGGATACCGCAGTGTTGAAATCGTAGTCCTTGCCATCCAACTGCCATCCGATGAACTTGTAACCGTTCAGGGTCGGGTCTGCGGGCTTCTTGACCTTTCCTCCCTGTTGGATGGTTTGCAGGTCAATCTTCGAACCGTTGCCGGTATCGAATTTGACGGTGTAGAAGACCGGTTTTGGAGTTTCGTTCTTCTGCCATGTGGCGGTCAGAATGATATCCGTGGTGATTGGAGTGTTCCAATCATAGTCCTTGCCGTTCAACTGCCATCCGGTGAAAGTGTATCCGGTACGCTTCGGGTCGGTCGGACGTGCGGCCTTATCACCTTCCTTGACTTTTTGAGATGGGATGTTGGAAGCGCCGCCCGTATTGAACGCGACCGTGAATAGGGTCGGGGCTTTCTCCGTCCACGATGCGGTGAGGGTGATGTCGCCGGTGATTGGAGTGTTCCAATTATAGGCTTGTCCGTTCAGCAACCAGCCTTGGAAGTCGTATCCTTCACGGGTTGGGTTTGCTGGTTGGATGGCTTTCTCCCCCTCATCGACGGTCTGCTGGCCGATTTCAGACCCTCCGGTCGTGTCGAATGTGACCGTGTGGCGTTTCGGCTGGGGCTTCTGGTTTTCAACCCATGTGGCTTTCAAGGTGATGTCGGCTGTGACGGGAAGGTTGAAATCGTATGGTTCGCCGTTCAGCGTCCACCCTGAGAACGTGTATCCGTTCTTGGTTGGCGTATCCGGTACCGTGACGGTCTCACCGTCGTTCACGGTCTGCTGTGCGACCGTGTTCCCGCCATCGGTGTAGAAGCTGACCGTATGGGTGACGGGCTTCGGCTCCTCATGCTTCTTCCACGATGCGGTCAGAGTCATGTCGCCGGTGATTGGAGTGTTCCAATCATAATCCTTGCCGTCCAACAGCCATCCTTGGAAGTCGTAACCGTCCATGCTCGGGTCTGCCGGACGGATGACGGTCTTGCCTTCAATGATGGTCTGCGGGTCAACCTTGCTTCCCTCACCGGTGTCGAAACGCACGGTGTACGTGTTCGGCTGTGGTATCGGTTTGCGATGGTAGATTGCGGTCAGCGTGATGTCACCGGTGACTGGCTTGTTGAAATCATACTGGTCGTTGTCAAGATACCATCCGTCGAACACATAATCGTTCTTCACCGGGTCTGCCGGACGGCGGACGGTCAACCCGTCCTGAACCGTCTGCGGGTCGATGCTCGTGCCTCCGTTCGAGTTGAACGTGACGGTGTGCATGACCGGCTTCGGGTCTTCATGCTTCTTCCACTTGGCGCTCACCAGAGTGTCAGAGGTAATCGGCTGTTCGAAATCGAATTCGGAACCGTCGATAGCAACCCATCCTTGGAAGTCGTAACCGTCTCGCACCGGATTTTCCGGCGGGGAGACGGTGTTCCCCTCGGACACTGTTCGAGTATCGGAGGGACTGCCGTTCTGATAGTCGAACGTGACCGTGTAGGTCTTCGGCTGGGGTTGCTCGTCCTTCTGCCAGTGTGCGGTCAGAATGAGGTTGCCTGTGACCGGAGTATCCCAATCGTATGCGGCGTCTCCCGCATACCAGCCGAGGAATGTGTAGCCTTCACGGGTCGGGTCGTCAGGTTTGACGGCGGTCTTGCCTTGCTCGACCGTTTGGGACGCCACCTCACTTCCTTCCGCTGAATTGAACGCCACCGTGTAGGATTCGACTTTCGTCTTCTCCCACTTGGCTTTCAATGTCACATCCTTGGTGACGGGCGTGGTGAAATCATACGTTTTCCCATCCAACAGCCAACCCTTGAACTCGTAACCGGTCTTGGTTGGGGCGGTAGGTTCGGTCGCCGTTCCCTTGTCCTTCACCGTCTGGGAGGGGACTACGGTTCCTCCATCGGTGTCGAACGTGATGGTGTAGGTCTTCGGCTTGACGGGAGTCCATACGGCTGTCAGGACAAGGTCGGCTTTCACTGGAGCGGTGAAATCGTAGTCAACGCCGTTCAGAGTCCATCCCTTGAACTCGTAGCCCTCACGGGTCGGGTCATCCGGCTTGGAAACCTTGCCACCATCCCTGATGGTCTGCGGGTCGATGCTGGTGCCGTCCGCAGTGTCGAAAGCGACCGTATACTTCTTGACCTCGTTGCGCTTCCATTGCGCCGTCAATGTCATGTTGGATGCGACGGTGTTCAGGAAGTTCCAGTCGGAATCCTCATACTGCCATCCCATGAACGTGTATCCTTCACGGGTCGGATTGGCCGGACGGTCGATGGTGGAGCCTTCCTTGACCTTCTGGTCTGCGATATTGCCATCTCCCCCATTCAAATCGAACTTCACGGTGTACGTGCTCTTGTTCTTCGTCCAAGAGGCCGTCAACGTCAAATCCTGCATGACGGGAGTGGTGAAATCATACGGGTCTCCGCCCAACAGCCAACCGTTGAACGTGTATCCTTCACGGGTTGGATTGTCAGGCTTGGACACGGGGTCGCCTTCCTTGACGGTTTGGCTATCGACCTTGCTTCCCTCGCCACTGTCGAATGTGACCGTATGTTTTTTGGCTACTGGCGTGTTCTTAGACCATAGTGCCTTCAACGTGATGCTGGATGTGACTGGAGTGTTGAAGTCATACGGGTCGCCGTCAAGAGTCCAACCTTGGAATGTATAACCGTCCAATGTCGGATTGTCCGGCTGGGACACCGTATCCTTGTATTCCACCTGCTGGGAGTCCACGTCGCTTCCGCCATTGGAGTCGAAGCTGACCGTGTACGTGTTCTTCGTCCAATGGGCTTCCACAGTCAAATCATCCGTAACGGGCGTGGTGAAATCGTACAGGGAGTCTCCGGAATACCATCCGTCGAACGTGTAGCCTTTCTTGGAAGGAACCGTTGGAACAGTGGCCGAGGAACCATCCGCCACGGTTTGGATGAAATCGTCTCCCGCACCGGTGAAAGTTACCGTATGCGTCTTCACCTGCGCGGTCTTCCAAGACGCGGTCAAGGTCATGTCGGCGGTGACAGGAGTGTCGAACGAGTACACTTTGCCATCCAACAGCCATCCGGCGAAATCGTAACCGTCCAAAGTCGGGTCAACCGGCTTGACGACCTTATCGCCATATGCGATGGTCTGCATAGGATACCAGTCGTCACTGGCTCCGGCGTCGAAATACACTTCGTAAGTGTTTACCGTCCACTTGGCTGTGATTACCGCATCATCATAGACGGGTTGTGTGAAATCGTATGGGACACCATCCTTATACCAGCCTTTAAAACGGTAGCCGGTCTTGGACGGATAGTCGTCGGGTGGTGTGATAGTTCCCCCATCCTCGACGGTTTGGGATTCGACAGTGGTTCCTCCATCAGTGTCGAAGACTACCGTATGGCCGTTCTTCGCATGGAACTTATAGGAGACGGACACTTCCCCATCATTGCTGGTTAGCGTGTAGGACAGTCCATTGTTCTTGGTGAGGTTCCACCCGTTCGGAATATGACCGATGGTCACGTTCTTGGTTCCCATCGGTACGGTGAATTCACCACCGGAGACCGGGTCGAAGCCGTTGAGGTAGTCTCCGTTGGGGAGTTTTGCGGTGACGTTCTTCAATTCGGAAGCGGAATACTGGTGCTTCGCATGTTTGAACGTGTAGACGACTTTGATTTTCCCGTCGGGACTAGTCACCGTGTAGGTCATATCATTGTCGGACGATTTGGTATCCCAACCGTCGGGCACGCCGGTAATCCACACGGTAGCGTGCTCTCCAATGGTGTAGGTGCCGGACTCCATCGGCTTAAAATCCTGAACCACGCCGTCGTCGGTAGAAGCTGACACTTTGGCAAGCTCGTCCACCGAATAGGTTTTCACATGCTTGTTGAAACGGTAGGACACCGAAAGGTCTCCACTGGTCAACGTATACACCTTATATCCGTCACCGTCGGTTGTGGTCTGAGTCCATCCGGACGGCACGTTGACGATGGCGATTCCTTGACCGTCTTCGTATTCGTAGATACCGGACTGTTTCGGGTTGAATCCGGAAACATAGTTGCCGCCTACGATGGCTTTCACATTCGCCAGTTCGTCCAGACTTGCCTGATGTTTGGCGATGTTGAACACGTAGGTGACAGAGACGGAATTGTTCGGACTGGATACCACGTAGGTGATGATGTTGCCATTAACGGTACGTTGAGTGTTCCAGTCGTCTGGTACATTTGCGATTTCGACGTTCTTGGTGGTTTCAGGGAAACTCCATGCGCCTCCCTTGTAGTCGAATCCGTCAACCAGTTCCCCGTCAGCGAATGCCCGGACGTATTGGAGCTGGTCGATGTAATAGTATCCTTTGTAATCCGAAGTCGGATGGAAGATGTAGGTGAACGTGTCCCCACAGGGGCCGGTCAGCGTGTATACGCGGTTCAGTTTCCCGGTGGAAGGATTGTTGTAGTCAACTTTCCAGCCGTCCGGTACGCCTTCCAGACGCACGTCGGTGTTCATTGGAATGGCGATGGTGTCGGTGTTGGCGAGCGTGTAGTCGAATCCTTTCACGGCGCTGCCGTCAACGGTCAGATACGCTTTCAGGTTCCTCAACGAATTGATGCTGTCGTGGGGTCGGGTGTCGTCATACATGAACGTGTATTGGACGCTTGGCGTGTCCGAATCCTCTGGATGGGCGGTGTACGTGTAGTGGTCGTCTTCGGAATCACCGTCGAGCACCCAACCGTATGGGGTGTTCTCATATCCCTTCATGTCGCTGGCGGTCACGTTGTGGATGGTGAATCCCTTGGTGATGTCGCCGTCCACAGCCTGACCGTTCAAAGTGATTGTCATGCCGTGAAGCTCTTCGACGGTATGAACCGCGCCGTCAGCCCCATCGAACCAGTAACGATAGGTGGTGGAACCGTTGGACAGGATGTACATGATGGAATCCTTGTTGGTGATTCCATTGACCATGCTTCTCCATTGCACCGTCCAATCGTCGGGCACACCGGACAGTTCCACAGTTTGTCCCGTCGCGTCATATACTCCGTTTCCGGAGGGGTCGAAGCTCGCTAGCCGTGTACCGTCCAGATAGGCTGTGACACCTTCCGGATAGTCGCTTGCGGTGCTATCGGCGGTTTCGGCATAAGCCTCCGATACGGGTGTCAGCACGACACTCGTTGCCCCCAATAGCGGCATGAGCATCATCGAACCTGCCGCAAGCAGGGCGATAGGTTTACGCATGTATCCTCTTTCCGTATTTTTTCTTTCTATGTTAAAGACCTTCAAAGAAAAGTTTGGGGAGGCGGGGAGTCATGCTCTCCCACCTCCCCAAACTAGGCGGTGTAGGGAAGGAACCCTATCGGCCCTCCCCTACCGGTTCAGTCCGTCACTTCGTGGAGCCGGACAGATGAGCGCCGTTCGAGAGGGAAGCGATGCGACGCTTTCCTTCGGAAACGACCGCCAATCCCAGTCCAAGCACTGCAAGCATTCCGATGAGCGGAATGATGAAGCCGCTTGCGATACCGGTCTTGGCGAGTTCGCCCACGATTACGGTTTCGCCCGGAACGCGGGCATCACCGTAGTGGACGAGCCGCTTGGTGGACTTCTCCACCAGCTTCTCGCGCCAGTAGTAGGTTCCGGCGTCGGACGGGGTGACTTCCGGCGAATCGACCGTGGTCGCGTTCTGCGGGACGTTCACGGCGTCGGTGGTGGCGACCTTCTTGTCGTCCTTCACATCGTTGCCGTTCTGCTTCCACAGTTCGAACACCAGTTCGTAGTCGTCGTTAGGAATCTTGCCTTCGATGAGGGCGGTATCCTTGACCGGCTTGGTGGCGGTGCCGTTACTCTGGGCCTTGGTCGTGACCTTCACCACGTCGGTGGTTTCACCCGGCGTGCGCGGCTTCTCGGTGTGAACCGGAGTGTCGCACGGATGGTCTTCGTCGGTGTTTCCGGTCGGCGGGACGCACGGCGGAATGTCGGTGTCCTCGACCGGATTGTAGATGCTTTCACGCCAGTAGTAGGTTCCGGTCTCCTTGACCTCGTAGGTCGGGGAGTCGGCTTCCTTCTGACCGGCCTTGAGCATCACCTTGTCGCTGGTGAACACCTTCTCGTCCTTGCTGGAGTCGTCGCCATCGGACTGCTTCCACAGGGTGAAGATGATGTAGGAGCCGTCAACGACGTTGCCTTCAATCTTCGCCTTGTCCTGAAGTTTGATGCCGGATTCTTCCAGACGGTGGGTGGTGGTGGTCACGTTGACCACGCTGACGGTCTCGTTGCTCACGCGAGGCTTTCCGGTGATGGTCGGGGTCTTCTCGACTTCCACCTTCTTGTCGTGGTCGTCCGAAGTGGTGTGCTTGGTCGGCACGTACACGTGCTCACGCCAGTAGTACACGCCAACCTTGTCAACGGTCACATCCTCCAAGTCCGCGAACGTCTGACCTTCGGAGAGCGTGGTGCGCTTCGTGGTCAGAACCTCCTCATCCTTGCTGGAATCGTCGCCGTCCACCTGACGGTAGAGGGTGGCGTCCGCCTGAGAGCCTTCCGGCACGCGTCCTTGCAGGAGCACGGTGTCATGGAACTTCTCCCCGACGTGTCCCAACGGCTTGGTCTTGGTGGTCGCGTCGATAATCTGGACGGTCTCATCGGACACATGGGCGCGGTCGGTGAAGAAGTCCTCGGACTCCAGATGGCTGGTGTCCTTATCGTTCTGCGGCTTGTTCGGCTGTCCGTCACCGGCGAGGTTCTTCGTCGGACTGGTCAGACTGAACACCCAGTAGTATTCGCCAACCTTGGTCGGAGTGTACTCGGGGCTTTCCACTGTCACCTTGCCGTTCTTCAACGCTTCGGCGGCTTCCTCGGCGGTGATGAGGTGAGCGCCGTCGGACGGGGTCTGATAGCTTGCGACGAGCATGCTGTCGGAGGCTTCGCCGTTATCGGATTGAGGTTCGGCATCGGCGTCAGTATCGTCGGAGCCTTCGCCCTCGCCCTGCTGCTGCTCGGTCTTGTCAATCAGATAATCGTCGTCGTCGGCAGTATTGGTCTTGTACAGGTTCCAAGAGACCAGAGTGCCTTCAGCCGGATGTCCGGTGATGGTCACGGTGTCCTTGGTGGGCTTGTTGACCTGCTGTGCCACCTGAGCTTCGGAGGAAGCCTTTACGATGCGGAACGATTCACGCGGGTCTCGCTGGGTTCCCAGCTTGACGACCTTGTGGTTCGTGCTCGGGTCGCTGATTTCGATGACCCAGTAGTAGTCGCCCACCTCGTCCATCTTGTGTTCAGGGCCGTAGGCTTCGGTCTGTCCGCTGGTCAGATGCACGTAGTCGCCGGTGAAAATCTTCTTATCGGTCTTCACGTCGCCGTCGCCCTGCTTGTACAGGAACCAGCGTGCATCCAATCCCGTGGTCAAATCGTCGCGGATGTCACCGGACTGCCTCCACTTCACGTTGGTCAGGTCGGCATGGTCTTTGACCACGGTTCCCACGTAACGTTCGGTGGCGATATCGGTCTGCGCTTCGATGGAGCGGAAGGACTCGTTCTTAATCTTGTCCTTGCCGGTGTGCAACGGAGTGCTCTGGTCATCCTTCGGCAGGTTCAGAACCTCAACCCAGTAGTAGTCGATTGCGTCCGGAACCTTGAGGCTCGGGCTGGTCAACTGCTGGTCGATGCTGGACTTGTTGAAGCCCAGTTCCTTGAGGGTGGCGGACTTGGTGGAGGCGACCTTCTTGCCGGTTGCGTAATCATGCATCTCGAAGGTGAGCGTCGCGTTCTCAGGCAGGTGGCCTTCGAGTCGTGCGACATCCTGAACGGTACCGTTCTTGGAAGCCCACTTGTAGGTGCTGGTGGTTACACGGACTGCGTGGAAGGATTCGTCCTTGATGCGCTTGTCGGAGACTGCCGGGTTGATGTTGTCAGGCTGGAAGGCTGTGCCGTCCGGCTTGGTGAACACCCACTGCCAGTAGTAGTCGGCGGGGTCGGTCAGATGTACGGAAGCGGAGTCGAGGGTCTTCTGGGCTTCGGTCAGGGCAACCGGGTCAAGGGTCTTGACGACGGTGTCCTTGTCCGCGGTCTGATTCTCGGCTTGCTTGTACAGCTTGAACGCGACCTTGTAGTCCTTGAGCATATAACCGGTGATGGTGAGCTTATCGTTCACATCGTTGCCGTTGGTGACATCGACGTAATGCTCGCCTTCGCTGGTGTGGATGTTCGGGGTTCCGGTCACGTTCGTGGTCAGCTTCACGACCTCGAACTTCTCGGATGCGATGTTCTTGCCGTCGAACAGGAGCCAACGGTCGGCGTAGCCGTCTCCATTGCCCTTCTGCTTGGCGGTGGCGTTCTGCCAATAGTCACCGGCTTGGGAGTCATCGGCGTCGGTGGTGGCCTTGGCGGCGGTCATCCACTCCTTGGTGATGACACCGAATGCGGAGTTCATGCTGGTGTCTCCACCAGTTCCCACGCCGTTGCCATCCTTGTGAGGCATTTCCGGAGTGTAAATCTTCACACGCCAGATGTAGGAGCCGACACCCGGATTCTTCACGCTCTTGGAGCGGAAGGTGACACCATTGAGGTGGGCGCCGATGGCCTTGGACGGAATGTTTACGCGACCGGTGGTGGCGACCTTTTCGGAGGCGATGCCATTATGGTCGGAATCATCCTGCTTGGTGGCCGCGTCCTTACGGACGTTGCCATCCTTGCTTGTGCGCCACAATTCGGCTTCGTACTGGGAGCCAGCCGGAATGTTGCCCTTCAACGTGATTTCGTCGGACACGTTCATGCTGTCGAGCCACAACGGTTCGGTGCTCTTGGTGTCCATGTGAATCACGTCGAACTCTTCGGATTCGTCGTCGCCGCCGTACCAGACAACATCACGATTGTTGTCGGCAGGGTCGTTGCCGGTGCCCGGAGTGGTGGACGGGATGGTAATCTTCACACGGTAGTAGTACTTGTTCGCAGACCAGTCGGACGGAATCGTGAATGTGGAGGATTTGACGTTCTGGTAGTTGTCCAGACCATCGGTACCCACATATGGATGGTTCTTGTCCGGGTCTTCGCTCTTGGCGAGTTCACGAACCTTCGGGAGGTCTTCGGCATTGTACTGCTTGACCATCTTGCCAGCGTTCGCGCCGTCCTTGGCCCAGATTTCAAACTGGACTTTGGCACCGTTCGGTGTTTGGGCGGTCTTGCCGGTGGTGTAGGTGTCTCCGTCGATGGATTCGCCGTCGAACTGCTCATACGAGGTCTGGTGGAGCACGTCGTAGATTTGCGTGGTCTTGTCCTCGTAATTGCCGTTCGCGTCGCTCAGCCACTTCTTGGACACGGTGGTGGAGAACTTCTGCACCGGGGTGCGTTCGTAGCTCTTGTAACCGGTCTTGTGGTCGGAACCCTTTTCACCGTAGATATGCTGGTCGAGTACGCCGCCCTGCGGGGTCTTCAACGTGGCCTTCCAGTAAATCATGCCAGCCTTGGTGGTCTTGAAGCTCGGGTCAGTGACCTTGAAAGTCAGCTTGCCCGGACGGTTGCCTTCCTGACCGGTCTTGATTGCGGTGAACTTGTTGGTGTCGATGGTGACGGTCTTCTCGGCAATCTTGAACAAGCCTTGGTCGCCGTCATCCTCTTCGGCCTGACGGTACATTTCCACGGTGACGGTGGAGCCTTGCGGAATACGACCGATGACGCCGGTCGGATTGCTGTTGCCCTCACCTTCGTGAACCTGACCGTCGGCGGATTCGGCCTCGCTGGTCTCATCGTAAACGGTGATTTCATCGTACAGCTGTTCGCCGGTCGCACCCATCTTCTGGGCGTTGGACGTGACGATACCACCCGGATTCACCTGAACGGTTTCGGACGGCAGACCCAAATCGTGGGAAGCCAACTGCTTGCCTTGCGGAGACCACAGAGTCGCAACCCAGTACACGGAACCGGAGTTATCGGTGTGGGTGGTCGGGCTGGTGACGGTGAACTTCTTGGACGCGGAGGCTTCAGCATCGGAGTCCTTGATGTTCACGCGCACGTTGTCCAACAGTTTCGGAGCATTGGCATCCGGGTCGCCGGATACCGCGTCGTAAGCGGTGAACGTGACGTAGGAACCCTTGAGCACCTTGCCGGAGACGGTCGCCTTATCAGCGAACTCCTCGCTCGGCTTGACCTTGCCCTTGGTCACTTGGGTGGTGATGGTCGGAGGACGAACCGTGACGGTTTCTTCCGGAAGTCCAAGGTCGTGGGTCGCAAGCTGGCGTCCCTGCTTGTCGTACAGGGTGGCCTTCCAATACACGTTTCCGCCGTTCATGGTGTTGACGGTCTTGGACTTGACGGTCACGGTCTTGTCCTGAGCGGAGTCCTTGGCCTGAGCGGCGGTGATGTTGACCTTCTGGTCTTTCAGCAGAAGGCTGGCGTTGGTGTCAGGCTTCTCACCGACCGCATCGTAGGCGCGGAACACCACGAAGTCACCCACGTGGACGACACCCTTGATGTCGGCGGTGTCGTAGAAGTCCTCTCCGACACCCACGCTCGTGGAGGACACGTGCGTGGTGATGGTCGGATACTTGACCTGAACGGTTTCGCCTCCGACACCCAAATCGTGGGTGGCGAGCGCTGTTCCGTTGGAACGGTGCAGGGTGGCCTTCCAGTACACGTTTCCGCCTTCGGTGGCGTGGGTCTTCGGGCTGGTGACGTTGATGGCCTGTCCGTTCTGGCTTGCGGTGACATCCTTGGCCGGAATGTTCACACGCTCGGAGTCGAGCAGTTTGGCACCTTGGGCGTTCGGAGCGCCGTCAACCGGAGCGTAGGCGTCGAAGGTGACGTAATCGCCGGATTCGATTTCACCGTTGATGGTGGCGGTATCGGTGAACTCCTCGTTGATGGAGACCTGTTCCTTGCTGACCTTGGTGGTGATGGACGGGTTCTTGATGAGAACGCTTTCGCCGGTGGCACCCAGCTCGTGGGTGGCGAGTTCCATTCCGCCCTTGTTGTAGAGCGTCGCCTTCCAGTAGACGATACCGGCCTTGGTGGCGGTCACGTCCGGGGAATCAACGGTGAAGCTCTTACCGGCGCCGGAGGATGCAATCTTGTCGGCTGGAATGTCCACACGCTTGTTGTCAAGCAGTTTCGCGGCATTCGTATCCGGCTTGCCGGAAACCGCGTCATAGGCGGTGAATGTCAGATACGCGCCAGCATCAATCTTGTTGTTGATGACGGCGGTGTCGTGGAACGGACGACCGACATAGGTCTGCTGTGCGCTGGTCTTGGTGGTGAGGGACGGACCTACCACTTCGATGGTCTCGTTCTCCAAGCCGATGGCGTGACCTGCGAGAGCCTTTCCTTTGGCATTGTAGAGTTTCGCAACCCAGTAAACCTTACCAATCTTGTTGGTGCTGATTTCCGGGGACTTAACCTCGAACTGGGTGGTGTCGGAATGGTCTGCTTGGTCGTTGGTGACGTTCACGCGAGTGTTGTCCAACAGCTTGTTGGTGGACACGTCCGGCTCGCCGGACACGGCGTCATACGCGGTGAAGGTGACATAGGAGCCACGCGGAACCAGACCGGAGATGGTCGCGGTATCGTAGAACTTCTCACCTTGGGTGACGGTGGTCTTGTTCACGTTGGTGGTCAATGTGACGGGTTGCGCGTCCTGAGTGACGAAGGAACGTTCCCACGGATTGTTGTACGCGCTCTTGAATCCTTCCGCACGGTCGGAGCCGGGGAAGTCGTAGATGAACACGTAGTAGCCGCAATGGGCCTTATCCGTGACCTTGATGTTCACATCAGTGGCAACGGTCTTGGCGTCGCTGCCATCGCTCGGATAGAGAACGATTTTACCGCCGCCGACCTTGTACTTGCCGTTCATGGCCGGAACCTCCCATTCGCCAACCAGCTTGTGGTTGGCATCCTGAGTAGGCTCCTCTTCGGTGGTCGGAACGTACTTCTCATCCTCATCCTTGTTGCCGGTTCCGGAGCCAGCCCACCAGACACGAATCTTGGCCTTCGCATCAGCACCGAAACCATAGTTCGTATCACCGGTGAACTTACCGTAATCGGACGGCAGACGGCTGATGTTGATTTCATCAAGGATGTCCTTGTTCATACCGGACTCTTGCTCCAACACGGTGGAGTCGTGGTTCGGCGGCAGAACACTCACGGACGTTTCCTGAGCCTTGCCGAACTCATCGATGTAATCGCCTTTGATGTAATCCTGCTGGGACTGGTCTGCTTTGACTTCAACCCAAACCCATGTTCCGAACAGTCCGGCGTCCTCATCGGACACCTGATAATCGTCCAAACCGTTCACACTGTCATAGTCGATGGCACCGGTAGCGGCCTTCGCCTTGACGGTGTTGGTCTGACCGCTCTTGGTGAAGCTGGTGGTTGCTGCGGCAACCTGACGGATGCCATCGGTCTCACGCAGACGCTTCAAATAGTCGGTCGGATTCTCACCATTGTTCTTCTTGATGGTCTTGAGAATATGCTTGGAATCACCGACGAAATAGTAGCCCTTGAATTTGACGGGAACACCGTCGGCCCACTCATCGTCGGAAGAAGCGACACCGGAGGTCACATTATCCTGAACCGGAGAACCACGAGTCAACTTCTTACTGTTCACCTTGGTGGTGACAGTAGGCTGGAAATCCTTCTGAACTTGGAAAGTGACTTGAGCGGACTGATTTTCAGGGTCGGCTATCTGAATAACATCCTGACCCTGAGAATCCAGCTTGGCTACTCGTGGTACGGAAACTTTATTGGTATAAGTGACGTTTCCGTTACCGGTGGCCGTCCACGGAATATGCTCCTCGCCGCCCGTGGTCACACCCGAATAAGTGTTCGTGCCCGTCGCATCGAACTTAGCGGGACCAGACAACGTCAGAGTGTAACGGACGCCACTAATATACTGACCACTGCTATTCATGACACCGGGGTTGGCTGTTCCAGTGCGCTTACCCTTCGTGTAACTGTAGGTTGCCTTGATATTTGATGTGGTATGTGCAAACGCGTCACTCCACAATTCAGCGGCCTTTTGCGCGACAGCGGCCTTACCGCCCGGAGCATGGATTTCAGCTTGGTTCTTGAAAGCATTCCAAATACCCGGATTATTTCCACCACCGGAATTACTGACATCCAAATGGTCATGGATTGCGTAGGCGACACCAGCTTGAGTCATATCATCATTATTGTTTTGGTTGCGGTCAACCATGACTGCGGCGATTTTCCAATCACCGGTAGCAGGTTGGGTAGCCCAAGTACCACTACCGGTATAGATTTCACCAAAGTTGATGCAATAAGCGGGTTTGCCGTTAGAATAACCGACGACTCCAATATCCATGTAATTGTCGCCAGTATGGAATGTGCCGTATGTGAATGCGGATGTGTTATATCCGGGGTGTCCTTGACTGGTGATGGCTAGAGCCGAGCTAGCCGTAACCATACCGGAAAGCAGTGTGGCGGTGGCCGCTACCAGAGCTACTGCCGCCTTTCCTACCTGTTTAAGAATAGGAGGCTTGTCTTTCCGGAGCGTCTTAGTCAATGGATTATCCATAGATGAACTCCTCTAGAGGTTTGTATTGTCGTTTTCACATATATCAGGTTTTTTACAATCAACCTTCGGAAAAACGGAATTTTCTTATAGAAAGAGGATATGTTTTTTCGTTTACCTATCCGCTACCGGTACCATTTAATCCACGAACACGAAACGAGGTGATGATGTCGAGAACATTCAAGGACAGACCATATGCGCTTATCGAGGACGAGGCCCGTTCACGTGGTTTCAGTCACACTTATGATTGCGGACGGTTTCACTGGGAGTATGTCGAAGTCGCAAAATATGCGTATTCACGGAAGAGGAATCCGCATATTCCGGCACATCGGTGGGAGGATTGGCGGTGGATTGAGGACGATTGGTCTACGGATTACGGGAATAAAACCCGAATCCGTGACTCACTGAGCATCGCCGTTAACACTTACAACAGCGGCATGATGGATGAGGATTGGGATGAACCAAACGTATATCAGCGGCGTAGACGCTGGTATTGCTAGGATTGGAAGACTGCCGTATTGCTACTGTCTCTTGTTTTTGGACTGTATAGCATATCTTTTGTTGTGACATGACAATTTTCGTGTTATAGTGAATTTGTCCACATTAAAGAGTAGCGTTCGCCTACCCCACATGGGAGAATCGAACATAAGAACCAAGGAGCAAAACAAAAATGGAAAAGAACCAAAACCTTGAGGAGACGCAGGAAACCACCATCCTCAACCCAAACGAAAACGACGAGGGAAACTCCAAGAAGCCCGCCAAGAAGACGATTATTGTAAGTACTATCGCGGCAGTTGTTGTTCTTGTCGGTGTTGGTGGTGGCTACGCGTATGCGTCGAACAGTGCGTACGACTCCTACAAGTCCCGGGTTGAGTCGGCCAAGGAGGCTGATTTGAAGCTGGTGAAGACACTTGAGGAAGCGCGGACGCTCGTCAAGGCTACGAAGGATACTGACGTGCTTGACAAGACCGTGTTGGACTCCTTGACGAAAAGCATCAAGACCGGGGATGCCCTGAAAGGCGTTCCGGCCACATCGCATGCCGCTAAGTGGAACCTGTGGGGCACGACCAAAGCCAATACCATTGTTGCCGACGATATCACCGAAGCCAATGATTCCATCGACGCCATCAACAAGGCCATAAGCAACGTGAACAAGTCCAAGACGGCCAAGCAGGTCAAGGATGTGAAGGACGCTCTAGACAAGACCGTGAAATCGGCCGAAAGCCTGTACAAGGATTCCGAAGGCAAAGTGCAGGACGACAAGACCCGGGCAAGCCTGAAGACCAGCATCGACAACGCCAAGAAAACCAGCGGTAATAAGAAAGCCGACGTGAAAACGTTGACCGCCACCAACGATGGTCTCGTCAAGGCGGTCAAAGCCGTGAACGATTCCAAGAACGCCAAAGCCCAAGCCGACGCCCAGAAGCAAGTTCAAGAACAGGCGCAAACCCAGTCTGCTGGAACCTCGTCCGGAACCTATTCCAACTCCGGCTATTCGAATGCCAGTGGCTCCTACTCCAACAATAATGGCGGCTCCTATTCCAATGGTTCAAGCCAGTACGCTCAAACCCAGAACTCCAACAATTGCACACAATACGGATGCAATGGTTTCGATTATCGAAACTACAGGGATAGCGCCGGTGCTGGAGCTAAGCCAGCTTCTCCTAACAATTACCTTGGTACTGATGGTGAGTATGACTATTATGAGTTTGGGGGGGATTCGCAGGGTAATATGTGGTAATTCAAAAACTCTCCTTTTTATGTGAACGCTTCCAGTGTACCATGTTAAAAAGTATGACACGCCACCATTTCACATCATCATCACGCGGCTTGCGTTGACTTTGGCAAGAACCTCCTGTTCTCCATCGTCGGCGTAAGCCGCCAATATTTCATCGGGCTTGAGCACAGTCGAATATATGGTTCCACCCATGTCGAAGCGTTCTGCGAATCCTTTGGCAATTTTCAGGCTGGTCGTCCAACTCAAACCCAAATGCACGCTCTTGTCGATTTCACCCCTGTACACTGTTATAGGCTTGTCGAACGTCTTCTCCAAGGCTCCCTCTCCCCCAATGCAGGGCTTGGTCTGCTGGAGTAGTTTGACGAGGTGCCTGTCGAATTGGCGTGTGGGGTATTCTTCGTTCTTTCTGACGTTCAATGCCGTCATGCGCTGGTATTGCCTGTCGTTCAGTTCTTTCCATGGGACGAGCTGGTAGATGAGTTCCATTAGGGCTGTTGGTGCCAGTGCTGCGGCGTGGTCTATCTGCTGTTTGGCTTCGTCTGTTCTGCCTTGTTGTATGAGGGTTTTTGTGGGTGTGGTTTCGTTCCATCTGCGAATGTATTGTTCGACCATTTGGAACATGGTGTTGTTCTTGTTTGAGAGGGTGTCGAATATGAGGGGTTGCGCGTTTGCTGTTTCTCCTGTCTCAACGTCCAATAGGACAAGTCCATCTAATCCGGTGGAGAGGTAGAGGTATGGGCGAAGGGTTGGGTGGTCGGTGAGGATTTGTTGGATTTGCTTCCATTCGAGTGGGAAGCTGAATCGTTTGTCTCGATGACTGTCGATGGTTTGCCAGTCTGTCCAAGTGGCTGTGTCGGCTTTTATTAGGCCGTGTTGGGCGAGGATTGTTGTTTGGTTTGGCATTTCCAACCTCCTTTGTGTGAACAATCCCAGTATATCATCGAAAGTGAGAAGACACGCTGAACACAACAAAAACAAAAAAGGCGCGAGAAGAAAACAACCCGCGCCCAAAAACAACTCAGTGCTTGGCATGCCGTTTCAAAGTATCCAACCAGTCCAACGGAAGATTCTGCGTCGAATCCAAGTCAACCGCATTCACGCGTCGCACCAGCTCCTCCGGCGTCACGCAAGGAATATTCCCCGGCCACGTGACGCCAGTCACATCCGGCACGCCCTTATCGGAGGTTGGCACCATGCAGACAAGCCACTCCACTTCGACGGGTTTGCCGTTGAACATGAAAGCCCACATGTCCCTCTGCCAGTTCATATTCGCGGAAAGTTTCAAATCCGGACGACCATCCACACCGGTTTCAAACGCACGCTGGCTGACGCTAATTCTCAACAGTTGGTCTGGGGTGAGGTTACGGTAGGCAGTGTCCGCATTGCCTTTATAGTTCTTCGCATCCACGAACCACAAATGCGTTTTGCCCTGTTTGTCCTGTCCGGCAATCACACAGTCGATATCCGCGTCAGTGAACTGGTGTCGCTCGTTCAGACCGTGCAACGACCAGGAGGACACCACGTTGGGGCAGTTGCCGGTAATCATGTTGGCGAGGATTTGTTCACCTTTCTGGCCGGATTGAATCTCATTGGTGGTGAAGTTCGACTGTGATAGGCCGCCGCCCGGATTGCCGTAGAGGCGGTATTGGCTTCTCGCCTGTTGGATGTTGGCTGGGTTCATGGTGTTCCATAAGGGGTCTGGTTGACCCCCGCAATCCTCGTTCACTAGCTTGTAACCGTGATAATTTGGTTGGCCGGGTTCGGCTTTGAGCAGATTGAAGACTACGCCTATCTGGTCGATGGTCTGATTGAGAGCCTGTTCAACTTCCTTTGCCTCATTCTGCTGACTCTGCCTCCTGTACTCCTCGCCTTCTTTTTCGGATACCGGCTGATAAAGACCATATGCGGCACACATGCAAAAAACACCAATGAGGATACGAGGAATGGCGATAAACGCGTTGATTAGGGGAACTTGCGAATGCGGATACCCGTACACGTATTTTCCGGTGAGTGACATGAACATGTCACTCAAACCACCGAGACCATTCTTCAATCCGTAAAAGAATGCGATACCACACACAGCACCTAATACGTTGACCATGGCGGTGGACTTTTTTGAGGTTTTAAACTGAGCGGAGAACAGGAACCATCCTCCCACGCCGCATACGAGTAGTAGCAACCATTGCAGGATGGAGGATGGGACGAGTATTAATAGTAGGTATTTCAAGATTAGGTTTCCTTTCGGAGTGTGTTTCCTTTTAGCTAAAACATACTCCGAAAGGGTGTAAAAACCTATTTGTGGATTCGTTGGATGTTTAATATCCAATACTGTTTGTCCGGTTCGGCTCCCCATTCGGTACGGCCCTCTCCTTTAGAGAGCGTGCAGATGGCGGTGAAGCTCGGACTCGTATGGGAGTATCCGTTGCGGAATAGTATTGGATGCTCGTCCAATCCTGTTGGATTATTCGACTCGTCCATGTCGAACAGTCGGCGGAAACGGGAATCGTAGTAGGGTTTGACTTCTCGGTATTCTTCCGTCTTCTCGCCGGAAAGAATCATGTCGTACCATTGTAGAGTTATTGGTAGGGTTAGCATCTTAGCTCCGATTCTGAAACATACATGTCTATAAGTTCTCGTCCGCGCATTTTTTCAATCCACTCTGTAGGAATGGAGTCGAACCCGTAGACGGCTCCTGCTAACGCTCCCGCGACACTGGCTGTAGTGTCCGTGTCTTCCCCGAGGTTCACTGCGGTAAGTACGCAATCCTGATAATTATGGGTGTTGGTTAAGCACCAGAGTGCCGCGTTCAACGTGTGGAGTACGAATCCGTCCGACTCTACTTCCGTTCTGGGAATGGTCGGGTCGAACGGGAATCCTGAATCCTCTATCGCCTTATGTGAAGGAACGCAGTGTAACAGTCCTTCCAATATTCGAACGTATTGAACGCACGCCGTCATACTGATTTCATGAGCGTGGGTGATGGCGCTGACCTGTTTGATTTCCACGTCTGGCAAATTGTAGAAGGCGCATGGTGCGACCCTCATCAGTGAACCGTTACCGTTATCGCTTAATCCATCGCAACCATGCTTTGACCTGATGGCTGTGGCTACGGTTATGCCGGAATCATACGCATTCCCGTCCGGCGTGTACATTCCGTGCTCCAACCACATCCGGTAACGCATGAGCATGTCGGCGGTGTTGACCTCACCATGACATTCGGTAAGCGAGTCCAAGGTTGCTAGACTCAACGCGGTGTCATCACTCCATGTTCCGGATGGCTGGTTGTGGGTCCCATGGCCTGTCATTCCAATGCAAGTGAATGTGTCTCGTTGCTGGAATTCATAAGGTACACCTAATGCGTCTCCTATGGCAAGTCCATACATGACCGCTTTGAGCTTGTCTTGTTCAATGGGAAGTAGATTGGTTTTTACTGGAATGTTTTCCTGTTTTTCCCTATGAAAGAATCGGAATAATCCCATCACAACTCCTTATTTCTCCTTGTTTTTCGGCTCTCGTAACAAGTCTCCCTCCTCGAAAGCGGACTGTGCCTGTTCGCGGGTAGGAAACGAGTTGACGGTTCTGGCTCCACATCTTGGACAGCCGACCCTCCACCAGCAGCACCATGATTCCTTGCTATGATTCGTCGGATTAACGGCCTTGCGGAACTCTCCCCGACTGCCACATTTGGGACACATGAGCGTCAAATCGAAAGCGTCCGGATTGAATTTGGCGATTCGTAACGCCCTACGGTTCGCCAATTCGTCTACGGCAATCGGATTGAAACCTAATTGTTTTATCTGCTCCGGTGAATAATCGTTCATCAATGATGAAACCGCTGACGCCAACCCCTGCTTGGTGTACGTCCATTCGGAACCGTCGCTCACACTGACGAACGGGTGGGGTTTAATCCACTCTCCCAACAGGAAAGCCCTCAACGCTTCCTCCCGAGTATCACGGGGAAAAATCAGACGTGCCGGACAACGCCTATACGAACAGTGAGCATAGTAAGGGCGGAAGAAGGGGCTTCCCTTGCCAACGGTCTCATCTTCCGCGCCGATACGGCAGACGGAACCGTTCAAAAACGCGGTGAGCGCTCCACCGTCAACAATCCCATAACCTTTATGGCAGAGCGGGCATGGATATTTTTCCTTGAGGATTTTTTCATGCTCCCGCTTCAAAGCGCGTTCGGCTTCCTGAATGGCTTCACGGTCTGCGTTCTCTTGCAGTATAGGTGGGGCTATCTTGTCGATGGTGCTCTTGGGGAGTCGGGTCCGCTCCTGCACTTTCTGTGGTGGCATTCCCAATCGGAGAAGTTCTTTAGCGTTTTCAACAGCCTCACGCCACGGGTCATAATAAGCCATGCCTACTCCAGTCTTCTAATGTTTTTTCGAAGAATGTAGACGGTCGATGGTGGAAACATCATATTCGACTGTCCGTCCACTGTGCCCGGAACCTCGTCAGTTCTTACCACCTCGTATCCGTTGTTCAGCATTTGTTCCAAAGGCTCCGTTGAAAACGGCCATTACCATAATCCGTAGGAGTCCAGCACAGAACAACGGTCTTGTATTTTTTATTCGTCTTCTTTTCCGCCACGAATACCACCCTCCTCCCGCTCGATATGGGACTCGAACGCTTTTCTAGATAGTCGAATATCCTGCTCCAACCATTGGCGGGCTTTCTTCCGCTCTTCCAAAGTCGGCCTACCGTTCAACACTTTCAGCTTCCTTCTTCGACTCAACCGATTGCAGTTTGACCGGTTTGCCGTCCTCATCGAACAATGCGATACTAACCAAAGGCCAAGTACGCTCTTCCTTCAAATCGTATGATTCTTCCCAAACAAACAATGTAGCCTAAGCGTAGTGAGTGCCGTCAACACGAAGAAGAAGTTTCTTATATCCAGTCTTGTCGAAAAGAGACGTGTCACTGTCTCCAGCCACATGAACGTCGAAAGTAGACTCCAATACTTGGACTGGATTATCCGGCTTCGGTCGAAAAACCCTTTTCCGCCTATCGGACGTGCCTAACAGTTGCACCCAACCAAAAGCGAAACCCAGTAGAAAAACGGCTACGGGAGTATATTTCGGAAGTTTGATTGGAATATTTCGGGTAGACCACATTTCCAAACAGGCGACCATGAGGCCAATGAAAGCACATGCCATGATATTGAACGCCCAACGGTCGGTATTGCCTTTGTAGTCTTGCCGGGCCTTGCTCCACTTGGATAATGGAACCAGATAGCCGGATTCGCGAAGTATGCCAGCCGTAGTGTCCGTGTCCAATGGTTGCAACATTCTCAGGTTAAGTTCTTCGCCATGCTCTAACACTTTTTTAAATCCTTCCTATTTGATTGGGAAACGTTTTCCATCCTGTGTGTACAGGCCGAGTTTGTTTTCGCTTGCGTGCAGTGTGACTTTGGTCTTCTTGTCGCCACGGTAGACGACGCATTTCAAATCTTCGGTAGGAAGTTTGTCTTTGCTAGAAAAATCGCAGTCGATGTCGTCCAAGTTCCAAACTTTGGAAATCTGCTCGCGAATAGTGGGAGGTGCCGTCGAACGCTGTTCGTAATAGTTGTCGATAAGGCCGCTGACGCACATTACGAGGAATACGCCCATAAACCCGCTAACAAGACTTATGCCGATAATTCTTACGAATAAGAGACTATCGCGGAGAAAAGCCCCGATAAAGCCGACGATTATTCCGACGGTCATCAATACTAGGAGAACACCAATAACAATAGTGCCTAAAATGTTTAACCAGTCAGGAACAGGAGGATAAATCTTCCACGCTTCCAGCCAATTACTGAAATCTTTCATCTTGTTTCAACCAGCTTTCCATTGGCGTCGTATAGTCCGACTTTTTCGCCCTCGGTTACAACAAGTGTGCCCTTCGTTACTGATTTCCCGTCCTTGCTGGTGAACGTGCAATCGTAGGAACCATGGTCGGGGAGGATTAAGTAGGCGTCGGTCTTACAAGATAGATTTGACACTTTGAAGTCTTTTTCCAATTGGTCTTCGAAACCGAGCGGGTGGGTGACACTGGTTTTGACTCCTTGGGTTTGTTCCATGGCAAAAGCGTCGTAAACCATCCAGACACACATAACGGACAGACAGACCGAAGCGATGACTGCGGCGACGAGTTCGATTTTCCCCATCATGTCTTCTTTAGCGTCAGCTATGGCCCGTCGGATGATTAACGGGATTGCGAATATGGCTATGACAAGAACCACCACGGACGTGATTTTCCCTTGGAGAGCATCGGACGCGTCCAATGGAATCGTTTTGGTGGGTGGATTATTATAGGCGTTCCACGCTTTTACCCACCAGTCGTAGTCTTTCAAAAGTTTTACCTCTTCACCGATTTTGTGAACACTGCCAGTATAACATAGGTAAAAAAATCCCGCCATCAAAAAGACGGCGGGATTGGAGTCACATTATCTCCCTATCGAATAGAGAGGTAATGTCAGCGGTTACCCTCATGTCGTTTTGCGACGGAGAGGATTGCACCGGCGGCGGCAAGCACAATGACCGCGACCGCGATGACGCCAACAGCCACGCCGGTGGTAGCCAAGCCCTGACCGTCCTGTTGAACGGCCTGAGTATTGTTCTTGGCGCCCACAGTCTTCTTGCCGGTATCGGTCTTACCAGTATCGGCGGTCTTATCGCTGGTCGGAGTGTTCACATCGCTCTTATCGTCGGATGGAACCTTCGTATCATTGTCGGACTTGTCGGAATCATCCTTTGACGGAGTATCGTTCTTGTCCGTATCATCCTTCGGGGTTTCCGGCTTGGAATCATCACCCTTGGAAGGAGTATCAGTATTGATATCGTCCTTCGGAGTGTTCGGCTTGAAATCGTCGGTCTTGTTGTCATCCTTGGATGAAGTATCCGTCTTATCATCCTTCGGAATCTCAGAACCGTTGCCACCGTTGTCGGTCTTGTTGTCGTCCTTCGGGGTTTCCGGCTTAGTCGGGGTCACATCCTGCTTGACCGGCGTCCACTGCGCGACCACAGTCACGTCGGAGCCGTTGTCCTCGACGCTATCGCCGGAATCGACCTTGACTCCATCAATCATCCAACCGTCGAACTCGTAACCGTCGCGGGTTGGAACCGTGTCAGACACATCTGACGGCAGGTCGGAATCCACATACTTGCCGTTGCCACCGTTCGTATCATAGCGAAGCAAATGCTTCGCCTCCCACTGCGGGTACAGGGTGGTGTTCTCCGGAATCGAAGTCACGGTCTCGCCCGGCTTGTAGGAGTCGCCGGTTCCGTCCGGGTTGGTGGTCCAGACGGTGAAACGGTAATGGTCTTTAGCGGGCTGGGGCACGACGAACGGAGTGGTCTCGGTCTTGTCCTGACCGTCCAGCTTCACCTCGACGTGGCGGGTGGCGGGAACGTTGACGCTGTTGCGGTGGAATTCGCCGCCGATGGTCACGTTCTTGGCGATAATCTGCCCTTCAACGTTCTGCGACGCGTCCACGTTGGCTTCCGGCGCGAGAATCACGGAAGAGGATGCGCCAGCGGTGCCGACGTTGCCGTGATACTGCCCGTCCTTGGCTTTGGAGTCGGTCAGATTGTAAATAACACCCTTGTCCGTCCACTTGGCGTATTCGGCGTGATTGATACCGTCCACGTCCAATTGGGGCAGAGTGATATTGTCCGCACCTTCGGCGTCAACATTCACGACGAGACGGGTCTTCTCCCCCAACGTGGCGGTCACACGATTACCTTGCAGTTCTTTCGCGTCGATGTTGATATGAGCGACATCACCGTTGGCGTCGATGTGACGCTTGTTCATGTCGGAGAAATCATGGGTCGCGTTGGATTCCGAAGCTTTCGACCACTTGGCGGACAGGCTGGTCATGCTCTTTTCCATGGACTTCAAATCAAGATATTTGACGGTCTTGGAATCCTTGAGCACTCGTTCGGACTTCGGGAGGCTTCCACTGGTCTGCATTTCCAGCTTGTTCCCGTTCACCGTCCAACTGTTGCCATTGTCGGTCTGTCCGATGATGTTTGACTGTCCGAAGACAATCTTGGAGTCGGCGGGCAGATTGACGTTGATATTGCCGTCAACCTTGTCCATGTAGCTGACTTCCGGCTCGTCCACACCGTTGGCATGATTGCCGAAGGCCGCGCCAATATAGGCGTGCTCGGTGGCGATATTACTGTTCGTGTGGGCGTTCAGACGGACGGAGTCGAAGCCGACGAGACCGAAGTTCGCCGCCTCGCCCAAGTCGCCGCCCAACAGGTCAACGGTTTCATCAGCTGTGAACATGTTGGTTTTGTCCACGATGATTGGGTTGCCGACCTCTGCGGCCAATGCCACGTTTGCGGAGGCGAGCATGGATAGTGCGGACACTGCCGCGATGAAGGGGATTTTCCCTCGGAGTTTGTTTTTCAAATCTTTCCTTCTGGTTTCTTACTGTGTGTGGATTGGTTTTGTGTTCTTGCGCTACTTCACTCTTCCTCCCTTTCTTCCAAAGGCTTGTAATTGTACTTGTCGAGCAACCTGTGCAGATGCTCGGCGGCACAGTCGAAGTCGTTCAACGCGCACGCAAGCGCTTCCTGAGTGCTTTCAGGAAGAGAATCCATCACGTCGGAAATCATTGCGGCGGAATTGGTGGCATTGTCGGATGCGAGGGCGATGGCGTCCAAATCGTCGGAGGATGGTGTGGAATCCTCCTTGGTTTTGACGGTCTCATACTCGAATCCGGCTGGTGCGATGGGCTGTTCCTCCGGCTGGAATCCGTGGACTTCGAGCCAATGGTTGAACAGTTCTTCCGCTTCCTGTTCGCCTACCTTATCGGGACGGTTCTGGATGAAAGTGTCATGAATGAGCTTGGTGGTGACGTCGGTCATTGTTTGTTTTCTTCTTTCTTATCGGTTTTCTGGATTGGATTGTTTTCGGCTGGGATTGGATTGGCCTGTGTGGATGGCCGTTCCAATCCTGACCGGAAGTCTTTCAATAGCGCTGAAAATGAAGTGACACCGTCTTCCTTGCCCACGTTGTCACCGGCTGTGAGCTGTGGATACTGGTCTGGGGTGTTGGAGATGGTCTTCACGTCATCACAGTGTCTTTTCGCATACTCGATAGCGCGTTCCGGCGAAGCGCCTTTGGAGATGGCGTAGGTTAGTCCTCGTCGGAATCCCCATGCGGTGTTCGCGTCGGTGATGCCATATCCGTCGAGCATGCGGCTGATTTCAGCATTGGATGGCACTCTGCTCAAACGCTTCCTCCTGACCATCTGATTGATGTCGTAGGGAGCAATCCAAGCTTCCCGTGACGAATGTGTCTGGAAGAATTCGATGATGGCTTGACGGGCTTCGTCGGCTTTAATCGTATGGTCGATTTCGTTGACGAAGTTATCCACCTGCGCGTCATCCAACGGCTTGTTGCCGTAATGGCTGTTGATTTGGGTCAACAGCGCGATGGCGCACGGGCGTTCGAAGGCGCGTGGGTAATGCTGTTTGCCATTGCTGGCCTGTGCCGTGGTCAACGTTCCTTGTGTTGGAGCCTGTGCTGTCATCATTCATCCCATCCGGCTTGGGCGAGGGATTCTTTCAGCATGTTCATGTTGTGCTCGTATCCTTCCTCGCTACGGGTTTTGCGTCTGCTCTGACCGTTCCTGTTAAACTTGTCGGCATTGAGAAGCCAATTGTCAAAGGCGCGGTCGAAGTCCAAGTATTTCTTGCCATTGGAATGGCTGTAGTTGTAGAATTTCTTGGCTTCCGTGTTCACGTCGATGTTCAGTTCATTGGCTCGGTCGATGTGCTTCTGGTTCGGTTTCCAATCCTTCGGCACCATCCGCTTGTAGTGGCGGACTTTCGGTACTTCCTCGTCTGGAATCAGTGGGGTCACTTCCTCCTGTTGGGGATTTTCCTGTTCCACTTTGGCGGAAACCAAGTCTTCGGGGTTTCCCCAGATGGGGTCTACGTCGATTGTCGGTTCCTCGTTGAGGAGAGCTTCCTCCTCGGCTTTTTCCTTGGCTTTGCGTTCGTTTTCCTCGTCCTTCTCCTTACGCCAGTGAAGCAACTGTTGGATGAAAAGTCGGTCAGGCGAAAGCGGAGCGGCCTTGAAACCATTGTCACGTTTCACGTACAAACGTGAATCGTAGACCTTACGGAACGAGTCAGCCGCTTGCAAAATGGTCATCTTGCTTCCGCCGCCCAGCTCCTTGTACAAGTCGGCGGCTTTCTTGGTCGGAGACCAGTCTTCCGGCAGAGGATGCCAGAACCAAAGCTGTTGCGGGATTTCATCCCACTGCAAATACTTGGGTTCCCCGTCATCATCCACGTCGATTGGAGCGTTGGAATCGTATTGGGGTAGAACCTCGACCTGTTCCATGGTCATCGGCTCCTCGAACGGAGGCTCCATGGTTCCGTCCATCAGTTCGACCGGTTCGGGTTTGTACTTGCGTGGGCGACCGCGCCGACGCTTCGGTTTGTCTTCTCCTTCCGGAGGGAGTGGATTCTTGCGTGGGCGACCGCGACGCTTCTTGACGGGCTTGTCTTCCGCTTCTACGGGTTTCACGCTTGAGGTTTCGGTATCGTCCTGCTTGGCGGGTTCTTTTTCCTTTTTGGAGGTGGAATTATCTGTCTGGGAGGTGTTTAGGGAATCATCCTCGACGGGTTCCACGCTTGGATGCGGCTCCTCATATTCGTCGGAGTCGGCATTCGATTCACTGAGGATGTCATGAATCTCCTCCCATTCGAACGGGAAGTGCTTTCCCTGTCGGAGGGTTCGGTTCAGTTCACTGACTAGGATTCTGCGCAGTCTTGGGCTGGCGGTTCCAAGGTATGCGGATTCGATGGTTCCGGAGTCCGCCGTGAGGTCGATGTGGTCGAGGAGGAGTGCTTCTTCGGTGTCCTCGTCTATGACCAGTAGTCCTTCGTTTGCGAGTTCCCGGCCCGCCTGTTGGAATAGGGTGGGAGTGTTTCCGTGAGTGTAAGCGTTGATTTTTCCAAACGTCCAATCACATACGCCGAGAGCATTGGTCTTCGGATGCAGTTGGAGCATCATCCATAGGTGCTGGCCTAGGATGTCCAATTTTGTGAAGTGTTTATCCAAGAGGATTTTCTGGTCTATTGTCTTTCTCAAAACATTCCTTTTGGTCTGGCCTGTGTGGAGTCTGGCTTATATTGTGTGGACGTTTTTTTATTCTAGTCATACTGGGCGTATTCACAAAATTGGGGGTGTGTCCCTCCAATTTTGAGGCGGGGTATGTGGAACGGGCTTCTTGGGGTGTCTATCTGACCATCCACAAGAGCGCCCGTGCCTTGTCGTGACTCATGTTATACATTAACCTTCCTGTTTCTTCAGGTGAACAAGTGTTTGTAATTACAGACAATAGCATATAAAAGTATGCTGTCAAATCTAAAACCACGCGTTTCATGTTAAAAATCAGTTATCATGGAAAACATGGGAAAAAGAAAAAACCAAACCAGCGAATTCAACAGAAGAATCAACCAACGCATCCTAGCGGAAGCCGGAATCCGACGGCTCTCCGCACGGGACATCGCACGGCAACTAGGCAAAAGCCCCAGTTACGTCACCACACGATACAACGAAACCGTCGAATGGCTCCCCGCCGACATCGAAACACTCGCCCACGCATGGGACATGGAGCCAGAGGAGCTAATCGCCGGACAAAACGGCTACCAGACAAAACCCTCTATCGTGGAACAACAGCTACAAGACGTACTACGCAGAATCAACGCGGGAGACCTCACCTTGGCCGCGAACCACGACCCGAACAAACAGGCGGAAGCGGAAAGCGAGGACGATTGCTGAACCATCCCCCATTGGACGGCAGAAACGTCACCCTCGACAGGCGTATGAGCTACGAGTGCATGCGACGCGCCGTGGAACTCACCCGACCGGCACCACACATATTCGAAGAGGAACTGCCTGAAAACATCAACGGCGTATACGACGAGTTGACGCACATCATCATCATCGACCCACGGCTGAACGAACGGCAAAAACGATGCACGCTGGCCCACGAACTGCTCCACTGGACACATGGGGACGCCCGTTGCCAGAGCCAATACGACGACAAGGCCGAAACGCATGTGCGCAAGGAGACCGCGACGCTGCTCATCAATCCGTTCGACTACATACAGTCCGAACGAGTATACGAGGGCGAAGCGTTCCTCGTGGCCGTCGATTTGAACGTGACGGTCGGAGTGTTGGAGGACTACAGGTCGATTCTGGAAGATGCTCCCACGTTGGCGGTCGAACCGAAAGGTTGTCCTCAATCCAGTTTTTCAGCGAGTCCGACGCTTTCCGCAGCCTTGCGTCTGCACTCCTGATAGAGCGGGACGATTGCCGTGGCGGTCGCCTTGAACTTCTCCCAGTCGGGAGCGTCCTCCGTCTTTCGTCCGGCGTCCCCATCCAGCCATGCGGTGATTGAGGTCTCGTACCCGTGCTGTCGTTCCCTCAGCTCGACAAGACCATTGTCTTCGGCGGCGGCGATATAGGCGTCCACGAACGTTTCGACGGTTTCGTTGTCCTCGTTGCCGTGAATCCTCAACCCGAGAGTGTTGGCCAATCCGTCCACTTCCATACGGAGCGCTTCGGGGATTCTCTGGCATGTCCGCTGGTTTCGTCGGCTTTTCGCCAATCGCATCGCACGGCATGCTTCGTCGGCCTTGCTGTCGGAACCATAGCCCATGACCCATCGGACGGCTTTGATTTGCGCGTTTTCGTAGATGTTGTAGGCGCGGGTCTTCCCTACCTGACGTCCGTCCTCATAGTAGGATGCGTAGGCGCTTTGGCGGGTGTGCCAGTCGGCGGGCTTCCGGCTTCCCGTCACTTGGACGACGGCCTTTCTGTTTCCGTGAGTGTAGGCGTATTCGTGGTGGAACAGTCCATCGTTGTCGAATCCATATTCCGTGACGCAGGTGAGTCCGAAGCCGGTGGTGTCGATGGTTTTCTTGTATTCCGGTGATTTGGGATTGGTTTTTTCGCCAGACATTTTTTCTCCTTGACTTTCATTTTTTGTTTTTGTGTGAACAATCCCATTATAGTTCCTAACTTAGGAAACCACCGACACAAAAACAAAAAGGGCGGCAAAAAGCCGCCTAAAACCAAGCAAACGTCAGATGTCCACAACCGCGAGAACCGCGACGACAGTCAGAATGACCACGGCCCATCTCAGGTTCCTGCGACTGCACAACTCCCCTAGTCTCGTATCACTACTCAACAGGTCTTCCACTGCGGACACGAGGAACATGAGCGCCAATATGATAGCGCCCACAGCCAATGCGATAAGCGCATTCTGTTGCGATAATAGCGACAGCATTTTTCCAATCTCCTATACGAACGCGGGCTGATTCAGACGGTCTTGCAGACTCAATTTCAAATATTGTTCGTTTAAATCGACTCCGACATACCTGCGCCCCAGCATCGCAGCCGCCAAACCGGTGGTGCCGGAACCGTTGAACGGGTCGAGCGTCACGCCGCCCGGCTTGCAACCGGCTTGAATGCATGTGAGGGGAATATCCACCGGGAAAGTCGCAAAATGCGCTCCCGCATACGGGCGGGTCGGCAGCATCCACACGTCGCGTAGGTTCCGCCTGCCGTCCGGGGAGACGTATTCCCTACGGTCTCTTCCCAAATCCTCGCGGACGCCACCGTATGTGCTTTTGTTGCCGAACGTATGCCGGTGGGCTAAATCCTCGATGGTTTTCTCCGACTGCCGTTGTCTTACGGACTGGTAGTCGTAATAGTATTTTTCGGTTTTGGAGAATAGGAAAATATGCTCGTAGCTTTTGCTTGGACGGTCTTTAACGCTTTCCGGCATGGGATTGGTTTTCCCCCAAATAATATCCGAACGCAGTATCCACCCCTCGTCCTGCAAGGCGAACGCCACTCTCCACGGGATGCCGAGCAGGTTCTTCGCCGGACGGTCTGGACGTTTCCTGCCGTTCGGCTTCTGCACATGCCCGTGCAATCCGATGCTGTTCTCCGACCCGTCGCCGCCGTCCCATAGGTTCGGCGTGGAGTACGTGTCACCCAAGTTCAGCCAGAATGTGCCGTCATCGGCTAGGATTCGTCTGCATTCGCGGAATACTTTGCTGAGGTCTTCCACATAGCCGTCGGGCGTGGGTTCGCGCCCGATTTCCAGTTCGGAATCCGTGTATTGGCGCAACCCATAGTACGGCGGACTGGTAACAATACAATCGACGCTTCCGTCGGGCAAATCGGAAAGCACGGACGATGCGTCGCCTAGATAGAGCGTCAGCGTGTCGTCTTGGAACCAAGGCTTCAAGACGTCTGCTCCAGTCGTTCCAATAGTTCTCGTCCCGCAGGGAGCAGCGTCAGAGCGCCTGTTGCGATGTCGAGGTGAACCAGCTTGTCGTTCAGCAGTTCGACGGCGGCGTTTTCGAAACCGGCCTTGTATGCGTTGGCCGTTCCCTGTCCGGCTTGGCGGAGCAGTGTTTCGCTGTTGCGCTCGTATAGTCGGATTGGACGGTCTGCCTCGCCTTGGGCGAGCATGGATACGAGGCGCATGCCATCCTTGGTGAGGGATGGGGCTGATTGTCCGTTACGTCGGATGAGTCCGGCATCCAGCAGTCGTCTGCCGATGTTGCTTTTGAGGATGTCGGCGGTCAACCTTCCTTTTTCGATGTTGTAGAGGATTCTGGTCTCACCTTCGCTGATACCGGCCATGAGGATATGGAAACGTTGGGTGGAGGATTGTTCGTCCAATGCTGCTCCTTTCAGAGGTTTTGTGTTTTTTCTAAGCTCAGAGGATGTTGACGGGAGTGTCGTTCAGACAGTCCCAGTATTCGAGTCGCGCCACCGGCGACATTTCCTTGAATGTTCTGACCACGCCGTCATGCATGGTTTTCGCTTGCCGGTATTCCTCGCTGGACGATTCGGGATTGTCCATCATTTTGGTGGAGTATTTTTCCATTTCCAACAGGTCGAGTCTGCGTATGAGAGCTACGCCGTTCTCTTCCAGTCCGATGTTTTTCGCCACCCAATCCCGAAGCATCCAACAATTGTTGGAGAACATGTGGATTCGTCCGGTGCGAACGTCTCGTAGCATCTGATAGTTCACAGGACTCCGCCATCCTCGTAGCCGACGGTGTATTCGCCTACGGTTCCGTGCAGTCCGCAGTTAATCTGCAATCCATCCAAGATGACCATGCGGTGTGGGGAGAGTTGCACGTCTTCGCGTAGGTTTTCCAAACGCATGCCTGACGTCAGTTTTATTAACGTTTGCCAGTAGGCTCCGTCCAGTTGGCTCCAATATTTGAGATGTGAGTCTTTCAACTGTCGGAATAGAAGGAGCGCATGAACGTATTGGCCTGTCCAATCCACGTCATGCATGAGCCGTTCCAACCGGTTCAGTTGGACGGTCACGTCTTCCGGATTGTTCGCTAGGAACAGTGGCCCGTACTCATCCAATGCCTCACGTAGTTCCTGCTGTCGCATGGCACGAATGGGGGTTCCTCCGAATTGTGGACTGTTGGCGAGCCATACGGCCAAATCCCATGTTTCAGCCGCGTTCGCGTCGATGTTCGGATACGCGCAGTCACGGACTGTAATCCAGCTGGCGCTTACCTTGACGAGTCCCCGGATTCCCGCCACGAAATTCAGGATGGACAGGAACAGGAAGATGATTTTCCATCCTCCCGTCAGGGAGTTCGAATATGCGAGGAGCCATACCGCCACCAGTAGTCCGAGCGTGTACACCACGACCTGTGGGAGGACTCCCCTACGGAAGATGGTCTGCAAGACTGCTTCCCGGTCTCCGTTGGAGTATAGGCAGTTTTTGTTCACGGTGTTGTTCTGATATTCCAAGTATTCAGGCTTTCGACGCTTTGACGTATTTTTTTTTCTTGAATCGTTCATCGACCCGGATGACCCAGCCGGTGTCGCTGGTTCCGGCAATCTGGTAGCGGACTCTTCGTTGGATTTTCAGTGGCCGCAGATATTTGTTGAGTCGGAGTTGTCCGACGGTGGGCGGGTCTCCTAGGATGTGGGGGATTCTTTGTATTCCGTCGTTTGTGTTGAAGTAAAGCAGGATTGGCGTCTCGTCCTTGCAGGAGTCAAGGAACCCTCCTACGGTGTCAAGGTCTTTGCGTGGACGGGAACGTTCTTGGGTTTGACTGTCCGTGATGTCCGTTTCGGTGTTCAAAAAGGAACCTTCCTTGTTTGTGACTGGTTCCACTATAACGTAGTTTTTCGCAAACAAGGAAGGTTGCAGGAAAAATTCTTTCTCAGGCGAGCTTCGAATCGTAATCGTCGATGGGCTGGGTGAACGTTTTGCCTTCCCTGACCATTTTTTCTATGTCCTCGTAGTCGTCACAAGCCGCCCACAGTCCGAGGTCAGGGTTGAGATGATACATGGTTCCAGATTTCACACCTTCGTCAACATAGAGTCCGTGACTGCAAGTGTTGTTGACGTTGGTGGGCTGTGGGTCTTGCTCGTAGTCATCGATGTTCCACGGGTCGCCTTCGGGCAACAGCACGTAGTCTCCGATGCCGTCGTGAATATCCCGTAGGCGCTGTTCCTGTTCGTCTTGGAGGTCTTGTTCCCTGTCGAGCATGAGGTTGATTTGATGTTCGATGCTGTTGAAGTAGTTGCTCATGTTTTTCTCCTTGGCTGGCTTTTTCTGTTATTGTGTGAACGCTTCTAGTATAACATCATTCTCTTCTCAAATCGCCACAATGTCGATTAGAAAAGAAAATGGTTCCGCCACCCAAAAAAAGAATCCACACACGGGTGGCGGAACCCGAAACACACTCCCCGTGAGGAGCGTTCCACAGAGACCGGGAAAGAAACCAGATGGTGGAAGATATACCACGAAAACCCGGTCTCAACTGTTACAGTAAACGACCTCGAACATTCATCTGGTGAAAAACCGGAAAAACAGGAAAAATTTTCCCAACAAGGGGTTTAACGGGTGTTTTTCTCTTCTAGATGAACCCTTATCTCTCGCGCAAAAAGACGACCCGCCGCCCTCATATGGAATCTCTATAACCATAGATTACAGGCGACGGGTCTCATGGAGAAACCGGCTATCAGTTCCCGTCGGCCACGCATTGCGTGAGGAACGACTTCGTTTCGGCTTTTTCCCAACTGCTCATGGACAGTTTGTACTTGTCTTTGATGTACACGCGTTTAGCCATATACGAGCATTGGTACGTCTTGTTGGACGGGAGCCAAATGCTGGGCGTTGCGTCCTTCCACTTGGTCGAGGAACCGTTCAACGCCTCGTCCTTAACAAGGTTCACGCCCTGCTGTTTGATGTTGTTCGCTTCTCCTTCGGACGCGACGAGCACTTCCGGGTCGTTCGCATAGGTGATGCGGTCGCCCTTGCGCGAGTCCTTCCACAGTCCGCTGGCCCAAGCGTCGTTGACAGCCACCACATGGTCGATTTGGACGGCCATGCTGTCTCCGCCTGTTTTCTTCTGTTTGCCGTTGACGGTCTCGTAGGTGTCGCGCTGGAATTTGATGGCATTGCCTGTATATGGGTCTTGGAGGGTGCCGGTGAGCACCTTGCAGTTCTTGTCCATGGTCACGTCGGTCATGTCGCGTTTGAGGATGTAGTCGCGGGTGGTGCCGTATCCGCAGAGCTGGTTGCTGTTCTGCCATGTGCCGAAGTCGGTTTTGCGATTGTATCCTTTGGTGTGCGGGGTTGCGGTTTCGATGTCAGCGAGTTTGTCAAGCGCCTGTTTCGTGCTGATAGGGCTTAAAGCACCTTCAGGAACGCTTGTGGAGGCTTTTTGTGCTTGACTTGAGGAATTGTCCCCATTTTGTGTCTGCGTCGTTTCTGAGGGCGTTTCTGCGGCTTCTGGAGTATTGGTTTGCGAATTGGAGCCGGACGACTTCAAGGAAGGCTCCTTCAACCCTAATTTCACATCCGGCTTCACCTTGGAATCCTCACCCGGCATCAACTGGGATAGACTGTTGATTTCCGGCAATCCGAAAATCTTCGACATGGGAGTCCACAATCCAAGATTCACGATGAGCACCATGGCCGTCAACACGACCAGAATGCCGCCAAGCAGGGAACCGGCGGACATTCCGCCTTTCTTCTTAGCCATAGGAAACCTCCAAAAAATCTCATCACAGGTTCAAGATGATGCTGATGACGAGACACACGATGAACGCGATGGCGATAATCGCACCGGTCAACGGGCCATTGCTGTTGATGAACTCAGCGAACTTGTCACCCTCACTAGGCTTGTTATGTCCTGTCAATTTAGTTTTCCTTTCGGATTAGTCGTTCGGCCCCTCATTGGGGTCGCCGGTTACGGAACCGTCATCGGAATTCTGGGATGAACTACTGCCGTTGTTGTCGGACGAATCCGAATCGGAGGAGTCGGAATCGTCATTGTCGGAACCGTCATCACCGGAACCGCTATCGGAATCCGATGAACTGGAATCGGAAGAATCATCATCGTCATCACTGCTGGAAGAGCCAATCAGCGAACGGTCAATGGCATTGCTGAACGCCTTCAACGTGGTCAGACTGCCTTCGGCACCCCAGTCAACGATTTTCGCGCTACCACGGGTCGGATTATGGATGAGGACGGTGACGCTCGTCTCCACGTCGCTCGTTGAACCAGTGTCCGCGTTCGGGTCGTTGGCCGTACTCGCGTCAACCTTCTTCTCGTAGGGTTTGAACGAGATGCTGACGCTCGCCGCCGCCCATTCGGGATTGTCGGACTTGTTCTGCTTGTCAACGGTCTTGCCGTCCTTGGTGCATTGCACAAGCCAGTCTAGGGACGAGTTCAGATACGAACCCAAGCTTGCGGGTTGATACATGTGGTCGCTGTTCGGGTCTCCGACAAGTACCGTCAAAGCGTTGGAGTCTTTGCCGATGTATGCTTTAGACCAAGCGCTGACCACGTTCGTCAGGCTCGTGTTCTGGTCAAGCTGAATGTAACCGTCGGGACGATACGTGTCCGTATTGCTGTTCGAAGTGACGGTCTTGGGAAGCACGGTCGGCGTTCCCACCGCAGTAGCCACACCATCGGTGACGGCGACAAGCTGGGTGATATCCCTCGTGCTTCCATCCGACTTGTCGGTGAGGGACATCTGATGACTCCAATACTGGGTGGTGGAACCGCTGGAATCGTCCGACGTGGATGTGCTGACTTCAGTGGCGCCATTCCACCACAGGTTCGCATACCCGTATTGGAAAGCGCCCTTGTCATCATCCAGCCAACTGTACACGGCTTGCAACGCGACCTGCTTGCCGGGCTTGTCGCCGCTGATTTCCTTGTACTTCTCCGTCAGGTAGGAACCCATTTCGTTCAACGTGTTGATTGCACGGACGGAAACCATCGGGGCGACCAGACCGGTGCAGATGAACAGGATGATGAGAACCTTCCACTTCTGGGTGTTCTTCAACGCCTTCTTCCACGCGGTGAGTTCTATCTCGTCCTTGCGTTCTTTTTCGTCAGCGAACAGGTCGGTCTCATTGTTCGGGTTCTGCTTCGCCTTCTGCTGGCCCATCGGCTGTTTGCCGTTCTTGTCTTTCTTGCTTCCGAACACAGTTCCGCTCCGAATTCATTTCCGTTTGTCATGCACTGTCTTCAAGTCTACCTTCCGTCCGAGGTTTCCTATATCGGCTTCGGGGTTTTCAGCATGCATCCACCGGTGGTACTGGCTTCTCTGTTTTTCTTTTTCCGGAACTTTTCTTTTTTCTCTCTTCCACAAAAGGATTAGACCTGTTCAAACGTTCGAATCAGGGAAGCGAAAAAAGCATTGAGGATGACCTTTAAGCAGGGTTCAATCTCTTCAAAACATGAAATCTAAAAAATGGGTTTATTCTGTTTTTGATTTTTTGCTTCTTTTTAAAAAAACTTGTTTTTTGAAAAAAGAAGGGAATACAAGGGTTATTAATATTTTGTAATCTTTTGTATACCTTTTGCAGGTGTCGAAATCCCTTATGGGAGTAGGCGTTTCAGGTCGAAAGCGTGTCAGAAGTTCCAACTTTCCGTGTCAGAAGTTCCAACTTTCCGTGTCGAAAGTTCCAACTTCCGTGTCAGAAGTGCCCACTTAGCGTGTCAGAAGTTCCAACTTTCCGTGTCAGAAGTTCCAACTTTTTATGCAGGGCGTGCCAGAATAACCCACCTATAGCGGCACCTTCTCACGCGTGCCCGAAGAGGTTGACTGCAACAGTGGAGAGGTCGAAAGTTCTAACTAGAATCAGAGAAAAGAAAACCCCGCGCTGCGGAACCAGCCGGGGTAACGGCAACCATCAACCTTAAGGAACTGTGGTCACATGACCTATGATAGCAAAGACCTCGACAAGTCAAACGCATACCGCTACGCCCCGTCCGTGATGTCAAAGCTGAGCTTCCTGCCACAGTCGAAACCGGACTCGCCATCCGTTAGGAAGACGAACGGGAACTCGTCAATCACCGTCTCAGCCTCCAACGGGGAATGGGCTTATGGTGCGGCCCCCAGAATGTTCCTCCTCCACATTCGCTCTCTTATCAAGAACGGGAGCGACTGCGTGGACGTGGAGCATCATACCGTCTACTTGGACGACACGTATAACTCGTTCTGCAATAGCGTCGGAATCAAATATTCCGGGTCGAACAAGAATAATGTGATGAAAATGGTTAAGAACCTAGCCACCACTTCCATCATCCTCCAAAACTGGTCAGCAGACGGATTCATAGCCCACTCGTTCTTTGTCGCCAACACCGTGGCGCTCAACTACGGGACCGACGAAAACAAGAAGTCGTTCATAGAATTCTCTCCCCAGATGTGGGCGCTGCTGACCGAGAACTGCGTGCCACTCAACCCGTACATCGTCCGTCGGCTTCGCAGTGACGCCCTCGCCTTGGACATCTACCAGTGGCTCGCGTTCCGCGCGAACGGTGCCCGACGTGAAACCCGCGTAACATGGGAAGCTCTGTTGATGCAGTTCAAGTATGACGGGTATCCGATGCGTGAATTCAGACGCAAGTTCAGAAGAGCGTTGGAGAAGATTCAGCTCGCATGGCCGGAATTGAAAGTCGAAATCACGGAAACCGGCGTCATAGTCCGCCCCAGTCTCCCTTCCATCCAGTCGGGTAACGATGATGCCGACACGGACGCGGGTGGGGCAGATGATGAAGAGCCGATGAACCCGTTCGTATCCTGAATGTGTTTTAGAAAAACCAATGGGACGTACGCTCTGTTGTGAGTGCCGCCCCATCTGGAAGACTTCGATGAAGTCTTTTTGTTCATCCGAAAATTAGTATACCGGAGCCTAATCCTTCTGCTCATACTTGTCGATGAGCGACTGGTCGAAGTGCCCCTGCTGGAAGCAGTAATCCATCGCGGCATTCAACAATACAGCCTGCTTCGTCCCGTATTCGATGCTTCTCATCTTCCACGCACGCCAGTTTTCGACGGTGACGTTGCTGCCGATTCTTTTCTCTTTCGGCGGCTGATGCGTTTCGGATGGTGCCGGTGTTTCAGGATGGGTTATGTCGGTGATGAGCCGTGCCCGACGGTCGGCTTCTTCCTCCGTGAGCGTTTGGGCATGCATGTCGGCGGACGTTTGGACTGACTGGTCTGACGGTTCCCGCGTTTCAGGAACGGCCTGTGTCGGTTCCTGCTCCGTGTTCGGTTCGCTAATGTTTTCCGGTGATTCCAATGGGCGCATGTCACGCTTGTCCTGCATTCCGGTTGCGAAAGCGTTGCGTTTGATGTTCTTGACCATGATTGCCTACTTACTCCCCTGCTCCTGTTTTTATTCTTCCACCAGATTGATTTCAGACAGATAGTCGATGAGTTCCTGCACGACGCTGGAATACTCCTTGTTGTCGATTTCCGTCGTGCCGTACATGTTCTTGACGGCTTCACGTTCCGTGATGACGGTTTCGAACCGTGCGATGCCTTCCTCATCCAGTTCGCTGATGCTGTTCCGGGCGAGTTTCGTTCTCGGCTTCACGCGTGTCAACAGGACGATGCCGTTGCGTGCCGCCGCGTATGTGCGTCCCGCGTGGGTCAAATCGGATACGGATGGCTGGCATGGGATTATCACCACGTCGCCCGCGTTTATCGCCGCCTGCACCACTCCGGCGTCGGACGGTGGGGTGTCGATGATGACCCAGCCTGAATATTTTTCGCGGATGAGTTCCGGATTGTTCAATACGGCTTCGTTGGTTTGCACTACAGGGAATCCGAGCGTGTATGGTTCCGCGTCCGGATTGTCCTGTCTGCGTCTGCGGTTTTCCTGTTCGACGTACATTTCCCACATGGTCGCGCCGCCCGTGTTGTCGGAGTCCAAGACTGTGACTTGTTCCCCGCGTTTGTGCAATAGTTCGGCCAATGCCATTGATGTGGTTGTTTTTCCTGAACCGCCTTTGATGATTGCGACGGTGATGATGACCGTATGGTTTTTGACTCTCATGTTCTGGTTTCCTTTTTTCGTTTCCGGTGTGGACGGAATCATGGTGGGGGTATGTCTTTTTGTTTCGATGATAACAACGGCGAAAAGTCGGCACGCCGAACCAGAAAACCGTTCGGAGAAACATTCCAGTAAAACAGTTGAACGGCGTACAAGTTTACAGGCGGAACAGAAAAACAGAAAGCCGCGTCCGCGATGAAACGGATACGGCCTTCTTTCGTTTTTATAGCCGAACAAAAATCATTCGGTGGCTGTGAACACCAGTTTGCGAAGGAACTCCATGAACAGTGAACCGATATCAGGCATCTGGGCCGCGATATCCTTCATCCATTCACGCACGGGCAAACCCATGACCTCCAAGACACCGGTGATAATCCACACGAACAACAGGAACGCGCAGATGGTCAACGCGGTCATCAACGCGCGGGTGCTTTTCTGCAAGATTGCGAACACGACACTACCGGCGCAAATAATAATCATCAACAAAGTGAGGATTGCGCCCGTCGGCGTGAACACCCAAGAGAAGAACACGGTGAGCACGTCACCCAACGTTCGTCCCGCAGTGTCAGCGGCTTGGTTTCCTACCTCTTCCATTTTCTAATCTCCTTGACGTTGGAAGTTTTTTCGAAAGGGGAACCGGCGTCGAATGCTGTGGAAGATGCTCAAAACATTCGACGCCGGATGGTCAAACCGACGTCACTTCATGAACGGCGGTTTGGGTGTCGGCTGTCCTCCGGTCGGCGGTTTCTTCATGTGAAGATTGCCTACGGAGGGGAAACCTGTCAGGTTTGACGGGTTGGCGTCCACTGGCTGTTTGACGGTCGGTGACGGTGTGGTTGGCGGTTGCATTCGAACCGACGGCTGCTGCCTCACCTGAGCTTGTGGCTGCGGTTGAGACTGCTGTCGCGGAGCTTGCGCCTGTACCGAACCCTGCTGTTGCGTCCGACCGGAATCAACCGTGAATTTTCTACTCGGCTGAATTCCATTCGGATTCATGGCACGTTCCGCACTCGCAGGCATCATATCGCTCGGAAGACCAGTCGTCCTAGTCCACTCCTCCTGCGCCATCCGCAAATGCTCCTCCGGAGACTGCTGTACCGGATTCTCGCGCATGTACGCCTGTTGCAGTGAATTGTTCACCGATTCAGGCATCGGAGTCGCATTGTCGGTTGCCTTCTGCCAAGTGGAGGCGGAGGACACGGCGGCGTCCATCGTTCCGGAGGGTAGGGTCTCACCAACAATCTCACCTGTCTCAGTGTTGTACACCGGCTGATTGGCATTCATCTCAGGTTGAGCCGTCACATTCTCGATAGGAGATTGATTGTTTTGGCTCATATACGCTTGGACAGAATCATCGACTTCACCGGAGGCCACGGCTTCTTGGAAAGCCTGTTCCGCATCCTCTTGAGACATGTGCTGGTTATCCACGAAGTCGGCCATCATTCCCTCACGAACCTGATTGAACGCGGACTGTTCAGTCAACACCGGAGCCTGTCCTTGAGCGTCGGCTGGAACCGATTCAGTTGGAGTGTCCACCGGAATCGTTTCCGTCTGACCGTCAGTCGGAATCGTCTCGGTCTGACCGTCAGTCGGAAGCGGAGACGCGCCACCGACACCACCGGGTTGGGTCGGGGCATTCGGAGTCGGAGCCGTCGGGGAAGGCATAGGACTGTCACCATCGGCGGAACCACCGTCACCGGTGCCGGAGAACGGAGACGACAACGGAGCGTCACCATTAGCCATGCCCAACACGTCGCGACGCCACTGGTCGCGTTTCCTCATACTGCCGGGAGCAGCGTTCCTGATGTCGCGGATTTTGTCCATCGCAGCTCCCGCACCCACCGCTAGGCCATGATGGAGGTTACGGTCGGTAGCTAGCTTTCCTGCGGCAATCAATCCCAACGGTGCGGTAATCGGATTGGAGAACAAAGCTCCTGCGACAGCGGCTTTCGCGGCGACCTTCGCTCCGCGTGCGGCTACGTTACGCAAAGGAGCGCTCTTCGCGGCTCGTGCGGCGAAAGCGAGACCGGCACCGGCCATTGCGGCTCCGGCTCCGGCGACTCTTGCCGCGCCTTGAAGTTTGCGTCCGGCATTGTTCAGATGGTTCATCCTTTGTGCTTTGCGTTGCACATCGTTGAGGGACATGCCCGGGTGACGTTGAGCGATACTATGGGCGAACGCCTCCGTATTGTCCTCTCCATGGAACTTGGAAACGGCTTCGTTCAACCGTCCCTTGAACTTGCCCGTGGAATCCTCAAAATGGAGTTTCGTACCGGCAAGACTTCCTCTCACCGTGCTCTTGTCCATTCGTGCCCAGTTCTTGCTTCCGCGTCCACGCGTCTGAATCGCCTCGAACTCCTTGGCGTTACGATTCATCAGATTCCTATCGCCCTGACTCAACGAATCCTGTTGCGCGCGGCTCATCTTGCTCAGGACGGTCGCGCTTTGACGTGCTCCGTTATGGGCCATGCCAGCGCCGGTACCGTTCGTGGACAAACGTCCGACACCATTGCCGCCACGACGGAATCCGCCACGCATGGCGCGAATCATACGGTACTGTCCAATCATGTGCATTCCCTTGCGAAGACCGGACGCCATTGCGGTTCCACCCGCCATTCCCATGAGAGCGTTGACGCTGAACGGATTACCACACTTCAACACTTTCGAACAGAACATGCCGATTGCGGCGAGAGCCAACACCGGACTCAATCCCGCAATCAACTGGTAGGTGAACGAACCACTGCTGGCAGAGGTGAACTTCAACGTCAGGCCACAAATGAATGTTGCGAGAGCGCCGAGCGCACCGTACAACGCTCCTACCATACTCAACTGGCAGGTGTACGTCGCCCAGTTCTTCAACGCCGTCTTCGGCTTCTCGCCAATCGGGAACGCTTGGACAAGGAACGTGACCACGAGGAACAACGCCATCATTATCAGCATGAGCTTCGTCAGTATTAGAACAAGGCTCAACAATCCCCAGACCACGAGATTGACGATGCCTCCGATAAGTGTTCCGCAAGCACCCAACGTATCGACGTTGTTGTTGCCATACATGTAGTCGATGGTTTTCTTCGCACCGCCCGTGACCGTGGAATCATCCTGAGCGTCACGAAGATTCGCCTCACTCCAAGTTCCGGAAACGTTCGGCACGTCGAAACGCCATCCGACCGTGGCGGAGTCGCCCCAGTTGGTGTCGTTCTGCTGGTCTTTATATGTTCCGTCATCCTCCTTGTTGATATCGGTGGAACGGGAGAAGATTACGGAACCCTGTTTGAGAATCGTCTGGCAGACCGAAGTGGTCTGTTGGATGGTTTCGTCTTCGCTGCCGTTCTGTTTCGCGTCCATCACGCCTTTGCCACCGTTGGCCGGTTTCACATTGTCCAAGTCGTCAATTTTGACGCGTACTTTCGTACTGCCGTTCTTGATGTTCTTGGTTCCTGTGTCACCGAGATTGTTGATGAGTGTCGCCCATCCGGCTCGCGCGTAGATTTCCTGATTGCGTTTCGTGCCACAGGTTTCCCAGAACACGCCCGCACGGCTGAGATATGTCGCGTTCTCCCTTTCCAACGGCTTGTCGGTGAAGTAAGGATTACGCGGGTCTACCCAACCGTCCACGGAGAACAGCCATTTGGCTCGCTGGTCGCTGATGTGCAACGCCATGGCCTTGTTGGTCAAATCCTTCTGGATGGTCGTGTTCGTGTTGGCTTTCATCTCCAACACGTGGCAGTAACCTTGCCGGGCGTTTTCCGCGATACGGAACGAGGATGTTCCGGTGGTCTGCGGGTTTCCGTACTGCATGGTCACGAACGAGCGAAGGGAGGTCTCCTCCCAAATACGGTTGATGGCCTTGGTGACGTTGCTTGTATCCTGATTGCCGTTGGACTTCGCCTGTTCGTCATATGCCTGATGCATGAAGTACAGGTAATCCTGACAATTGGTTTTCGCACCGTTCGCCGCATGATGGTAGGACATCATGTTTTTATCACTGTCGGCCATACCGTCAAGGTCGAGGTTGACCGAAAGCTTGTTGATGGTGTTGTTGATTGTCTGCACGACCCACCATGGGCTTCCGGTCGCCGGTTCTGTGGCGTTCTTCCCGGTCTTGGCCGCTCCAGCTCCAAGCATCGTGATTGAAGCGAAGCAGAGAACCATGATGACGATTCGTTTGCTCGCCTCTTTGACGGTGCCGATTTGGAATCCAGCCGCGCCAACCCAAGCCACGATGCCGAGCACTGCGATGGTGGCGGGGATGCCGCCGTCCATCAGACTTGTCACCATGGTGGACACTGCGGAGTCGATGTTCGCACCAGCCTGTTTCATTGGCTCGAACGAAGCGGCGAACTGGCTGATGGACAATGCGGAAGACCAGCAGACCTGAGTCAACTGCATCAGAATGTTGGGAAGGACGATATGGGTCTGCGAGCTGATGGTCTGCTTGACGTTCGAGAACCAACCGGCGACATCGCTGCCACTGTACGGTTCCGTACGCGAAGTGATTTCCCCAACGTAGTTTCCCCAACGTCCGGAAGGAAGACAACTAGAGATGTCTGATGTAGCACTGTCAGTTCCACCGTTGGCGCATGTTATCGTCGTGGTCGAATCGTTGACCTGTGCGGCGAACACGCTGGACGGCAAGACGAACAATGTCATGACCACGCACAACATCAGAATGACGAGCAGGTTCCTTCTACCCGCCCGTTTCACTGGGTCTCGATATTTTGTATTCAACGGATTTCCATTTCTTGAAGGTCGATAATGTTTTCCGGCTGAGTGGAATTCGGGTAGAAGACCTGCCCTTCAATCTTGCGGCTCTTCATATCCTGCAAGGTTCTCTTCCACCGTGTCTGTTGGGTGCGGTCTCTAATGGTGCCGACTGCGAAGAACGGAGCCAGTATTCCGCCCAACAGTACGAAGAACGAGCTGAACATGTATCCGAGCAACGGGGCGAATATGAGGCAAAGAGCCAAGCCCGCCAATGCGCCGACGATAACGGAGAACACGGTTTTGGAACGGGCCTCAGTGTTCTTGGTTATCTGGAACGTGTTCTTCCGTTCGATTTCCTCCGGGCCGGACACTTCCGTGATGTCGTCCATCGTCAACCTCGGATGCAAGGGACCTTTGTATCCTTCGTCTTCCTCATCGCTCATGATTCAACTCTTTTCGTACGTAAGGTTCTTAAAAGAAAACCGGAGTGGGAACAGAACCGGAAAGGTCCTCTTCGCATATCCACTCCGGTTTTCCTTCTGCGGATGTCAGATTCCCAGATAGGTCTTTCCACTGCTGCCAAACGCGTCAACGAACCAGTCAATCAACTTAAGAATTGCCGGAATGGTGACGGTCGGGCCAGCGAGAATGAATCCGACTGCGAGGACGACGAGAACACGACCGATGGTCGGGCAGAACATCTGCACGACTTTGTTCTGACGTCCCAACGCCTTGCAAATGCCACCGACGATAAGGCCGAATGCGAGAAGCACTGCGGCGGCAAGACCGATGTTGGTCAACACGGTTCCCGCGCTACTGCTCAAAATGGTGTCGAACATCTTATGATAGGTGCTCTCAAGGCTGCTTCCAGCCAAGGTAATGGTTCCACCCATTTTTTGAGTTCCCTTTCGTTTTCCAAACGGAACTCTCCTGCATTTTTCATCCTATCAACCTACGCGGTTGTTTCCAGTCATAGCGAGGTTTTTAGGTTAAAAAAATCCGTCCGGAAGTTGAAAGTTCCGAACGGATTCTGAAAAGCGATATGATGAACGCTAAAAACTAGTCATCATCATCCATGTCACCATTGCGATAACCGTTATCGAAATCGTTCACATGAACAAGGAACGTCGGTTGCAACTGTTCTTGGGTTCGAGTGCGAACAGCCGCCGCATAACGTGGAAGATTCATCACCGCGCCCGAACGCCAACCATCCTCACCATCATTGTTCGTCAAACGTTTCGCCGTCATATCGGCAATACGCGGAATCGTCGTATTGTATGTGATGAACGTCGAATAGCCGATGAACGAATCCAACATCGCGTCGGACAACTGGGTCGGATACTGGGTGGCGAACACGAGAAGAAGACCGAACGAACGACCCTGCTCACGCAACGCGGGCATGATACCGTCATTGCCGTTAGCCAACAGGCTCAACTCGTCGCATACGAGCATCGTCCACTTGCCAGCCTTGTCCCAATCCTTGCAATGCGCGAACACCGTATTCCAGAAACGGTACATGAGCCAGCCGCCGAGAATCTTATCCATACGTTCCGGCAACGAATAACCATTATGCGGTGCGAGCACAATGTGATAATCGCCAGCATGGTCGAGAATGTTCGTCCAAGTCACCTTGCCGCGACGTGCCGTGAACATGTGTTCGATGGGAAGGAACTGGTTCACCTTGTTCAACGAGGCGTTCGTCTTGGCGAGAATGTCACGGTCGGAACGAACCGTATGACCAGCCGCGTCCGGACGGCCATATAATTGCTCGGCGGCACGGGCGGCATACGTCATCTCCTCGAACATGTAGCCACTCTTCAATTCCATGCTCAACGCGCGGCACACATGACCCAACGCTTTCGCGGAACCGGCCTGACCGTCGGAACCGCATAATGCGACGACGGCCCATCCGATTGGACTCAACTGCATTCGCAACTGTTCCGCACCCGGATACGATTGTTCGAGCTGATGGCAACGTTTCACAATCTCGCTTTCCCAATCCTTGTTCGCGGATTCGGGATTATGCTTACGCTCCTCCTGCACGTAACGGTCAACCGCCACGCCGATGGTCAACGCTTGGGTGATGATGTTCTGCGAGTCGTTCAGAATATCACCGTCATCGAACGAGTAACGCATGGTCTTCGCCACGCTCGCCGCAGTCTCCATCGCATTGTTCCCGTCCTTCATGCCAAGCATGTCCAAGCACACACTGTTCGGGTCTGCCAAATAGACGACGCGTTGCGGACTGGTGAAACCGTGACGTTTGCGATAACGTTCCAACACGTTAACACCGGTATCATCCTTCATCCAAAAATGGATGATACGGGAGTCGCGTCCCCAGATTTTCGGACTGGTGGTCTCGCGTGCGCTGATGGCCCACTGGCTGATGCCATGGGTGAGCACGGTCTTACCGGAACCGGCCTCGCCGTTGATGGCGATACCGCCGAACAATTGCGACGGGTCGAGATAACAGTTACGTCCCGTATCATCCTTCCCAAGGAAGATGCCATCATGCGACAATACTTCCGGAACCGGATGCAACTCCTGTTTCATCGCCACTCCCTGAGTGACCGGAGTGAACACGGAACTTACGATAATCGGGGAAAGAATCAACGTGGTACGTTGCGCACCATAAGCCGACACGCGCTCCTTATGAGTGCGCACGCCAAGACGGGTCTGATTATCGGACTCGTTCGCGCCACGGTCGTTCGCAATCGCATAATATCTGCGTGGCGTTTGGAAAATATCATCCCACAACGTCCAATTCTTCCAACGGATGAACGCGAAGACAAGAAGCGGAACGAAAAGAATCGGAATGAACGTCGGAAGCGGAAGCAACCCCAACAGCAGGTAAAGCATGAGCGCCACCGCTCCACCAGCAATCTGAGGTCGCGGAATGTAAACGAACGGAATGCACGACAACAGCATGAGGAACAGGAACACGACCAACGTCACCGCAAGCAGTGGAAGCGCGATTCCGAAACCCCAAGCGGAATGGAACAATGGGAACACGCCATCCATCACGTATCCTCTTGCAAGACCGCACACACTCCAAATCACGGACAACACTTCCAACAGCATGCTGACGAACAGCAAACCGAATTTCGGACGGCTCGCATGACTGGACATGTTGGATATGAGCGGGCAGATGATTTGACCAATCTTCTGCGCAAGCTGTCGGTTACGCGAAACCTGACGGCAACCGAAACTCACACGGGCGCACATCGTGTTGGTCGAAGCAAGTTCGCTTGAATCCTCGACCGCATTGTATTCGTCGCTAATCCAATTACGAATACGAATCTGCTCGAAGTATCCCTGATTGCGAAGCGTGACGCTCACATAACTGTCCGGCGGCATGACCTTCTCGATGCTTGTACGAACGCCGGAATAGTTCGTCCGCATTTTCTCCATGTTGCTTTTCGAGTTCAACCGGGCACGGAACGGGATGAGAGGATGCGCCGCACTGTTCACGCCATCCGGCAACACCGGTTCCTCATCACCTTCGACCAGTCTCGCGTCAAAACCAGCCAACTGTCCGGCGTTGACGATTCCCTCGCCGTCGCCGTAAATATATTCCTTGACCGGCTCCTCGCCCTTCTTGATGAGGAGAAGGGTGCAACCATCCAGTTCGGCGGGAATGCTCTCCACTTTCGAACGTTGCTCGTCCGGGTCTAACTGTTGCAACGTTCTGGTTATCTGATACCAGTTCGGATTACCCATGTTTTACCTTCCTTTCCTTTTTTGTTTAATCATCCGTGCTCTGCTGATACAACTGCGCGTATGGGAAACCTTCCGGCTTCTGGAAAGTGGAAAGCCTCTCACGTAACGACAATTGGAGAAGCCACGTCGTCATCCGGACGGTTTTCTCCTTCGACTCCAACGCCCAACCCAATGTCACGTAACCATCGTTCACACTCGAATCATCGTTGATGGTTTCACGCATGACGCGGATTGTTTTGTTCGCAATCCGCCGGGAAGTGTTGAACATTATCGAATCCAACTGCCAGAGTCGTATCTTCCGTAATGCGGGAACACGTTGCATGTTCGCCATCAGAAACGGAATGACCAAATGTCTACGTCCCGTCTCACATAATGTCTGAACCTGTTGCAAAGCCCGCGCACGTTCCAATCTTGCTACATCCAACGCGTCCTGTGTCTGTTGGAATGATTCCTCAGTGGAGACCATCGCAATCCTTTCCAATGAAACCGTAGAAACCGCCACGGTACGCTTCCGGCATCGTCCAACCGGAAACGTCCCAACCCCAATCCTTTTTGATGATGTCCCGCGTCACGTCCCAACCCCATTCGCTGACTTTGCGAACGTCACGAACTTGCGGAGTGTATTGCACCCACTCGTCGGAGAAAATGTTGCGCCGTGTTCCACTCATGTCCGTATATTCACCGAACCTGTCGGTTGGAATTCCATGCTCGAACCATTCATCCCAAACCGCGACTCCCATTCGTTGCGATACGGTCGGATTGCCCACGACCATTTCCGTCATGCCTTGCGTGCGTTGTATCACCGCATTGAACGATTCGTAACCTTCGTTCGCCTTCGGTATCTGCAACCATACGCAGATGAGTCCGCGACGTTTCATCGGAGAGTAGGCGAGCATCTTCGCCCAGTTCTGCATCTTCTTATCCAATTCGCTGTTCGACGTTTGGATTTCGATACCCGCCAACACATTGTTCCGGCACAACGTCACCACATCGGTAGCGCAAGCCTTGCCGACTTTCGATTCGGCAACAGCCTGTGGGTCAACGCTACGGAATTTCCCCCAACCATCACCGGATGAAAATTTCACACGTGAATCGCGTGCCAACATCAATCCCGCGTGCGCCGCATAAGTGTTATGCCGAACATGGAAACGATTCCCCGCGTAATAGGAAACCGCCATCGTCTCACGCATCCACTTTTCCATCCCGTACAATTTCATCGCACGGTTGATAAGACGTGGACTGTTCGACGGTGAAAGCCAAACATGATTCACGGTCTGACCGTACAATCGTTCCGCCTGACTGAAACCGACGTTGATGATTCCTAAACGGTTCATCGCACCATACAGGTTCGGTTCGTCACGCTCGAAAGCGGGAGCGCCTTTGATGGAAAGTCCCGCACGCAGTTGGTCAACCGTGCATGTCTTCCAAGTGAACAATGCTCCGAGGATACTCGAAACGAGTTCGCTGTTCGCTTTCACCATTGTCTCCGCGAACAGTTTGTTCGCAACGAACCACGGGTGGGTCTGCGCGAACAATCCGGGATGCTCCATCTCGAACATGTCGTTGCCTTTATACCAGTCGGCAATGCTTCCGGTCTTCCAAAGATTCTCGTCGTTCGGGTCGAAAAGAAAACGGTCATCGAATGTCACTTACGCCCACGACCTTTCTTTCCTTCACTGTTCTTAGCGTTCGGATTGAATCTTTCCGGATTGAAACCACGGTCGGGCAAAGCCCAGTTAAGAATGTTCTCCCTAGCAAAAGCAAGACCGGGGTCATCCCATCTGACATCACCGTTGGCGATATGGTTGCTTGCCTCGACCGTCTGATATTCGGTTCCGAGAAACGTCCCATATCTCGTATAGTCGAGCCGTCTGTAACCTTGCAGTCCGACCGGAACAGTGTCCTTGATGCCGATGAGTTCCTTCGGAAGATGATGCTCAGCCAAGGCCGTCAGCAGATTCAACGCGTCTATCTGCGTCTGCCTTCCAGCCTTGACGATAACCAGACAAGGGTCTCCCGATTGAATGTATGGAAGCAGTAAACCGTTGGCGATATTCTCCCTATCATCCAAATCGTCCGCGCTGATTCGGTCAAGGTCGAGCACGACGAAATCCCACAGTCGGCGTGCCGCTTGGATGTACTGACGGTATATCTGCCAGTCCACTCCGACGCCTGCTGGAGGTGCGAAACAGATGTCGTATGGAACCCCAAGGTCACGTCCTCGATTGGCTCCGACCTGCACCTGCATGCCCGGTCGCCAGTCGGCTATCGTATGCAATGGCTTGTCCTGTCTCGGGTCGAAAAAACTACGTTGGCTGGACTGTCTGATGTTCCCGTCGATGAGTAGAACACGCAATCCGGCTTGCGACGCACGGTCTGCCAACTGTCGGCTGGACGTGGTCTTCCCCACTCCTCCGGTGTTGGATGTGATGGGTAGGAGAACCGCAGTCTCCTTCACTTTGTTTTGGAGGATATCGACTACGAGACGCTTGTCCGCAAGCTGGATTCCCCAATAAGTCCGTGCGAAATCAGCCACGCTCATGCGTAACATCTGTTCGCTCATGCCCATGGCTCCGACCGGTATCTGACCGGTGTTGCACCAGTAGACCATGTATCCGGCGTTGGCTATCGGAAGCCAGTTTCCAGCCCTGTCGGTGAAGATGATTCCTTTGAACCCGGAGGGCACCGGATGTCTTATCAGATAGTCGGCCTGTGCTTGAATATTGTCTGCGGCGGGCACCTGCCAACGCATGTTTCCGGCTCTCGTAAGGGCCTTTTTGATGGTTGTGAGAAGCCCTCCGGAGCCGATTATCAGGGAAATCGTTCGTTTTTCCAATAAGACCGCCTCCTGATGGGTCATGTTCCGTTGTTTTCATCGGAACGTTTACGGTTTTGTCCGAGTTCTGGCATTTATAGTTTTTTGATATTTAGTTTTTTTGTTGGTTCTGCTGTTGCTTTTTTTCATTGCATTGGCTGTTCCTGTATTGATGTTACCTTGTTTTGATTGTCGTTGACCTTGTTAGTGAGACTATTGACCTTTTCGCTGTTGTCGTTTTGTGCTGTGGTTGTTGTGTGCCGTCGTGTTGATACTGATGTTCGGTTTGTCTTGTGATGGTGTGGCTTGTTGCTTTTCTTGTTTCTTAGGGTGTTTGGTGATGTCGTTCTTCTGTTCTGTATGTCATATGGGTTGATGTGCTGTTCTTTTGTGGATGGTTGCGTTGCCTCTGTTGTTTTCATACGTTGTATTCCCGATTTAGGGGTAGGCGTTTCTTCTTCTGTTGTCCTTTTCTCTGTTGTTCTTTTCCTGATTATGTTGCTGGGTGTTGTCCTGTTCTTCTGTTGCTTCTATTTGCTTAGGATGTCTTCTCTTATTTCTCTTATGTTCTTCTTTTTCTTTTTTCTTTCTGGTTTTCTTGGTTCTTCTTTTTGATGTGATGGTGTTTGTTTTCTGATTTTTGGTGGGGAGTGTTTTCTATCTTTTTGTCTTTTTGGTTTTGGTCCTCTTTTCTTTTTTTGAATCCGCTATTCATGTTGGCCTACCGGCGCGGGCGGCGCGGGGAATTGTTTTTTCCCGTTTTCCTCGTTTAGGGATGCCGTCGGGCGTTACACTCGTGAATTGAAAATACAGAACACCTCGTTCCGACTGTTAACAGCCTGTACGACCGGAGTGTTCTCTGGATATGACGAAAGAAGGTATGATGCCAGACTTCACCAATTGGGGATTCAACAACAACCAGCAGTCGGAGCAGGACAATGGTTACGGTTCCGACAATTATGCTGAACCGGAGCAGTCTTCTGTCGAGGAGTCGCAGACGGAATCCGATTCTCTTAATCAGGAGAGTTCGGAGCCTGTCGCTGACGTGTCCGCACCGGCTGATGGTGAGGACATGAACGTGGACGCTGAGTCCACTGAAACCGAAGACAAGCCGAAGGGGAAAGGTAAGGGCCGTTCCAACCGCAAACCGCGTGAGAAGACCATGCCGCACATCGAGGAACAGTTCGGCAAGAAGCTGATTCCTCTTGTCAAATCGTTGGATGACGAGCGTGTGGTTTCTCTCGCCAAGGCGTTGACCGATACGAAGAAGAGCACTCCGGAAGCAGTGCTGGACGCATTGACCGAGCCGAAGAACCAACGTCGAATCTCCGAGTTCGCGTCCGCGTTGGAAGGGTTGGCTACAGCCGAGCCGGGCATGATTGCCGCAGAGGTGACGTTGGTGTTCGCGCAGGGCAAGGATATGACCAACCTGCTGTTCTCCGTGCTGAACGCGGTCGCGCCGGAGAAGAATTTCGGCCGTCCGGTTGACGACCAGTCTCCTGCCGGAATGCGTAAGAACCTGAGCAAGATTGTCGATAATTGGGGTGACGGTGTTGACCTTTCCGTTATCGATGAGCTGAAAATCTGAGTTCCCATTCCGACATCATTGAGGGGAGTCGTCCTTACGGTCGGCTCCCCTCTGTTCATACTCGAACTATTGTCTGCGACGTAATCTCAAAGCGTCTTCGGACGAGTACACTCCGAACGGGCTGATGGTCACGCTGTATTTCGTTATACGATACGTCCACTCGTTCTGTCTGTCGTTTAACTCCTTGAATCTATTTAGAAGATTCTGCTTGGAGAGGCTTTGCCTGCTTGCTGGAAGCAGTGATGGAAGGTCTGCCCGTTCGATGATGAGCCTATGGTCGTTCGGACAATACAATGCCGCCAATACGAGCAGGTCTATCGCTATGGCGCTACCCGCGTTGGGGTACAGACACTTCAACGGCATCTGCCGGACGTTCCTTGTCATCATTTTTACGAACGGTTCCGTGAACGTGATTTTCCGATGCTCGATAGTGAGACTGTCGGCGGTGATTTCGGTGTGTTCGACCGGCGTGACTTTGACTCCGTCTGCTCCGGTGAACTGGATTGACGAGAGCATGAGAAGCTGGTTCCGGACGGTAGTGCGTCCGTCTCCTCCACTGTTCAACCCGCATTTGTTGGCGAGGAAGAAGAAGTCGTCACCGATGGTGAGCGTGCGGGTTTCCGCATCCCATTCGCGGCTTGGCGTGTTGATGAGAGTGGTGATGATTATGCTTAACAGTCTCGGTACTCTACCGGAGAAACTGTTCTTGGTTTTCGCACGATAGGGTGCGAACAGCGGATAGGATTCCGCGGTGAGATAGCCGATATCGTAGCCGAGTATCGTATGATAGTCGGCTTTCAGGGTCTCCAGCCCATAGGTTCCTTCGTTCATTGTGTCTCCTTATAAAAATGACGGGCGTGTGGTTCCGTCGATAACACAATGATACCCCCAGTATTGTGAGGTCGGATACCAAAAGGTGCCGGTTGACAGCATCGTCAACCGGCACCTTTATAGGTTATAAGTCTTTCCTATCCGGCTTTGAACCGTTCCCATCCGTATCGGGTTTTTTATCCCTACCCACAGGTCTACGAAGTCCAGAGCCGGATTGTCCGGCCACACGACGTTCCAATCGAAGCTGGTATCGAATCTTCTCCAAGGTCTTCGACGTGTCAGTGATGTTCCCTTTACGGGCTTCACGAATCCACAGTTGACAACCCCGGTCGAGCATGACGACGTCGGATAGTTTCGGTTGCCTTCCGGAACGTTTCAGTGACTTCGCCGGTGTCTGGTTTTGGTGTTGCTCATCGTCGTACATTCCGCCCACCTTTCCTTTTCACTGGGGTGGGCGAGCTGGTGTTGCGCCCACTTTCTCGCTTGTTTCATAGCGGCTTTCTTGCCGCCGTTGAGAGTGTGGGCAGTACCGTTCGCAATGGGAGTGAAGAATCCTTCATCTTCCACTTCGGCGCTCCACAGATATGACATGAAACCGTTTCTGCGGACATTGATATCGAACTTGTATCCGTCACGGTTCACTGGTTGGGAACCTCCATCTTCAGAGAGTTGAAAGCATTGACGAACAGGTCGGTCGGAATGGTTTCCGAACCGGAAATCAAAGTCTTGCGGGCCAGATTGTCCACGGTTTGGACAAGCAGGGCCGGACTAACATCTTCTATGTCGATGTCGAGCGGTTGACCGTCGGCTTGGATGTTCAACTCCTTGAGTCGGTGCATGATGATAAGTCTTGAAGTCGCCTTGTCCGGTAGTGTCATATGAACCCGGACGTCGAACCTACGCCATGCGGCACGGTCTATAAGACTGCTCATGTTGGTGGCGCAGACGAGAATGCAATCATCTGGTAGCGTGTCGATTTTCTGGAGTACGAGATTGGTGGCTCGACGCATTTCGGCAACGTCATGGGAGTTGTCGCGTCGGGCAAGAAGCATGTCGCATTCGTCTATGAACAGGAGCTTTCGTTCCATGTGGAGCCGGTCGAACACCAAGGCGATATTGGTTAACGTCTTGCCGAGCTGACTGCTGATAACACGGTCTGCACGAAGAATAACACCGTCCAGTCCAAGCCTCTTCGACAGGATGGAAGCAAAGGTGGTCTTACCCGTGCCGGGCGCTCCAGTGAGTATGATTCGATTACGGGGAGCGAGATTATGCGCTGTCAGAACATCCAGTTTCTTATACTCGGCAACCAGTCCGTCCAACAGTTCCCGCACGGTCTTATCCCACACAGGCTTATGAGTACCGTCCGGTGGGAGCAACGGTTCGGTCAACCCGTCAACCGGTGCCAGACTCGCATTGACAGCCAGTCCCTTCTCTCGTTCCGACTCCGCCAGCCGACGTAGATTCGTGGTGTAAGCGGTCGGCTTGGCTTTCTCCACCGAGTCGGCCAGCAAGTCGATTTGCTGGGACAGTTTCAAATGGTCTCCGTTGCATGCGGCTCTGACCAGTCGAAGCATTTCCGTGCTGTTTAACATACTGACCTTCCTGCTTTCTGAAAATGATTCTTGTCAATAAACGTTATGGTCAATGTTTGAGAAGTAGAAGGAAGTATAAATACGGCAGTCTTCCAATCCAATCTATTTGAGAGAGGAACCGTAGACGATGATGGAACCCACCGAAACCGACAACACCAGCAGTGACACGACGGTCATCAGCCGATAGTTGAACAGGTCTGAACGGGATTTCTCGTCAGGCATCCGACTCATTCTTCCTATCGACAGTCGAGCGTAATGCACCAGCGCGGTCAAGCTCAACGCCGACAATATTATGAGAGAAACCATGCAACATATCTGCTCTTTGGAATACATCAGGCGCCTTTACGAAGCCACAAATCTGGATGGTCGAGATACGGGTACAGTTCGGGAATCTTTCGCACAGCTTCCCGAATCCAACCGTTCTCGCAGATACGTTCTAAATAATCTAATGGCTTGCGTTGCAGGGACTTCGACTTGGTGTTCCGTGCCTTGTGGATTGCTTCCACAGCCTTCTTGTTCGCCTGTTGGAATGTGATTTTCCCTTTGGCCTTATCGTCCGAAATGGTTTGCAACCTTGCTATCAGACGGTTGATGGTAGCCATATCCTTGGCGTATGGGCGTGCCGGAATGGCTGTTCTGCTTATGTCTTCCTTGCCGAATCCGTTGCCGCTCAAACCGTTGCCTTCCTTTCCTTTTTACGGCTATGGTCTCGATGTTTGCCCCACCGTTCCGGGCTGTCCAAGTCCGGGTAAACCAAGCCCATCTCGTTTGCCGCTTCACGAATCCAACCGTTGGTGCAAAGCTTGCAGAGTCTTACCATGGGGCCGCTCGTGGCGCGTGGCATTCCTCCGTTGGCGGTCGCCACCGCGTCCACGGCGAGATGGTTCGCCTCCTCATATGAGATTGTTCCGTCGCTTTTACCGTCGGCTATCTCCCACAATCTTTTACGCAGATTGAAGAGCTTCTTGGCCTTCTCGAACGTTGGATGGTATGTCTGTATGGTTTCCGGCATTGTCCTGTCCGAATACTCCTTTCAGTGTTGTCCACTGTGCTCGGATTGCGTTTTTCAGGTCAGAGTCCGGCCTGTTGGAAACGGCCAATCCAATATTTGTAGTCGGCGTCCGCATACGCTTTGTTGCATGTGGTGAGAATTTCCTGATATCGGACTTGAAGGTCGGGTTGGTATCGTTCAGTGGACTTCGGGAGCACTGTGGTCATGGCCCCATGGTTGAACAGCAACACCTCACGATCAGCGGCCTCGTGTTCGAGTTTGCGGTCGATTCCCTCAAACCATTGGTGTACCTCGTCGTCGTTTGGCAGTCGGCCTTCGCCAATCATTCTGCTCATGGTGTCCTTGAGGTCGAGCAGCGCGTCCTGCATGCGTTCGTTCTTGAACAGGAGTCGTTCCACTTCGGTTCTCGGCTCTCGTTCGGTGTTGTTTTTATCGTCCATTGGTTTCCTTCGTTCTTGCGAACATGCCTATGCCCCAGTCCGTTCGGGCTGGGGCATTCCTTTTTTGTTTTTAGGCGTCGAGTTTCTTGATGAAGTGAGCGAACAGTGCGGTGGAGCTGAGTAGGAATGTGATGCTGGTGATTGCCATTACCACGTGGCCGTAATCCTGTCTCCACATGAGGAATGCGCTGACGATTGTGATGAGTGTCAGTGTCAGGTTGATGTTGTTTTCCGTCTGTTTGCTCATGGTTTCTTCTTTTTGTTCTGGCGTGTTGGGGAGGTGTGCGACTCCCTTTTTTGTGGACGATTCCAGTATAACAAAGGGTATGGTCGAACGCAAATCATCCGACCGCGAATCCCCGAACGCTTGCATACCCCCACCTAGTGTGTTAAGCTGACCTCGCCCACACAAAACATTCCACAGGAACGGAAAAGACCACAGAAACAATGAGCGCAACCAAATACGACAACGGCAACACATCCGCACTCCAAATCGTCGGCAACGAGGGAACCAACAAGCTCACAATCCTCCAATCCCCCAGCTTCGGCAAGGAACTCATGTTCACCATCACCGACAGCGACACCGCGACCAGCGTCGTCGTCAACGATATAGAAACCCTCCGCAAAATCAGAGACTTCCTCAACGAAAGCATCCACTGGATGGAAGCGTGAACCATGGTCGAAGACACCGTTTGCACCATCGGCGTATATGGTGGCCGACAACCGTCCATACTCGTCAACAACCATCTCGTCTACGGTCGAATACCAGACTCCGAAACCCAGCCGGACATCATCGCGGACGTTCCGAAGAACAGGCTCGTTGCCAACCTCAACCCAGCCTCCGACGGCATGACGGACAGTCCCAGACTTCCGTTGGAACTGTTCGCCGCATGGTTCGCCAACGGTGACGTGGGCCTCAGCTCGCTCGCCATCGTCCAACGGCTCACCGGAATCACAATGACCGTGAACGGCACGCGCGAACATGGTTGCGAGGACACTCCGAAAGACCCCGGAGACCTACGTCGGATACTCGGAATGTTCGACATGGTGCCAGTCGCACGTGCCTATCTGAGTCTCATGCGCGACGTGTCGGACGATTGGAAAACCATCATCGACCATTGGAGCGAACTCGAAAAACAGTATCGGAAAGAGGAACACAATCCATCCGGTTGCGCCCCCAAAACCTACCGGATGCTGAAACGATTGAAGGAAGGAAACCATGCCTAACAAAGACATCAAAACCGAACCACGGTTCATGACCATGATTCAGAAAGACCTCCTCCCGACATGCAAGGCGTTGAATCTCGACGTTGACTCATTCGCCAACGCGCGGACAGTGTTCATCGACCGTGACAGCGTGGGACGGATTCTCTCCTACATGAGCGACCATGAAATCAACCCCGAATGGTACGGCCTACTGCCTGATAATCTGTTCGTCGGAACCGGACTGCCAGTCCTCACCGGCGTCGAAGGAGAATACTTCGCCCGTATGACCGGACGGAACCTCACCAAGAAAGTCGCGGCGAAAACATTCATCGCGGATATGGAAGCCTACTGGCTGAGCAAAGACAATCTGAAACGGACTGACGGTACGAAAAGCAGCGGAACCACGCTCGGTTTCGGACGTTGCTCCGGAATGCGTGAGGCCAGCCGATACAACGAACGCATCTTCAAAAACAACGAATACGAGTACACGAACCCCGTGGACGAGTACGGCATCGACACTGTTTCACGTTACCGTCAGGTTGGTGAAATCTACAATGAGGTCGGCCAATGCTTCAAGGGAATGGCACAGGCGCGTACTCCCCTCGCACCATTCGTCTTCCTCACCCATAAGGAATACGAGGGCGGACTGGACACGGTTGTGAACCACTGCCCATACATCACCCATTCGGACGCCACCCGCATCATCGACGGAATGAAACAGTTCCCTCCGAAACGAAGCGTGGACAGGTTCATGCTCGCGTTCACCATGACCGCGTTCGCGTTCGCCATGAATCAGGTCGAGGAATCCGAACAGTACGAGACGGTCGAAGTGAAACCACCGAAAACCGAAATCAGACGGCATTCCGGCGCTCCGAAAACCACGTTGCTCATCCATTTGAAACCGGAAGAGCCAGCACCCAAGGCCACGCCATCCTACGCCAGTGAAACCGACGAATACGATTGGGACAGCATCACCGGACGGGTCGAAACCATCACACCGGACGTTGCCAAGGAAATGCTCGGCGTGAACACCAACAACCGCAACGTGAGCCGCACACAGGTCGAACTGTTCGCCCGAACCATGGCGCAGAAGGCTTGGAAAATGAACGGCGAAGCCATCAAATTCAGCAACACGGGACGCTTGTTGGACGGACAGCACAGGCTCCTCGCATGCGTCGAATCCGGTGTTCCGTTCCGCACTCTGGTCATTCGCGGACTGCCCGAAGACACGCAGGAGACCATGGATGCGGGCAAGGTCCGCACCATGGCTAACGTGCTCGAACTGAAAGGCCGTAACAACGCCAAACAGCTTTCCACCGTGGCCCGTTCCATCTATCTGAGCGAACAGTTGGGTGTGGAAGCCGCATGCGTCAACAACATGTCACCGACCCGAAATGAACTGCTGACGTTCATCGAAAGCACTCCGCAATTGGAGGATACGCTACGACAGGCCAGCACGTTCTACACGAAAAGCAATCATCTCATGTCCACCAGCATGGCCGCGCTCCTCTACTGGACGTTCAACGAAATCGACGGTGAGGCGTGCGAACGGTTCTTCGACATGCTCGCCTCCGGCGCTAACCTTGACGAGGGAAGCCCCATTCTCGTACTCCGCAACACGCTGTTCGATATCAATAAGCGTGGAGCGCACAGCGACCGTCCAACCCGCCGACGCATCGTCGGAATCACCATCAAAGCGTGGAACAAATGGCGTGAGGGAGCGACTGTGAAACTCCTCAAATTCTCTCCGAACGAACAGTTCCCGGACGCAATCTGACCTTGGAAAGGACGAACAAAAGCATGGTCGAAAAACCGAAAAAACCGAACACATCCCCGGCGAAGCTTCTGACCGCAGACGAGGCTTTGGCCTTGGGAAGACGGCCGGAAGTCGTCAACGTCTTGAAAAACAAGCACGGATGGTGGGTAATCTTCACCACCCAATTCCAAGACGAAGTGACCCTCCGATATCTGCAAGGGGAACGTCCCTCGGAGATATTCCGCAGTCACAATCTCGGACCGGAAGTCCTCGGATACAAGCGCATAGAACGTTGCGTATACCGGTGGGTCAACCATCCCAGCAAATCCCGTGTCAAACGTTGGCAAACGGAACACCGCCTGTATGAGACGTTGAACAAGAATCAGACCAACACCGGCAAGAAGGAGAACAACGACAAGTGAGCGTCCCCACACCAATCCACAAGGACATGGCCGAGCAAGTATTGTTGGGGGCCATGCTTCAAGACGCGGAAACGTTGGACAAGGTCATCAGCCAACTTTCCGAAGAGGACTTCTACCAGCCGACCAACCAGACCATCTTCCATAATATAAAGGAACTGGCCGCAGACAATAACCGTGTGGACGCGCAAATGCTGTCCTCGCACATGATGGACAACGGACAGTTGGAACAGGTCGGCGGCATCGACTACATCGCCCAGCTTGTCGGCTCCGCGCCCACGTCGAACAACAGTGACTATTTCATCAAGCAGATTCGTGACGCGGCCATCCTCCGCCACATCAACATGGTCGGACAGCAGTTGCAACAGATGAGCAACGTATCCGACGCGTCAGCCGAAGATGTGCTCAGCAAATCGTTGGAGGCCGCGTTCTCGTTGGAGGATTCAAGCCGTTCCGAAGACGACGAGTTGAAGACCGCATACCGCCTGTCCGACGAAATGCTCCAACAGTTGGATGAAATGTCACAGAATCCGAACGAGTTCGGAACACCCACCGGCTTCCGTGACATCGACGCGTTGACGCACGGATTGCAAGCCGGACAAATGGTCATAGTCGCGGGCCGTCCGGGCATGGGCAAGAGTACTCTCGGCATGGATTTCGCGCGTAACGCCGCACTGCACAAGGGTCTGCCGACTGTGATTTTCAGTCTGGAAATGGGCGGTCACGAACTCATGCAACGCATGTTCGCAGCCGAAACAGGCATCCGTCTCGCATCGTTCCAACATCCCGAGAATCTGAACTCGAATGATTGGAACAAACTCAACGCGCTCTGCCATCAGGTCGAGAAGGCACCATTGTGGGTTGATGATTCCGCCATCATCAACATGAGCACCATCCGTGCGAAATGCCGTGCTCTCAGCCGCAAGGTCAACGGGTTGAAGCTTATCGTCATCGACTACCTGCAACTCATGTCCTCCGGTAAAACCGTCGAGAACCGTCAGCAGGAAGTGTCGAACTTCTCCCGCCAATGCAAAATGCTCGCCAAGGAACTGCAATGCCCCGTGGTCGTGCTCTCCCAGTTGAACCGTAATGCGGAACAGCGTGCTGACAAGAAGCCGGAACTGTCCGACCTGCGTGAATCCGGCTCCATCGAACAGGACGCCGACATGGTGTTCCTCGTGCACCGTCCCGAATACTACGACCGTGAGGAACGTCCGGGCGAAGCCGACGTGATTCTCGCCAAGCATCGCAACGGTCCGACCGACACGTTCAATCTCGCGTTCATGGGCGAATGCTCCAAGTTCGCGGACATGGCCGCAGACTTCGGAACCGAAGTCTGAAAACGAGTTTTGTTATAGTGGGTTTGCCCGCAAAAGAGAAAGGAAAAACATGCCGACAACACTCATTATCGGCGCGGTAGTGGCAGTACTTGTCGTACTGCTCGCAACCGCAAGCTACAAGGTCTGCCCCGCCAACAAGGTCATGGTCATCACCGGGCCGGGCGGAAGACGCTTCGTCTCAGGCGGAAGCGCGTTCATCATCCCGTTCATCATGCGCGTGGACTGGCTGAGCTTGGGTGCGGTGCAATCCCTGCTGTCAACCGATACGGCGATTCCCACTAAGGACGCCATCCTCATCGACGTGAACGCCGTGGCGAACTTCCAGATAGCGTCGGAAACCACGACCGTGGACGAGAACGGCAAACAGGTCAAAGCGTTGGAGAACGCCGCCAAGAACTATCTCAACCAGTCCAAGGAGCGCATGGAGAAGGACGTCACTCAGGTGCTCCTAGGTAAGCTTCGCGAGGTCATCGGCAAGACCGAGTTGAAGGAACTGATGGAGAACAGGGACACATTTGCCGAAACCGTGGCCGAATCCGCGCGTGTGGACATGGAACGGCTCGGACTGCAATTGACCACGTTCAACATTCAGGACTTCACCGACCGGCAAAGCGTCATCGCCAACATGGGCGCGGAGATGGCGGCGGAAATCAGCCGAAACGCGAAACTCGCGTCCATCAACGCGGAACAGGATGTGGCCGTCCGCCAGAACCAGCTTGACCTGAAGCGTGCGGAACTCCAGTCCATCGCCGACAAGGCGCAGGCCGAAGCAGACGCGGTGAAGGGCATCACCAGCGCCGAACAGTCCAAGACCCTCAAGGTCAAGGAGCAGGAGGCTGAAATCGCCGCCGCCGAGAAGAGGGCCGTGCTCGAACAGAAGAACGCTGAAATCGAAGAGCAAAAACTGAACGCGACCATCTGCAAGAAGGCCGACGCCGACCGTTACGCCGCCGAACAGCAGGCCGACGCGCAAATGTACACAACCCAAAAACACGCCGACGCGGAACTGTACCTACGCCAGCAGGAGGCTCAGGCCATCCAATCCACAGCCGACGCGGACGCACACGCGACCGAGGTCAAAGGCAAGGCCGAGGGTTCCGCCGCACAGGCGAAGGGTGTCGGCGAAGCCGAGGCAATCCGCGCCCAAGGCCAAGCCTACAATGCGATGAACAACACGTACATCCTCGCCCAACAGTACATTCAGATTCTCCCCGACATGATTCGAGCAGCCGCCGAACCGCTCACCAAGGTTGACCACATCACCATGTACGGCGACGGAAACAGCACGAAGCTCGTGGGTGACACCGTGAACAGTGTGAGCCAGTTGAGCGAAGGCTTGTCGCAATCCTTGGGCATCGACCTGAAAGCGTTGCTGAACAGCGTCGTCGCCGGACATGCCGCCGGAAAATCCATGCAGGACGCCGAGTAGTCCAACCGTCTGACAGTCGGGACGTCGGATGCGAGACGACCCGACTGTTTTCGTATCGGAAGGAGCAAACCATGGGCTTAGGTTTTCTGTCGGGCCGTCGTCTGGTCAAGGCTTATGACGGCAAGCTCACGTTCAGGCAGGCCGCCGACCAAACTTTGAGGCGCATCGCGGAACGTTCGAAGGCATTGAGCAAAGGCTTCAGCGCGTTCCGCGACGCATGACAGGCGGATGTGGGCGAACCGAACCTTGAGACCATAAGCGCCGCCCGTCTGAACGCGGGTCTGAGCCAACGCGCCGCCGCGCGCGCGTTAAATGTGTCCGCCTGTACGGGGAGGCTGTGGAACATGCGATTCCACGGCCTCCCCTCTTGTTAATTCTTGACAGTCTTCCAATTGAGATACGGCATTTTGAACGCGACCTCGCCGTAATAAATATAATAAATATAATAAATATAATGCTTTAAAATCGCGCTTGGCTGGAAGCTGATTTGATGTTCCCCTACATTCTCGTTATACTGGAATTGTTCACACAAAACATGCTTGGAAAACAAAGGGAACCAAAATGATTAAGACCATCACCAGCCTCAAAATCACCACATCACACAACCTCTTCGACCGAAACGACACAATCGAATACCTCACCATCGACTACTTGGACGAAGACGGCAACCAGAAACAAATCAAAAACCTCCCCCACGAAGAAGACGCCGGAATCTACGACGTCAAAACCGACCCTTGGGAAGACATACTCGAAGACTGGCGTCTCACAAAACCCGCCTACATCTCATCCTCGGACAAAGGCTGGGAACTGCTCGAAAACTATCTCCAACACCTCACCAGCACCCAATCTCAAGAATTGGAGGACAGCCAGAACAAACTGTACGAAGCGGACAAGGTGGCGGATATTCTGCGCAACATCAGCCGTCTCAGCGACGTCGGCAAAGCCGCTTTCGAGGAAATGCTGAACGTTGATTCCGAAAACGTATGGGACGTGTACTCAAAACATTGGAACCGTATTACGTCGCATCGTTCAGGCAACGGGGAAGACTGAGAAAAAAGGAGGAAGCATGAGCGTCAAGTTCAACGGATTCGACTACATCAGCGACAACGACGGCATGGGCATTCACGTCGTCGCGGGAGCCGACGACATCTGGTTGCCGGTCGATGACCGTGAGCGTGTGAGGTTCGCACTCGCCGTGCTGGACGGGTTGGAGTCCAAAGAGCTGGATGAAGTCGCCCATCAGTTCGCCTCGGAGAGAAGACGCGGACATGGTTCGCTTTGACGCCATAATGCTTTAAAAAGCGCTTGGTGGGAAGCTGGTTTGACGTTCGCGTACATTCATATATACTGGAATTGTTCACACAAAAACAGAAAGCCATGAATAGGAGCGCAGACCATGGAACACAAGACCAATGCCGTCGAAGTCAGTTTTCTGAAGAAAACCAAGTGGACGGGCACTACCACGAGAATGCTGACCTTTCCGGTAGGCGAACTGGCCGACAGGTGCTTGAACACTTGGCTCGACATTACGGACGAAAGCTTCTCTCATGCCACACTCCCATCCACGCAACTGGCGGAACGGTTCTCCACGCTCATGGAATCGGACGCCGACCAAGCCGCTTGGGACGAATTCTATAAAGCTGTGGGCGAGGAGTTCTCCCGCTTGTCAGCGGACGAGCTTGCCGCGTTTTTCATCGACCTGAACGACCCTTCGACCATAGTGTCCGTGCTGTGGAGCGATGGCGAACACGAGTTTGTGGATTCCGGTTGCGAATACCGGTATTAACGAAGGAAAGCACGACGATGAGAACCAAAGCCAAGGAACTGCCAGCCATCCTCACTATCGCCGACACGATGGCCTACCTCTCCTGCTCACGCCAGCACATATACGACCTGCTGAATGCCGGTCGCATACGCACCTACAAAATCGGACGACGCCGGTACATCGACGCCGATTCGCTCGCCCACCTGTTCTGGAGTTGACGTGATGCCTAACGTGAACCGTGTGGTCATGTTGCCCGCCGAACTGTACCGGCTGACCATGCAGTATGCCGAGCGACATGAAGTCTCGTGGAACGATGCGGTCAGATTGTTGGTCGAACAGGCACTTGGAGAAGATGGGGACGAAGACTCGTAGCCAGTATGTTCCATGCTTGTTTTGAAGTCGGAACTTTACGTATGCTATACTGGAAATGTCCACATAAACAGGCGGAAGCCAACCAAGGAGAACGAATGAACGACACTAAAACCTACTACCAGCCAATCCTCCACGACAACGGCACCATCAGCGTGGTCGCCGGAGACAACACCTACGACCACACCTACGCGGACAAGCCCATGAACGAAGCTATCGTGGAAACCTCCCACAGCAAGCCCAACCCAACCAACTGGAAGCACGTCGTATCCAACTGCGACGAACGTTGGAACCTCATCAAGGGCGACGCATGCTTGGCGGTCCTGAGCGGCAACTGGGACGTTTTCGAAAGCCGTCACGAAAACAGAATCATGCTCGTCACCCGCAAGGGAACCCGAATCCTCTGACCTACACAAAATTGGAAGACTGCCGTATTACTACTTCCTTCTACTTCTCTCATATTCAGCAAAAAGAAAGGAAGAATTACATGAAAGAACGGAATATCTCACTGGAAAACGACCTCATGATATTAGGTCAGAAACCAATGGACGAACCCGACTCGTCCACCACCATCGAACTGCAAGAAATCGTGAAGAAAACGGAACGAAAAATGCTGAACCCACCGGCACCACCATTGAAATTCGAACCGAAAACAGCGGACAAGTCCATTGAAAACACCGACGAAACCGCCAGCAAGACGAGCGAGAAAACCACTTCAACAGTAAACAAAACCGCTCCGAAAGCCTACAAGCCCGCCACACGCAAAACCAACAAAACCGCACCTCCAACACCAACCCCCACCAACCCGTACGCGCCCGTCGAATACGACTGCAACGGCAAATGGCGTCAACTGTTGACGGGAATCGCCGTCATTGGAATTCTCGTGGCGGCAATCGCATTGTTGGTAGGAGCGAAAACATGTTGGCGGTTCATCGCCGTAGGCGCATTGACCGCATTCGCCATGCTCCCGCTCTACGGCTGGTTCGACGAACTCGAACGGGACATGGCGGTCAAGGCAGTCGAAAAGGATTACGGGATTCGTATTCTGCAAACAAACGGAGGCAATGGACTCGCGGAAGTGCATTACATGTTCCAGCAGAATCCAACCGTCGAAGCCGGTATGGTCTCCTATGGTCATGGCTTGGCATGGTTGCGGAGCGTGGGCGGCAAGAAGATTGTCGGACGAAGGCAGCAGGTGGAAAAATGATACCCAGCACGGTGAAGGCCGCACGTTTTCCCGCGTTCTTTTTCAACGGCGTTTGGCAAGGGCTTAAAACCGCGCTTGTACCGCACGCTTGCATATCCGACCCGCTACCTCCCATGCCGACCGTACGCGATTGGCTTCAAGCCCATGGAGGCACCGGCATGGATGCTGACGCATTCGACCGGTGCGAAAGCGAATGGTATGAGCTGCTGGAGCAACGCAAACGGCAGATGAACGTGTTTTTGGCTGGCTTGTTCGTGGGTACGCTGGTGTATGCGATTGCGGCGCTTGCATTGCTGGCGCTTGTTGGCTGGTTGGTGTATTCGTTGGTTCCGTTTGATGGGTTCGGGCGTTTGGTTGATGAACGTATTTCTTGTTAAACGAGCGGCAAAGACGTTTCCAGTATTCCTCGGCCATGTTTGTCTTCCCTCCTGTCGGCGTCAACAAATCCTCCATTTAACAGCGTCATTTGGCTAACATACTTGTCTAGTTGCTTCTTGGTTTCTTCGATTCGCCACAGTAGTTCCTTCTTGCTCAAGTCGAGAATGTGTTCTGCGGCACCTTCGACGGTCTTATGAGTTTTGCGCCATTCGAGATAGTCGGGATACTCGTCACAGTTGAATAGTTCGACTGTGAACGGCCCAGACCACATTTTCAGCAGTCCAATTCTTTGAGCGTCCTCCGCGATGAAGTCCGCGCCCCAATCCTCCCATTCGGGAAGATTGTCGAAATCGGTTGCGTCTAGGATTGTCCGGGCATCGATGATAATGGTTTCGACTTCCATGTAGTTGTCATGTATCCACTGTTCAAGACGGATGGGAATGTTAATGGGAGTGTTCGCGTCCATTTGTACGACCCCTATCTCAATTGAAGAACGCCAATGCCCGATGTTCGACATGCATTGACATGTCGTATCTGTTTTCCAGTTCTTCGATGTTTTCCTCGTCGGAAAGTACCGGGTCGTACATGTTACAAGCGCCATCGCCGGATACAACGACCTTGGCGACTGAAATCGCGCGGAGGTCGGCCAACCAGTATTCATCGTTCGGATTGCCGTCCATGATGGGGCGTTCGCGTACTTCCTCGGGTAGGTTTTTTAATTGTTCGATGAGTTCGTTTACGGTCATCGTTCTCCCCTTTTATTTGTGTGAACAGTTCCACTATAGCTTAGTTTGTTGGAACCGTCAAAAATCTCCATTCCGCCGTGCGAGAACCACTAGCCAGACGAGGATGGCAAACCCCGCTATCACCATGGAGGCCAATGCGTCAGTTTCCCGATAACAGACAAGCCGCACCGTCTGACAGGCCAGCAGTAGCCGAAGACCCCGGCGGCGGCTCCGAAGACCCCGGCGGCGATGGTCCGTCCGCCGATGGCGAGGATGAGGCACATCGCGCCGCATGCCAGCGACACGCCGTAGAACCAACGGAAAGACTTGGGTGCACGGCTGATTATCATTGAAAAGTCCGGAGATTGCGGCTATTGTATGGCATACAACGTAGAGAAGCCTTGGTTCGCCGAGGCGTCTCGGAACGGCGGTCGAATTCATCGGCCGCCGTTTTTTTATTCTGAGAGGTGAAGATGAAGCAACGAGCGACGTTGGATGAGCAGATAAACACCCTCGTCTCGCATGGCGTCACCTTCGACCTGATGGACGAAGAGAAAGCCCGAAGGTTCCTCTCGAACAACTCGTACTTCTTCTGCACGACAATCCCTACACCGACGACATGAAAACCGGCCTGCAAGGCGATTTTGCCCTATGGAACCTCTGGGAACTCTTGGGATTCAACGACCAACTGACTCTGTTCAAATCTACTTATGTGAACCATTCCAGTATAACATAGGTAGACGTAAAAGGATGCTCACCCCACGTCAGCGAGCCGCGTTCCAAGCCCTCTCCCGCTCATCCTCCAAACGGTCATACTTACGATTCTCCTCATCGCACACCTTCCGATGCGTGTCGGCGGCAATGACATCTATAGAACGGTTGAAGGAGTGCAACAGCGCGCTCAAATACTCCAGATGCCGTGCGGGGCCGTACTTGTATCCGTTGCTCACTTGACACTCCCGTGGTTGAAACCACGGGAGTGTCAATGGGTTCGGGGTTGAGCATTTCTCTATTCTGTACTATACTGGAACTGTTCACACAAACAGGAAACCAAAAGGAGCAGAAATGAGCGACAACATCAATTGGAACGAAACCGCAATCTACGAATTCCTCCTCTTCGAAAGCGAACCAGAACAACAAGCATACGCTAACAGGAACCTCACCAAACTCGCCAACGCCGGACTGATACAACGCAACGAAGACAGGTACTCGTGGAAGCTCACCCAAAAAGGCGAAAAGGAACTAGCCGACATCAGACAGCATTTCGACTCCGGCAAACTTTCTGAACTCCCGCTCACGCTCCGACACTACTACTTCGACTGGGGCGAATACGATATTCACAACCTGCCGGTCAACGCACTTTCCCAAGTGGCCCTGCGGGACAGGAGCGCGGAGATTCGCAGGAAAGCCGTGGAACTGCTCGACAAGTACGACAAGCTCGACAAGGAAACGTCGAACGCCCTATCCCACGACAAGGATTGGGAGGTTCGTTATATCGCGGCGAAGAAAGCCGACGTCTGCAACTTCTTCAATGAGGAGAATGAGCGCGTGGTCTACAATGTCATCCGCAACCATGACGTCGATAAGGAGTGCTTGTCCCACTGGCTGGAAAGCCCTTACAGCGGGATTCGCGTCCAAGCGGCCCTCTCGTCCGATGGCAGCGAGGTGGACGAAGTGCTCAAACGACTCGAACCGCAAGACGTGGCCAGTGTGCTGGACGTTAAACCTCAGTGGGCGACCCGTGAAATCGTTATGAAAGCGTGGGAGGAGGCTGACAGGCTGGAGCGTTGCGGGCTGGCTCGGAATATGAGAGACGTGCCGGATTCGTTCATCAATCAGGCGTTCAAGGGCGACGCTCGATGGACTCTACGTGTGCGTATGGAGGATTATCGCAAGGCGGTTCGTCAAGTGTTGAAGTTGGGTGCGATGTTCTCTGAGGACAGTGAGATTCGCCGGAAGATTTGGGAGCGTGCGGAGCGCGAGATTTAACCAAGTGGAGTGTGTGCTATTTGGGGATGTCTCCATTCATGTGGTATACTGGAATTGTTCACACAAAAACACAAGAAAAGACAAAACCGAAATGTTTACCGCACTTGACATCAACACCAACGAGACCGTCACTGTTCAGCCGATAGCCATCTACGGGAGCGATGCATTCGACACGCTTCTTATCGTCGATGCCATCACCGGCAATGGCATCTGGATGGGGGCTGACTCCTCCCAATGGCTTATCAACTTGGGACGCGCCGACTCCTACTCCGATGCCGAGAGGGTCGAAGATGTATACGGCGATGACGAGGACGAATGGGAGGCCACGGCGGACAGGAGGCTTGCCGCATATGGTTTCCGATTAGGCGAATTCGACGAAGAGGCTGGAGACCGGTGGGAGCTGGTAGAAGCTTAAAAACATACGGTTTCCCACGGCGCAATACCCGTCAAAACGCAAAGGGGCGTGCCATGACAGACACGCCCCACCATTCACAAGAGGGGCAGCAATGCGAAAAGCGACGTTCGTTAGAAAATACCACGGGCACGGATATGACGCCTATATGGTTTATCTTGTCTATAGCTATCGCGGGCATGAATATACGGCGTATGAGAACCTAGCCCAAGGCAACGAGCCTCTCGCGTGGCAACACCGCAATGAGCAAAGCCAAATAGACCAGTTGATAGAGCAGGAAGAGAAAGAAAAGAACGCACAGCCGAAGCCGTGCCGTTATAAGGATACCGCGCAATATGCCTTCGACCAGTTTTGGAACTATGTCAATGGTGAACCGTCGGACTTTGACTAACTAATAGTGGGGAAAATTCCCGAGTCGTGTGGATGCTTTTGCGTTTGCACGGCTTTTTGTTTTTTGTGTTTTTGCGCTTTCTCTCAAATATGCTATACTGGAATTGTTCACACACACAAGGTCGAAAAACCAAGGAGCACACAACATGTACGCAATCCACTACATCGGCGGCGCAATGAACGTCAAGAAAATGCCCAAAGCCCAAGCAGTCGAATACGCAAAACAAATCAACGATAACCCCACAGGCGCATTCCCCGAAAGCGTGAAACTCGCACAAAGCGCCGAAGCCCGCGACATCATGCAAAAAAGGCTCTTCACCAAAAGCATCTTCCACCGCCACAGCGACGTGTACGGCATGAGCATGAGTGAACTGGTCAACACAGTCAACGAATACTGCTGCTGACCGCGCTGGCACCTCCCGTATGCGACCGAAAGAAACAATGAAATGGCAGACAAGCAACACAGGGAACGAATCGAGGAACTGCGCAAGGACATCGAAACCGGCGTGAAGGAACTACGGGACTCCGGCACTTGGCAGCGCTACCTCGATTTCATGGGACGTTTCCACCAATACAGCTGGAACAACATCCTGCTGATGCTCATTCAATCGAACGGCAACTCGTCGCTGGTCGCCGGATTCCGCCAATGGCAGACGCGCGGGCGCGTCGTGCGCAAAGGCGAACACGGTATGAAAATCTTCGGATTCAGCGCCAGAACCGTCAAGGACGAAGACGGCAACCCACAGCTAGACGAGAACGGCGACCCTATCCAAAAAGTCTGGTATCCCATCTTGACGGTGTTCGACGTGTCCCAGACCGACCCCATCGACAAGGAGACCGACCCCATCGAACAGATGAAGCCGTCCGAGCTTGAAGGCGCAGACGTACTCGGCCTCGTCGGACGTATGACCGCTTGGCTCGAATCCAAACATTGGCGGGTGGGCCATGAGTCGATGGGAAGGGACGTCAAAGGCTACACCACGATGGATGGAAGCAGACGAATCATACTCAACGCGAAGAACAGTCCGAGGCAGGACGCCAAGACCATCCTGCACGAAACGGCCCACATGCTCCTCCATCAGGGGTTGCCGGAAGGTGAATACGGTCGGCATCGCGGCATCTACGAGACCGAGGCAGAAAGCGTCGCCTATGTGGTGGCTAGATACATGGGAATGGACACCGGCGAGTATTCCATCCGCTACGTGGCGGGGTGGAGCGATGCTGACCCCAAGCTTGTACGCTCCACTGCCGAGCATGTCCGTAAGGCCGCTGACGAAATCATCACCGCGTTGCACGGCTAAGACCGTCCACCGGCACCTCGCGGGTTCGCCAAGGGGAGCTGTCCTTTGGCGAACCCCGCCGCAAAGCATCTTCCAATAAAATTCAGGTAGGCGTGTGCTGTTTTTTTAGGTTTTTGTCATTTATATGATATACTGGGATTGTCCACACAAACAAGGGTTTGACCCATACAGAAAAAGGAAAACAGAATGTACTCGAAAATCAGCGAAGACACCTACCGGAAACTCATTGACAAGCTCGTCAAAATCCCATACGTGACCGGCGCACACGCCACCCACGCCATCTTCGGAGACGGAATCGAAGTCGCATTCCAATGCCCATACATGGGCAAGATGTTCGAATACTACCTTGTGGCAGACTCGCAACATAACGGCAAACATTCCTACCGTTGGAGTGGAGGAGTATACACGGTTTCGGTCGAGCATTGGACTTTCGACGACGGGGAATACACTCCCGTGGATTTGCCGTCGCACAAGCTGGAATCGTTGAACGTTGACGGACTGTATGACGCGATTGTGTCCGATTTAGACAAGGCCATGAGGGAATTGTAGGAAAACGAAAATGCGATTCACCGACGGCAAGGAAAAGCTGGAAATTGAAATCCACGAAGGCCAGCATTCTTGGGATACGACGGTAGGATTCTTCGACCATTTGACGAATCCCATTCTAAATGGGACTCGTCAGGCCGGAAACGTTCGCACTCTACTGACGAACGTGTACAACAGGATTCTAGGCATGTCCGGCTATCCCGCACCGGAAGCCGACACTCGGGCAATCTACACCATCACCGACTTGACTGGAAACATTGTCAGGGAAGGTTCTTTCGCTTCGTCCGACAATCCAGCCAACATGTATTGCAGCGGTTGCGGTTGCCTTCTCAGCGAGGAGAACGAGAACCTTTGCGGCGATACCGGCTGGTGTGATAACTGCTATTGAGAAAGTGGATTGGAAGACTGCCGTTTCTATGCCTCCTTATTGTTCTATCGGATTGTGTTTTGCGCTAATATCATATATACTGGAATTGTTCACACAGTAAAGAAGTTAGTATCCTACTAAGGAGAAAAATGAGCAACACCACCACAGAAATCAACTGGCACAACACCCTCCCCCAAAACTTGGAAGGCCACAAGTGCATCGCAGTCACCAAAACCGGCGAGACCATCGAAGGCATACTGGAATATCGCACGGCACAACCCGACATGTACGTGAGAATCGATAGCCTCCACCTCCCCGGCGTCAAACCATGGGTTATTGTCAACCAATGCGAATCCGGCAACGAAATGGGCGAAGAATTCCAGTCCGTGAAAGTGTTCTCCTGAAAGGTCCACGAATGAGTAACCACGACTGGGTAGCAACCAACAGTCCCAATAAAAACAACACTCACAAGAACAACCGTTCCACTCATAACGGATGGGACGCCGGTAGCGCTTGGAACCCGCAATCCAAGAAACGAAACGAATTCGGCATACGCAATACCGACTGGAGCAACGACTAGCCCCCCACGTCAAAAAACGTTAGACCAAAAGGAGAAAAATGGACAGCGGCTACTATGAGTATCTGACCACCTCAGCCAAAAACGACCCTGAACTGAACGAGCACGACAAAGAGACCGTACTGGCGTTTCTGAAAAGACTCGACACCAACCCCGACAAGTATGCGGTAGCCCCAAGAACAATCGCATACTTGAATGAAGAATCCTTGGAATACGCTGACATTACAACCGAAACCCTTAAGAAGCTCGACATGAGCGCTACGCAACTGTTGGACGAATGTTGACGTCCTCCCCACGGTTTAAACCGGGGGATTCCTCCTATCGTTTTGCGGTAGGAGAGGTTCTGGTTTCTAAGAGACTGCCACGGATTCGCGTGTAGCGTTTCCGTTGGTCTTACGTCCCTGTTCGACCGGGGTGCCGTCCGCGCCCCACAGGTTTTCCGACGTGACGGCGAGCGTGTCCAATCCTCGTTTGAGAATGTTTTTCGCCGCGTTCACGTCAGCGTTCGTCTTGTACGAGCATTTTTTGCAAATGAACACCGCTTGGCTCTCGCGGTTTTCTTTCGCCACATACCCGCATTGACTGCATGTCTGGCTTGTGTAGGCCGGGTTGACGAGTATCATGCCCACGCCGTCGGCAAGCTTGGTCTTGTATGCGAGCATGGAGGACAGTCTTCCCATGCTCGCCTGTCGGAGGCTACGGTTGAGTCCACGTTTCGCCACCTGACCATTGTGAAGATACCTGCCTTCATGCAACGGGTCGGGAACAGGCTTGTTGCGTCGGCTCATGTTCGCTAATCGTAGGTTCTCCAACACAATCAAATCATTGTCACACACGAGTTGGGTCGTGTATTTTTGGTACACGTCATCCAATATACGTTCGGATTTCGAATGCAGTTTTGTGATTTCCAGCCGGGTCTTCCAATATGCGCGGCTGGTTCTGCCACTATTCGCGTATTCTTTCTCACTGGAATATCCGGCTGTCTTGACCCTACGGGCTTGGCTTTTCTGACGCTTCCGGATTTCACGGTCGATGGCCTTCAACCTGTCTTTCGGCAGGTCCATGAACCGTCCGTCGGAGTCGGCGGCGGCATGCACGCATCCACGGTCGATGCCGACCGCCCTGCCGGTCGGCTCATGACTGATGGGCGTTGGAATGTTGTTGAACACGACGGTACGGTTCGTCCAATCCACTTGGATGGCCGTGTATTCGCGTATCGGCTGGCTGACGCGCACGTGCAGGAGGATACGGTAGCGTAACGGTTCGCCCGGCAATGACATGCCTTTGGGGTTCTGTCCGGTGATGGTTATGATGCCGTGGTTGCGGTTGACTCGACGGTATACGGCGTTGCGTCCCCCGTTGTACCAGCAGACGAAACGTTGCCCGTCACGCTTATACGATTTGAAACGGGGCATTCTCCCCGGTTTCAACCGTTTGCTTAATAGGGTCTTGCGTCGTTTCACGGAGGTGAACCATTCGACCCGTTCGATTCTGGTCGGGGATTCCAAGATAAGGGAAGGCACTGCGGTTAGCCAAGAACATTCGCTTCGGGACTGGCTGACGCTACGAGTGTCGGGTGTGCCGCCAATGGGGATGAGAGTCTTGTCCTTACCGTATTTGCAACGGTTCGACCTTAACTGGTTGAACCGGTAACGCCAAGCGTCACAAAGCCATTCCATCGCCTGACTGCCGGTATTCGCGTAAAGCTTTTCGGAACATGGGTCATGCTGGCCGGTATAACCGATGAACGGTTTGGCACCGTCCAACGTCACACGCTCCAACACGACTTTCTGGCTCATATTTCTAATAATACCACATTACGCGTAATATGGAAAAAAGAAAGCTGTGATTCCTCCCCGCGCCTAAAGGCGGGGGCACCCTCACGGCAAAACGGTGGGGAAGGGGATTTTTCTTCTTCACGCCACTCCGGTTGTGTTAGAGTGAGATAGTCCACACCAAAGAAGGAAAACCGATGACCTTAAAAGAACTCCCCTACCAAGACGGAATCAACTGGACGGAACTCGAAGGCAAGCCCGCAATTTTCAACTGGAACGGCAAACCCATGGCCGGAACCCTCTACTTGGACGGTTTCAGTAATCTCGTTGTTCGGGAACTGCCCGGTTACATGCCGGTCTTGTATGTTTGGCCGGATAATACGACTCATGTCAATGTCAAGTGCGTGACGGATTTCCATGTGTTTGAGTTCTTTAAGGATTGACTTAGTCCGGGACGCTCAAACTGCGGTTTCTATTCCTATTCCGAGGATAATCCGAACGTATTATCCCGGCTTCGATATTTGGTTCGACCGCACGGTTCTCCCCTCATTGGGGAAAGGCCGCGCGATTCTTTTAGCCCGCATAAACGGTGAGTTGACGGGGTTTTGCGTTCTCAAGAGAAATCCGTCTGAACGGAAGATTTGCACCTTGTATGTTTCCAAGGCTTTCCGAAATCGAGGGGTCGGTTCCGCACTGGTCGAATATTCACTGGGATTGCTGGATGAACGGTTCCCTCTGGTGACAGTGCCGGAGGAATTATTACCGGTGTATGAGGGTTTCTTCCGTCTTTTTGGTTTTCGTCTGTCCGGTTCGTATGTGGGTTTGTATCGGGTTGGGAAGAGGGAGTTCTTTTTTAACGGGACGCTGGCTTAGGTTCGTGTGTTGCGTTTTTCTACCCCCTTGTGTTATAGTGGGATTGTTCACAAAAACAAAGACAAAAACCAAAAAGGAGGACGCATTGAATCAAGCAACTAAATTCGGCAAACGAATCCTCTTCGATGACCACCCAACTCGCGCGGTGTTCGACACTGAGGAACTGCCAACAGATGATTCCTATGCGCTTTATCGCGTGTATCTGCGTTCTTGGCAACGGCATTCCTGCCGACCGGGAACCGAGGATACTCCCATGTTCGACGTGATATGCCCTGCAAGATGGTGCCGTTGGATTGCTCACGTCAGCATTCTGAACTATTTGGACGGCATAAGCTGGCTGGCTTGGCCGGTGGAAGGTGGCGTCAGCTGGCGGCATAGGACAATCGACCCCTATTTCGTCCACTATTCAACCGATACCCACATTCCGATAATCGACCTGCGCGAAAGCGAAGAATAGGAGAGAACATGTCCGACACTCAGAACACGTCCCGATTCTCGACCATAGGCGTCACCTACACGAAGCATCAGAACAATGCGGCGCTTAGCATGAGTCCCGCCGAAGATTCGACCATGCGCCGACTGGGGTTCACCGACCACCGTGAGGGGTATTGGTACCTCTGCTGTTCAGTCTCCCCCGACCATGACATGACATTGAATGTCGAGATTGCCAAGGACGGTAGCGACTGGCAGATAGACGTGTTGGACGAGAACTTCTGCCAACCCTACGACTACCAGTATTTACTCAACGTGAACCCGACGTTGGATTATCCCAACAAGGTGGCGGACGAATGCGAGAAATGGTTCCGGAAACTATCCGAATGGGGTTTACTACACGGCTGGCATGAGGGAATGTACGTCTGAACAAATTTAGAAAGGGAAAACAAGAAAAATGAGCATTCTCAACGAAGAACTGGAAGAACGGTATCCCATCGAGGAAGGCGACTGCATCACGCTCACGCGCGAACAGCTCGCCTTGCAGTTGCGCCGAGCATACAAGGCTGGTGCGACCCGCGACTATAAGCGTACTCCGCACGGGCATATGGAACTGTTGGAGATTGTCGGAACCCTCCAAGACTCCCACCTATTGCCTGACGGCACGGACTTCGAGGATGTCGTGAGAACGGTTCTGGACGGTCGCGTCAAGACCATCACCAAATAGGCGTTATACTAGAAACGTCCACACATTCACTTACCCGAGGAGACCACACTATGAGCTGGGACAGATACCAAAGTCGAGACCCCAGAAGAATCGACCCAATGAAGACACCACTCTACGATTACGTGGTCTTGGATACCGAAACCACCGGTTTCAAACCTGAAAACGGGGCCAAACTCATTGAAATCGGAGCTGTGAAAATCCATGGCGGGAAACTCGTGGACAGATACGAGCAACTGATTGACCCACACCAGCCAATCCCCGAATACATCACCTCGCTCACCGGAATCAACGACAGCATGGTCATCGGACAACCCGACGTAAGCCAAGCCATCATCCGATTCGACAAGTGGCTTGGCCCGCGAACCATCATCATGGCGCATAACGCGTCATTCGATTTGAGTTTCTTGGACGCGGCCATGAAAACCGTGAACGGTGGAATGTTCTTCTTTCCACACCGGTTCGTGGACACGTTGGAAATGAGCCGGAAAATCCATCCCGAAAAGCCAAGCCATAAGGTTGCCGTGCTTATCCGCGACTATGGTATCGGTGACGTGGAAGAGCATCGTGCCTTGTCCGACGCAACTCAGGAGAACATGCTGTATGAAGCCATGCGCAGAGAGGAATTTGGCCGCTAAATGGGATACGAGGACATGTTCAGTCCCGAATGCAGGGACTATCTGAAATCACGCAAACCGTCGCAACGGGAGCAGGAGATAGCGAAGCTTGAGAAACAGGCCGACAAGAAGCATGACATGTATGGCAACAAAACCCTCTACGAAGTCTCAGGAGAGGTTGCGGCCATCTACGAAAGCCAGAAGGCGTTGCGCTTGAGGTTGGAAAGCATCGAGGAAAAACTGGACGAACTCTTAAGGACTCAGAAAGGACTGGGGTGAGAAACCTTCTTACATGCCCATGCTGTAACAGCATTCCCGAATTTAAGTATCGGGCTAAATCTGAACTCCACTGCACTTGGGACGACGAGCAATATTTTCTGTCGAAAGGTTGGGGATACTCCCACTTTTGTCCAGTGGATAATGGTTTGCAAACATCTGGCGGAGTCGGCTTCCAAACCTTGCACGACGCACAGCGCGACTGGAACTGTAAGGTTGGAAGTTTTCTCCGTAACCCGCTGAACAGTTTCCACTCGTCCATCGAGACCGGTGCGGAACTGCTGACCGAATTAGATGATTGTTTCGTTGGGCAGCGAATTCAGCTTGGCGACCGGATATTATTGAGTCGGCGTTCTCTAACCGTTCGAGGTATCGTGCAGTTCATCCAACGGGACAGTGTTGGCGAAATCAGCGTCATCCTGCGGGATACGGACACCATCAAGTATGTGATTTATTCGCCGGTCTGGGAGCGTCGGAAGTACATGTTCTCGTATTATATCGAAAGGCGAATGCATTGGATAAAAAAGCCGAAAGGCTCCTCTGCGACGCGTACCATCGTGGACGCTTAGCGGAGATTGACGAAAACAATCAGGAAGCGGCTATGTTCCTTATGTGGAACAGTGGGCACAATATTGTGCTCGCTGTTTTTCTTTTTTAGGAGGAGCCGGAATGTCCCAGCATAGCGACAAAAGCCACAAGAACAAGAAGGTCGTGGTCATTGAGAAGGTGCGGGACAAGTATGGTTCCGTCATCGCTTTGAAGGTTGTATTGTATCGTCGGCATGATAGTGAGAATGGGAAGGTTTGGGATATGAAGCGTTCTCATACGTTCAGTGCGGCTTTCAGTCGTCGTGCTTGTAGGGAACAGGCGAAGACGTTGGCTCGTCAGTGGGCCGATAAGTATGGTGCGAAGGTTGTGAAGAGGGGGTAGTTGCCCTCTTTAATGGTTTATGTTATACTGGGGGTGTTCACATAAAAAACCATTCCAAAAAAGGAGAACACCATGAAAAAACATCGACCCATACGAACTCATGCACGATTGGGATTGGAATACTGCCGTATTACTACTTCCTTTTGCTGAACAGTAAGAGGAGACGGACATCATGCACAGCTTATACAAGACCGCAGGTAAATGCACTCTGAACCGAAGCAAAGTCCGCTACCCCAACAAAAGGGAAGCCCAACTCGCATTGGCTGTCATCAAAGGACGAGGAAATCCGAAACACACTGAGAAACGCGCATACCATTGCCCTATCTGCAACGGATGGCATCTGACCAGCGCCGAAACCGTGAACGATACAGTCCTGTCCGGGAGCGTGCTCCAACACACCAATCCAGACGCGTTCGACACAGGAATGAAAGCGTTCCTCTCTGGTTCCAAACGCGGCAAATATTCCGCAAGCAAAGCCAGCCTGACCCGACGTGTCCGACATTTGCTCCACCTGTTCGCAGCCAACGATATTCCGAATGACTCTTGGGACAATCCATGGTTGTGGGCAACTCTTAGATTCCAAATCATGTGGAGGGGCGGAGACCAGAAGGCCGAACAGCTTCTATCCACTTCGAAGAAAACGGTCAAAATGGCGGGCGACATGCTCACCGAAGACAAGGAGCCGTTCCTTCGCGTGGCTGAAACCCGGAAGGAAGCACAAAAATTACAGAATACACCACTACCGGCATGGTTGGCCGTCGCACTGATGGCCGACAAGGGAAAGGAGCAGAAAGTTTGAACGAAAACGAACTGAAAGAAAGGGCCGTCCACTCATTGCTCCAATCGAAGCTTGGTAAAGTCGCCCCGGCGGAAGCGTTTGTCATCGGATGGCGGAAAGGCTGGGACGAGGCTATCGACATGGCTTTGGAAATCGTTCGCAATGAACTCGATAAAGATGGCGAGAACGAATCGTGATTTGTTCCAAATACACGTGCATGTTGTGCGGAAGAGTCACCGACTTGGACACCGGCTACAAGTACATCATCTCCGTCGTCCAAACAGGCGGTCACGGTCGATGCTCATACGCTCGAACATTGGTCATCTGCCAGCATTGCATGCGCACGCATAAAACCGTCATGACCTTGCAACGCAAATCCTTGAATGAGGAAAACGTTCTTGAATTCCACAGGCCACCGAAAACCCGAAAAACGTCCACCAAGAAAACCGGCGAGAAGAAAGGCTGAACCGTTTTATGGACACCAGTGAAAAGCAGATTATCGGAGAGAACGCCAAATACGTTTCCGACACCATCCCGCAGGAGACCAAGGATGGGCTTCGCGCCCATTTGAAGCCCGGATACGCCATGCCGGACGGCACCCATTATGCGACCGGCAAGGATTACACGGAGTTGATGCGCAATCTGCGCAACATCCAATACTGTGGCTGTCCGCTCTGCCACGACACGCAGTCTGGGCTGAAAACCATTCTCGCAACCAGCGGCATGACCGTCCGTGAGCTTGCCGAGGAAATCGCATGCGACGAATACGATTCGTATTCCGTTGACGAAATCCGCGACCTTGACCCGGAACAGTTGAAGCCGGTGGACGAGATTGTCGAGGATATCAACCGTTGGAGCCACGACCAGCGTGCGCTCGAACACGCTTCCTTCGGCACCGTCAGGCTTCTGTCCGTCTACTTGAACGTCAGTCTCGACCAGATGTACGACGAATTGGATTATCAGACGCTCATCTACACACCATGGGAGGAGGACTCCCACATTTACGGCTATGTGACGGTCATCCGTTACAAGGATGGAAAGTATGAGGTGGATGTTCCGGAATGCCGCTACCAGTGCGACGAAACGTATTGGAACGCGCGTCGCAAGATGGAAGAATCCAACACTCCCATCACGTTGGATGTTCTGCGTAGCGAACCGTGGAGCAAGGAGCATCGCACTCCCGTGGCATTGCCGGAACAGTATCGTGGCAAACAGTATCATCTGGGAGGTCATTCCAGCCTGTCGGCTTTGCTGGACAAGCTGGCCTCACATGATGTTCCGGTGGACGAAAGGGTTCTTATCGCCCTCGAACTGGAGGAACAGTTCCCGTTGCGGTTGACCCCACTGTCTGACAAGGACTGACATTTTTTCGGGGAGGAGCCGATACCGGCTTCCCTCCTCTTACTGTTAGAAAGGAAAACCTGATGGTTAGAAAAATGGTGAGCGTTCAAAAGATTGAGGGAGTGTATCCCATTGAGAACGCAGACCGTATCGAGAAGGTTCGCATTGGCGGATGGATTGTCGTAGTAGGCAAGGACATGGGATTAAAGCCCGGCGACCATGTGGCATATTTCGAAATCGATTCCATGCTTCCAGCCAACGACCCACGCTATACGGACTTGCAGAAGCGTGGTCAGCGTACCGTTCCCGTGTCCAACACGATTACCGGCGAAGAGAAGGAAATCACCGGACACGTGCTACGTACCGCGCGACTGCGCGGAGTGTACAGTCAAGGACTAGTCATGCCGCTTTCAACGATTGGCGTACCGGAGGACACTCCCATCGGCACTGATATCACCTTACAGGCGGACGTGTGGAAGTATGAAGAACTGCCACCATTGAAAGGCGGTGACATGATTGGCGCTTTCAACGCGCCATGCTCCAAGTCCGACGCCACACGAGTGCAGAATCTCACCGCGTATTGGGATGAAATCAGGCGGATTGCGTGGACTCCGACCGTGAAGGTGGACGGCACCAGCACCACAATCTACCGTGATATGGATGATACGGTTCACGTCTACTCTCGCAATTGGGAGTTGAAGCCGGAATGCACGAACATGCAGGTGGCGGTGAAAACCGGATTGGTTGACGCGTTGGAGAAAGGCATGGTCTGCCAGTTCGAGCTGTGCGGCCCAAGTGTCAACGGCAACAGGTTGAAGCTGGCGTCCTATCGTCCATTCGTGTTCGCCGTATGGCGTGACAACATGAAACTCGACCGTAGGGATTGGCCGAAAGCCATGCTTGACAACGCCGTCCCACTGTTAGACGAGACCGAGTGGAAGCCGACCGGCGATGTGATGGACATGATTGCCAAAGTGGATGGTCTGAGAGGCAACGTGACCCGCGACTTGTTGGACGAAGGAATCGTCTGGCATGCGAAAGCGGGCGAACGGTTGAGCGACGACCTGTACAACGAGCTTGGCAGCAACCGTTGCTTTAAAATCATCAACAACAAGTATCTGACCAAGCACGGTCTTTGATGTCGAATAGGGGTCTGGGCTTACTTTTGTGTGCAGACCCCTGTTTCGTCTTTCATATCATTCATGTCTTGTTATACTGGGGATGTTTACAAACGCCGGATGAAACAAAGAAGTGGCGAATTGAATATCTCCAACATGTCGGAAGAGACGATAGAAGAAAACCTACCCGACCTGTCCCCGCATTTGGAGGATGGGTTCAGTCTCAGACAGCTTGAAATACTCCACGACTACGCGGTGGAAGCTTTCAAGGCTGGAATCGAATACGCCAACAATACTCGAAAAGGAGCTATAGATTGACCGATAGGAAACCGTGGGTCATTTCCATTCCACCCGTCAAATGCCCCGATGACATGACCGGCATCCCTAACTATTACATTCAAATATGGGAAAAGTACGTCGGCAAGGTCAAGCCGGAAGGTGGAGACCGTGAGGATTGGATTGAAACCTGTTCCCGACTCTACTGGGGCGTCCGCAATCTAGGTGAGGACGCCATAGTCCGAGTGCATGGGAAAACCGACCTCGACTCGAAGAGGCTAATCGGATTACCGCACTTCGGACAAGTGTTGAACATGCCGCCAATCGACCAGTATGCAGACCCATCTCATGCCGACCGTTACGCCATCAATCCCAACGTGCGCATGCTCATGCATCGGAAGACGAAACTCAGTTCCATCTACGAGGATGACATCAAACATGCGTTCGCTTCTCTTATTAAGGACGGTGTCTCGTCGTTCTTCATCAAATTCATGAACCAAGCCAAAATGCTACCGAATTTGAAAATCTCCGGAACTAATCTTGACGAGCTTGAACAGCAGGTGCAGGAGTGGGGAGGTTGGGCGTTTGTTCGTGCGGATGATGACCCGAATGCTCTGCTTATTCAGGAGAATGTCGATATCCAATACGAGTATCGCATGTTCATGGTCGGCAACCAGCCTGTCTGCGGCGCTGGCAATATCGGATTGAAAACACCAATCGACAACATGCATACGAGATTCGACCCTCAAATGCAGAAGCATCGTGACGACACCACCGTTAAGAATGTTGAACTCAGACCGGAATTGGCGGAACGATACCGTGAGTTCGCCACGCGAGCCGGACGCATGTTCGCCCACTGCGGTTACGGCGCGTACACGCTCGACCTGTGTCTTATCAACGGTGAAGTGTCAATCGTGGAATTGAACGGTTTGATGAATTCCGGACTGTTCGCATTGAACATGAACGATTTGACGAGCGCGTTGCGAGTCAATTGGAAACAGTGCCTTCCCCCGGTTCTGCTTGAAACGGCTATCTAAAAAGAGAGGAATAATATTGGAAAACGAAGAAAAAGAATGCCCCGCATGTACCAGATGCGAGGTGTCGTTATCGGATTATCCGAACTGGTGTCGATGCAACAGTTCAGCACTCCGCGATTGCGTCAATCGGCTCAACAATTACGATGCTGGAATCGTATTCGGGATGCATTTCGGAGACCCGGACTTCGTACTGGAAGGCGACCCTAATCCAGCAAAAGAGAACATTCTGTTCTTCAAAGCGGATAAAAAGTACGTTTATCTGGAATTCCTCACCATGGGAGACGAGAACGCTCCGAAAGAGCATATTCCAATAGTCCGAATGTGCAAACCCTGCGTGGCTTTCATGGGGGAATATTTTTGGAGCAAATATCTTCCGAAAGAGTTTTGGGAAGGATACGAGCAAGCGGTGTTACACACTCTGAAAAGGCTGGTGGACGACCCCAGTGTCGAATCGGACGCCGACCTGATTAAGTATGCGAGAGAAATCGTCCACGGCGACATGCTCATCGACTGGTAGTGTCTGTTGGCTTGTTTTTAAGGAGCGCGTTTTTGGACACGCTCCTTTCTGTTATCGACTTTGACTATCCGTTTTGTGATGCGCGAGAAAAAACTATGTACTATCACGTACTATACTGGGATTATCTACATAGAGAGGGAGTATTTTTGAAACCACAATCAGAAGACACCGGGGAACTCACCACCGTCATCGACCCCGCGTCCATCACACGCATGGCGTCCAGCCATCCAGACAACAGGGAGACCACCATGTATGGCAGACATGGCAAGCATGACGGTAAGCCGCCAAAAATCAAAAGGTCGCGGACTAAAACAGATAAACCCAAACATCCCATAGAACAGGTCATGCTATTCGTCATGCTCGCCGTAAGTATTGTTTTCTTGGCTGGAACGGTGCCGCTTCTCTGGTTCATGCCGGTTTCGGAACCAGAGGATATGATTGTCCGACCTATTCTGACTGGCTTGATTGGTGTGGCGGCGGTTTCCGCCGACATTCCGGCTTGGATATATTTCGCCCGTTGGCGTCGGAATTTATGTAAAAGCCAAATTTGAAACATTTCCTTGTTATACTGGAATCAACCACATTCAAGCAAAAGCAAGGAAAACACATGCCTAGAACCACACTGGCCGATGTCGCATCCGACTACGTGCGCAAACACCAGCACGAGCGACAATGCCGACAACTCGACTCCAACAGCCGGGTCACGCTCACCGTCATCCAAAACCAGTGGGCGAAACTTGCAGGACAGGAACCCATGACCATTTTCGACGCGCCGGAAGTCGTAATCAGAAGCATCGAAACCACACAACGCGGCCACGAACTGTTCGACCGCACAAAAGAAACAAACGGGGTCGTCTACTACGGCCTGAAAAACTGAAAGGAAACAAAAACATAATGTCGGAACTCGCAGAGGACACCAGAAGGGTAACGCTTCTACTGGGAGACAATCCGGAAGGAAAAACTCAATGGCATACATGCTTGGACTTGTCCCACAACGAGTATGCCATCCAAAAACTGCGTGAGACCGGAAGACTGGAAGCGGGGAAGGCCACTTCGCTGACCGTCGGACAGTTGCAGAACCTTCTCACCAAGGCACAGAAGGACGCCCACGGGTTCCAAGACACTCCCGCCAGCAAATGCTTGCGGGGCAGTGAGCCTGAACGGAGACTACAGGCATACAAGTTCGCTGAAAACCTCAACCGTGCCCTCTGTGAAGGCTCTCCCGTGTATTGTTCGGAGTTTGAGCCGAGGCTGGACTTATCTTTCCCGAGTTTCAAGGACTGACCATAATTGGGAAGGCATTCAAACAGACAAGCCCGACCGACAACGATAGGCGAGACGCCTTCTTTTGATAGTCTTATCGCCGCCGGGGTGAGGGATGGTGAGGAATGGGCGAGACAGCGTGTGCAGAAAAGGATAGCCGCCGTACTGTCCGTTCTTGTCGCCCTGTCCTTGTGTTGTGGCGGCGGATACTATTGGTGGGATACCCAAGGCAAGGCGAAGCGTGCCCATGCCGAAGCTGAGGACGCCTGTTTCCAACAAGTCAGCAGGATGACGGAATCGTATAATAAGTCGCTCCGACTGTATGCTCAGGTGTCTTCCAAGTTCAACGAATTGGACGAATCATATGATTTGGACACGTTGGCCGCTTTGCAGGATAAGAAACCGAAGGAATATGAGAATCTGCATTGCTCCACGGATTTGGATGGCGACAATCGGAGGGCTAGGTCTTTGAAACGTTCGTATGATGAGCTTTCGAAGGAGTATCGCAAGGCTCTTACCCCCATTAGAAATGGTATGCTATACTGGAAACGTTCACATACAGCCTATCGTTTAGGAGAAAAACTTGCACAACGATAACGTCAACCACCCCAACCACTACACGTCAGGCCCCTTCGAATGCATCGAACTGACATCACGATACCCGTTCCTAGGAGGCAACGCAATCAAATACGTGTACCGCTGGCAGGGCAAGAACGGTCTGGAAGACTTAAGGAAAGCCCTCTGGTATCTGAACCGAGCGAAAGAGGAAAGCCCCTACGAGCCTCTTGGACTCTATCCGCTCGACTCGTTTGTTCCACCCTACTGTTACTTCCACATGGACGACGAATCAGTGCATATGCTGAGGAAACTCGCCCGACTCAACTGGCAGAACATGCGAGGATTCTGGAAAGGCATGGCCGAACTCGCTTGCGACCACAAGTCCGGCTACACCCGCGCCAAGAAGACGTTGGAGCGTCGAATCCGACTGCTGGAATCCATGCTGACCGACGAGGAGCAGACCGTCCTGTCCGCCATCTGGCAGGACAAGGAGCTGACCGAATCGCAGAATCGAATCGCCTACCGTCTGCAAGCCCGTGGTCTTGCGAAACTGGACAAGTCCGATGGCGTGTGGAACCCGACCGGAAAGGAGCGCTGACATGAAGGAGGAGAACGAAACGTTCCTTGAGCGAGTGTCCTATGCTATGTTCCGGTATGGTCTGGGTTTGTACTTGCTGTCCGGAATGGTGTCCCTGTTGGGGCTTGTCGGCTCTTTTTTGCTGAAACGATTTTCTTGGTATTGGGGTTTGCCTTTCGTCGTATGCGGCATACTGTTTCTAGTCGTGTTTCCACTGGCGTTGTTTCTCCTGTCGGTGGACGATTGGAGGCAAGAAAAGCATGTCGAAGAAAACGAGATTAAGGTTTCGTAGAATCGAAGCCGAATTGTTGAAAGCCTTCCATCGGGGTTTCAGCCTGTTGCTGGCGGTGTTCGTGTTCACGTTGCTGGCGATTGTGTTGCTTCATCTCGTATTTGGAACGTATGCGGTCGGGCTTCTGGCCATTCCGTCCGTCGTGGTGATTATCGAGGCCCTGCTGGCGGCTTTGGATTTTCTGTTTGAGTTCCTTGCAGGGGATGTCACGTATGAGCAAGCTGGCATAGACCCCCCCCCGAAGGAACTTTTTCTAAAAATCTGA